TTGGTGAAGAAGAGACTTCAGTAAAAGATAAACTTTATGAAAAAGATTTAATTCTTGCATTTGAAAAAGAATTTGTTTATGAAAACTAATAAAAAAGCTCTCAAGTTAATTGAAATGGGACTTAGTCCTAAAACAGTTCTTAATTTACAAGAATCTGAAATTACTACATTATTTAAAAAATTCGGGTTATCTGAACAGGGACTTGTTGTTGTTAAAAAGGGTACTGACCCTACAGAAATCAAAAAGATGACATCTCAAGGAATTAATGTTAAAGTTGAAACTGAAATGACTGAAGATGAAGAGGACCCTATGGATTTTGAAAAAGGTGCAAGGACCCAAGACCCACATCAAGTAGGACCATCAACCGATGACGGATATAATGATTATGGTGACGGAATGCCAACCGAAAGTCAAATGACTGAAGGAAAGAAAAAAACAAAAGATAATGCTTGGGCTATTTGTACATCACAATTAGGGAAACAATTTAAAACAACTGAAAGAAGTGAGTGGAGTGCAAAACAAAAGAACAAGTATGAAAGGTGTGTTAAAGATGTAAAACAATCTTTGAAAGAAGGAAAAGACCCTTACATTTCTTTAATTGAAAAAGAAATTGTATCTTTGGTGGAGAGAAATCTACAACCAAAAATGACAAAAGGAGATTTTATGAAAATGTTATCTGAACAACCAACAACCGCACCTACAAAGCCGGATGTTAAACCTGGTGTTAAACCTGGTACAAAACCAAGAACAAGACCTGCACATCCAGGAAAAAACCCAAATCCAGGTGAAAATCCTGCACCTAAAGCATCTGACAAAGAGAAGGCTAAAGAGGATGTTATCCAAGTAATTATGAAACTTTTGAAAAATGGCAAATAAGAGAATTAAAGAACAGATTGATTATGGGAATTACCCTGAAAGAATGGACCCAAGTCTTGAAAGAAAACTTGGTGACCCTGAAAGTCCATATGCAAAAAATCCTGCATTAAGACGTTCTGAAAAAGACGTTCAAAAACTCGTTACTAACCGTTTTAAACAAGTTGTTGATAAATTACGTACAGTTACAGGTAAAGACACTTTGGTAACTCCACGTAACTTATTTCAAATGTTACAAGCAGAGTCATTTAGAATGGTTCCTCAAGTTTGGAGAATAGAACAACAACATATTGATGAGTTAAAAAACTTAGCTCTACAAGCGTGTCTTGAGGAGGCTGAAATGCCAATGGATTGGTTTAACTTCGATTTACACTTAGGTGAACAAATCAATGTGAATAACTTCCGTATGGAGGCTGAAGAAATTGATGATGAGGTTGAAGAAGAAATTGAACAAAAATTGGAAATGTCTTCTTTCGATGCTGATGTAATGACTGATGAAGAATTACTTGAACTTGAAACTCACAAAAGAAATATTATCAACGCTGTTATTCAAGGAGCAGCTAAAAAAGGTCACTATATTTTTCAAAAACCATCTGTAAGAAGAGCTCTTAACGCTATCAACCCACAACTATACGATGCGTACTTGTTAATTATGTCTGTAAATGACTTTAACTACTTTACAGATGAAAGGGCAATCGAAATGATGAGTCAAACAGGACAAGGTGTTGCTGGAAAAGTTGAATTACAAGATAACAGTGATGATGATGGAGGAGATGAAGGTGGTGAAGAAAAACCTGACACTACAATCTCAGCTTGGGGTATGTTATTCCCAATCCTTTGTCACGAAATTTTAAAAGGTCTTGAAGAAGCTAAAGGTCGTTATGGATTACCGCAAGACCCTGTTATGAGAGAAAAAGTTTTGGGTCAAACAGATACACTTCCTATGGAGGCGTGGTCATTAAGAATTGGTCCTCAAGTTATTGAAAAGATAAGATTTTCACTCCCTGATGAAGTATTTGAGGAGGAGAATAAAGGTATCATAAACTGGTTCCAAATGGAACTTTACAAACTTCCTGCTGACGAATTCCTTAGACTTATTGGAGATGTAATTTCAGAGGATAAAGACAGAAATAAGAAAGCCACTGATAAATTCCGTGATTTGATGAACACCGCCTTCAAAGTAAAAGAAGAATACGAAAGTTACGATGAAAATGAAGATGGTGGTTCAGATGACAATGACGATGATGATTTTGATGATTTCTTAGCAGGACTTGGCTTAAGCCGTCCTAAATAATGAGTTTAACAAAAGAACAAGTTTTAATAGAGTATAAGAAGTGTATGAAAAGCACTCCTTATGCTCTTAAAACATATCTACAAACATACGATAACACAGTATCAAAGTATGTTCCCTTAGAATTATTTAAAGACCAAGTAACACTTGTCAACGATTACGAAATGTACAATGAAAACATTGCATTGAAATATCGTCAGGCGGGTGTGTCTACGGTTACCGCAGGTTGGGCAAGTAAACGATTAGCGTTTGCTCGAAAAGAAAAACCTGAAAAGATTCTTATTATTGCCAATAAATTAGAAACATCTGTAGAATTTGCTAATAAAATTAGAGCTTTTACGGAACAATGGCCGAACTGGGTTGGTATTGGGTTCTCAGGTGAAAAAAACTCTGCCAGACACTTTAAATTAACTAATGGATGTGAAGTTAAGGCGGTTGCAACATCTAAAGATGCCTTACGTGGATATACCCCCACGATATTAATATTTGACGAGGCGGCGTTTATTGAAGCTGACAGTGATTTCTGGGCAGCTTGTATGGCCTCACTATCTACGGGTGGTAAAGTTGTTGTAATATCAACACCTAACGGATACGACCCGATTTACTACGAAATTTACGACCAAGCACAAAGAGGTATGAACGACTTCAAAATCACGCCAATGTATTGGTTCCGTGACCCTCGTTATACCAAAGATTTGTATATGGTTAAATGTGAGGATATTGTTCATTATTTGTTAAATAAGGAAGAATACCCCAAAGACGTTGTAACACAATTACCCGATGAAAATCCATACGACAGAGATATTGAACTAATTCAAACATATATGGAACAAGGATATAAACCTTGTTCAAGTTGGTTTGAGAGTATGGTTAAAAAACTCAAATACGACAAACGAAAAGTTGCTCAGGAATTGGAATGTAATTTCTTGGGTTCAGGTGATAACGTATTTGATTCTTTATTAACCCAAAAAATTTCTGAGAATGATGTAAAAGAACCAACAGCCAAATTAATGGGTAACCAACTTTGGATATGGAAAGAACCTGAAAATAATCACAAATATGTGATGGGTGTTGATGTATCAAGGGGAGATTCAGAAGACTTCTCGTGTATTGAAATCATTGATTTTGACTCAAGAGAACAGGTTTTAGAATTTGTTGGTAAAATACCACCCGATGTATTAGCAGAGATTGCGTACAAGTGGGGAACAATGTATAATGCTTTATGTATTGTTGACTTAACGGGGGGTATGGGTGTTGCAACATCAAGAAGATTACAAGAATTAGGATATAAGAATTTCTATTTTGATGGTGTTGATTTAACCAACAAATGGAAATATGACCCTAAACAAAATGAAAAAATACCAGGTATTAACTTTAACTCAAAAAGGGTTCAAATTATTGCGTCATTTGAGGAAGCAATAAGACACGATTTTAAAGTTAGGTCAAGTAGACTATTGGGTGAGATGGGAACATTTGTCTACATAAATGGTAGACCTGACCACCAAAGAGGACATCACGATGATTGTATTATGTCAATTTCAATGGCGTTGTATGCTGCTGAAGCGGCGTTCCCTTCATTGACTAAGGTGGTTAATCACACTAAAGCAATGATTGATTCTTGGTCCACAACTGTAAATGAACATAAAGATAGTTCACAATATTTTAATCCGTCAATACCACAATTTCCGAATCAACAACAACATAGTAGGAATTATGAGCCCTCTAAAAATGATTATGAGAAATATAAATGGCTGTTTGGTTCTCGGTAGTATTTATATTCAGACTAGTTTGAATAATTTTATAGAGTATGGCAGAAAATAAGCAATTTACAGTTTGGCAAAGATTAGGTAGAGCCTTAGGTCCTGACGCGTTAATGAATCAGGATTTTCCTGTATTTAAGTTTGATAAAAAAGAACTTTTAAGAACTACCGATAAAGCCGAATATGAAAAGGAAAAACTCCAAGCAAGACAAACCGCTTACTTGGCAGGACAATTTGCTAAGGTAGAGAATAATTTATACACTCAAGCAGTATACTACCAACCCAATAGATTGGCGTCATATTACGATTATGAGTCTATGGAGTATACACCAGAAATTTCTGCAGCGTTAGACATATATGCCGAAGAATCTACCACTCCAAATGAAGATGGTTTTGTATTACAGATTTATTCAGAATCAAAAAGAATTAAATCGGTACTTGCCGATTTATTTAATAATAATTTAGATATTAACACCAACTTACCTATGTGGACAAGAAACACTTGTAAGTATGGAGATAACTTTGTTTACTTAAGATTAGACCCTGAAAAAGGTGTTGTTGGTTGTGTCCAACTCCCAAACATTGAAGTTGAAAGGGTTGAGAGTGGACTTATGGATGGCTCAGTATCTCCAAATATAGGTAACGATAATATCAAAAATAAAGGGTTGAAGTTCTATTGGAAAGAAAAGAATATGGAATTCCAACCTTGGGAAATCGCTCACTTTAGATTATTGGGTGATGACCGTAAATTGCCGTATGGTACATCTATGTTGGAAAAGTCCCGTAGAATTTGGAAACAACTTCTATTATCGGAGGATGCGATGTTGATATACCGTACTTCAAGAGCCCCTGAACGTAGGGTCTTCAAAGTATATGTCGGAAATATGAACGACGATGATGTTGAAGCTTACGTACAACGTGTTGCCAACAAGTTTAAAAGAGAACAAATTGTTGACTCTAAAACAGGTAACGTAGATATGAGATTTAACCAAATGGCGGTTGACCAAGATTATTTTATTCCTGTAAGAGACCCCGCATCACCAAGTCCAATTGACACATTACCTGGTGCACAGAACTTATCAGAAATTGCTGATATTGAATATATTCAAAAGAAACTTGTAACAGCTCTTCGTATACCAAAAGCATTTTTAGGATTTGAAGAAACCGTAGGTGATGGTAAAAGTTTGGCATTGATGGATATCAGATTTGCAAGGACTATCAATAGAATTCAAAAATCTATGGTTCAAGAAATGAATAAGATTGCCATTATTCACTTATTCCTTTTAGGTTTTGAAGAAGAAATCTCTAATTTTGAATTAGGATTAACCAATCCATCAACACAAGCTGACCTCCTTAAGATTGACATTTGGAAAGAAAAAATGTTATTGTATAAAGATATGGTTACTGACCCAGGAAACGGTATTCAACCAACTTCATCAACTTGGGCTAAGAAACATATATTCCAATGGTCTGACGAAGAGATTAGAGTTGACTTACTACAACAAAGACTTGAAAAAGCTGTTGGTGAAGAACTTAAAAATACACCAACTGTTATTTCTAAAACAGGTATTTTCGATACGATTGATAAACTTTATGGTAATAAACAAGGTAATCTACCGGCAACAGGTCAAGAACCCGCTGGTGAGACTACAACACCACCTCCAGGTGAAGATATATTCGCAGGTGGAGGCGGTGGTTTTGAGACAGCACCTGAAGCGGGTGGAGAGGTTCCTCCACCACCGGCACCTGAAGCTGGCGGGCCAGAGTTAGCACCAGAATCCAAAATAGATAGAGATATGAATATCCTTTTAGAGAGTGATATGTATGGTAACAAATTTTTAGATTTGGGTGTTGGACAACAAAGTTTAGGAAAAATGGGTGAAGAACTTGATAAGTTGCTGAATTCGTAATATTTATATGAAAACCCCTAAAAATGACATTTGGACAAATAAAATCGGCAATTGAAAAGAGTCTTGTAGAATCCTACAAGAACCAATCAGACTTTAAAAAAACTTTAAGAGAATTCAAACATAATATTCTTGAAAATAAATCATTTTCAAAATTATATTCTATCTACGATGACCTTTATAAACCACAAGGATTATCTAAAGAAGACGCTGAGTTATTCTTAAATGAAGGTATTGAGATTGTTAGACATTTGGTTACCAAAACTCAGTTACCAAATGGGGTTGGGGTATCTGAAAACGTTTATTCAGATTTGGATAATTTAGTTTATTTCAAAAACGTAAATCTATCTGAAAGAGTATTGTCCAAAAAACGTATCATAGAAACTTTAATGAAGAACAAAACTAACGTGAGTGAAACTGTAAAAATCCCATTAAAGTCTATGGTTAATATTGCCAATCAAACAGTTCAATCATATTTGGAAACATTAGACGAATCTACAAAAGTAGAAGTCTTTCATTTAATGGCGACATCTAAAGATGATTTAGAAAAAGAATTCCAAACAATTAAAGAATCTACAATAGAGAAACTAGTTGTCATTTCAGAAAAAGAATCTGAAAAAGATATGAAGACTAAGTTAAATGAAACTATTGAAAAGATTAAATCTGAGAATTTTGATTTAATGAATTATATCAGATTAAAACAATTAAAGGATTCTATTCACCAAGAGTCCTAAGATATTGTTTGTGTTTTGCAGATTCTTTCTGACTTCTCTTAACTACAGATTTCTTTTTAAATTCTTTCAATTCAACTAATCTTTGCATTTGTTTTGTTCTAATAACTTTGGATTTCAAAGTCTTTAGAGCCTTTTCAATATTTGAGTCTACTTTTACTATTAACATACAATATTAAATATATTTGTTTTGTTGATAATTTTTTAGTATATTTTAAAAAAATAAACGAGACAATAATAGTTGACCTTAATGAAGAAGGGCAAAACAATTACTCTAAATCAATACGACAGTATTAAAAGCTTTTACGGGACAGTTGACGCTAAAGAACTAAAATCAATTTATTTGAATATTCAAACTTGGGTAACCCCAATAAATGAAGATGATAATTGGAATAGGATAGTGTCCATTATGTCAAGAGAGGTAAAACATTCAGTTTTACATTCAATAAACACAGAATTATTCAAACAACATTTTATTGTAGATTTAGACTTACGAACAAGTGGTATTAGATACAATAAAAAATCATTTATGAATCTTGAAATCAATCTTTTCACCAAACAAGACGGTGATTTCAAATGTAATGAAATTAAAGATTCAGTCAAAAAAATCCTTAAAAGAGTCTATAAGGATAACATCTTAAATAACAATCATTTTAACTTTTCCTCAACCAAAAACTCAGATTTACTCCAAACAATCTATTAATGTATATTTATTTGAAAAAGAATAGATGAAAAATTATTCAGTACTTGGAGCAGGCCAAACAGGAAAAGGAATTCTTATTGAAATGGATGCGGGATACATCTCCCCAACTGACCGTCTTAATGAGGCTATAATGAGAGAACAAAAAGAACTTGATTATAGAAACCCTTTTGAGTTTTATGCCGTTTTACAGAAATATGGTGTACCAAATAGAAATGGTAGAGTTTATCCTGAGAGGATTTTAAAAAGAGAAGCTGAAAGATATAAGACAGCGATTAAGAAAGGTTTATCAACATCTGAATTAAATCACCCTGAATCATCACTTATTGATTTAGATAGAGTGGCACATATCATTACTGATATATGGTGGGATAATAATATTTTGATGGGTAAGCTAAAATTATTGACATCACCAGGTTTCCACGAAAGAGGTATCGTATCTACAAAAGGAGATATTGCCGCCAATCTAATGAGACAAGGTGTTACTATGGGTGTTTCATCTCGTGGTGTCGGCTCTCTTAAAAAAGTTGGTGAACAAAATGAAGTTCAAGACGATTTTGAATTAATTTGTTTTGACTTGGTATCTTCACCATCTACACCAGGTGCTTACTTATTCAGTAATCCTGAAGATAGAAATAACTACGAAGAAAACTTAGAAGAAGAAAGAAAGATGAAAGACTCAGATTCTTTGGGTAAGTCTGTTGACTTAATGAAAAAATTAAACGATTATTTAACAAGATAAAAAACTTACAATTATGGATGAAAAATATTTTGTTGCAAAAATCGTTTATGAACTCCCCGATGAAAACTCAGGAAGAATTAAAAAAATTAGAGAAGAGAAATTAGTGAGGGGATTTTCAGTCACAGATGTCGAAGCTAAAGTAACAGGTAAATACCAAGGCTTTCAACACGATTGGAGAATTGTTTCAGTGTCTGAAAGTAAAATAGACGAAGTAATAGATTAAAAACAAAAAAAATAAAGTGGTCAAATCGACCACTTTTTTTTTTGCTTTAAATTCTTTAATGGGACAAAAATTAAATTTTTTGTTTTATTGCAGTATTTATAGTAAAAAAATATATGTCCGAAAATAAAAATTTGGTTCAAGAGGCTTTAATTCAAATGAAAAACGTCGAAGACGTTATAGCCGAAAACGCAAAAGGAATACTTGCTTCAACTATGAAGGAAGAAATCAGTCAGTTAGTAAAAGAATCTCTCAACGAGCAAGAAGATGAGGAGATTGAATTAGATGCGGAGTTTGACACTGATGAAGTGGAAGATGACGCTGATAACCTTGAGGATATGGATTCTGAAGAATCTGAAGACGAAATGGAATTCGGTGACGAAGACGAAATGGAGTTTGATGATGAAGAAGAAACTATTGACCTTACTAACGCTTCAGCAGAAGACATCTTAACAATCTTTAAACGTATGTCTGATGAGGATGGAATCATTGTACAAAAAGACGGTGACGAAATCTCAATCAAAGACAGCGGTGATGACGTTGAGTATCTTGTTAAAATGAATGAACAAGAAGAAGACGACTATGAAGAAGTTGAAGACGAAGATTATTTCGGATTTGACGGAATCGGTGAAGAAGATGAAATGATGGAACAAGATGTTGAAGATTCTGATTTAGATGCTGTTTTAGACGCTCTTTATAACGAACAAGAAGATATGGACGAAGAAGATGAAGTAGTCTATGAAATTGTTATGGATGAAGAAGATATGGAAATGTCTGAAATGGATGATATGGAAATGTCTGAAATGGATGATATGGATATGTCTGAAATGTATGAAGAAGAAGATGAAGATAATGAAGGTTACAACCTTGAGGAAGCTAAAATGACTGTTAAACCTAAAGGCGTTGGAATGGGAAATCCTAAATTTAAATATGGTAGTTCATTACCTAAAAAAGGATTCTCTGATGACAAAAAAGAAGGACCTAAAACTATGGGGACTGGTAAAGCAAAATTTGAGTTTAAAGAGGGTCAAGGATATGATGACAAAGAAGACGAAAGAGAAGGTATGAAGCACGGTAAAATTGCTAAGAAAGACCTTAAGTCAACTAAGTCTCGTAGAGATGATGCTCACTTCGAAACTCGTAAGAAAAAAGAAGAAACCAAAGAAGCTGCTAGAACTTATGGTATGGGTTCAAAAGAAGGTAGAGGTTTAAGAAAAGGAATTACAAACAATCGTAACTACACTTATGAATCTGTTGAAACTGAAATGAATGTACTTAGAGAGAAAAACGAAGAGTACAGAAAAGCATTGAATGTTTTTAGAGAAAAACTTAATGAAGTTGCAGTTTTTAATTCAAACCTAGCTTACGCTACAAGATTGTTCACTGAACATTCTACTACCAAAAAAGAAAAAATAAATATCTTGAGAAGATTTGATTCTGTTGAATCATTAAAAGAATCAAAACAACTCTACAAGACTGTTAAAGATGAATTGAGTAAAGTTGAAGGTAAGAGTATCAACGAAAGTGTTGAAACTAAACTTAACAATCAAATGAGCTCAGGCTCTTCAACAAGTCTAATCGAATCTAAGACATACGAAAATCCACAATTCTTAAGAATTAAAGATTTGATGGCGAAGATGTAAAAATAAAAATAAACTAAAAACAAAATCCAAATACTAAAATGGGAGCATTATTAGAATCAGGTCTTGTTGGTAACATTGGTCTTAAGCACCTTAAAGTTATCAAAGAAGATACAATCAACAAATGGGACAAATTAGGGTTCCTTGAAGGTCTTAAAGGCCACCTAAAAGAGAACGTTGCTCAGTTATATGAAAACCAAGCATCATACCTCATCAACGAAGCTGCATCAACTGCTGATTCAGGTTCATTTGAAACAGTTGTTTTCCCAATCGTAAGAAGAGTTTTCTCTAAACTTTTGGCTAACGACATCGTTTCAGTACAAGCTATGAACCTTCCTATCGGTAAATTGTTCTACTTCGTACCTAACATTCAGTCTTACGAAACTGAAACATCAACATTTGGTGAACACTGGGCACCTTATGGTTCACCTAACGCGGCTGCTAACCAAACACCAAACGCTGGTTATGACTACAACGCAACTAAAGACCTTTACGATAGATTCTACGAAGGTAACGAACCAGCTCTTGACCCTCCAGGTCTTTACGACTACTCAAAAGGTAGCTTCTCGTCAATCACTGCTGGTAACGCTACTGTAGTATGGGTTGGTGACGAGTTAATCGCTTCAGGTTACGGTTTGAGTGACTACAGAAAAGTTCTTTTGGTTATGACAGGGTTTGCTTCAGCAGGTGCTGGTCAATTAATCGGACCTAACGGTCAACCAATGGACACTGAAGAGTTCTTAACTGACTTAACTATTAGAGGTGCTGCAGGTAACTACACAACAGCTGCTAACGTAAACAATAACTACTTATTTAGAGTTGTAACTCAAAGATATGGTAAAGGTATTGTTGAGTACGGTAACCAAGTAGACCTTGCATTCCCTAACTCTAAAACTGACGGTGGTTCATACTACAACGTATGTGACGCAGAAGGTAAAATCTACTTGGAAGTTGACCTTCAGGTTCCTGTTTGTATCTCTTGTGGAGATGCTAACTCAATCGATGGTTACACAGGTTCAACATTCTACTCTTCATTGTCAGCGGCTTCACAAGCATTCACTACAACTTACAGAATCTACAAGAATCTTGAATTTGAAGATAGAATCGGTGAAGTTTCTTTCGACCTTCAGTCAGTGACTGTATCGGTTACAGAAAGAAAATTAAGAGCACAATGGTCACCTGAAATGGCTCAAGACGTAGCGGCATTCCACAACATCGACGCTGAAGCTGAATTAACAGCTTTATTGTCTGAGCAAGTTGCGGCTGAAATCGACCGTGAAATCTTAAGAGACCTTAGAAAAGGTGCAGCTTGGAACTTACGTTGGGACTACAACGGATGGAAGAGATTAGGTTCAAGTGCAGTTCCTTACACACAAAAGGACTGGAACCAAACTCTTATCACAGCAATCAACCAAATCTCAGCTCAAATCCACAAATCTACCTTAAGAGGTGGAGCTAACTGGATTGTAGTATCTTCTGAGGTATCTGCTATCTTTGATGACTTGGAGTACTTCCACGTATCAAACGCGGCTCCTGAGCAAGACCAATACAATATGGGTATCGAGAGAGTTGGTACATTAGCTGGTAGATATCAAGTTTACCGTGACCCTTACTTCCCAGCAAACCAAGTATTGTTAGGACACAAAGGTACATCGTTACTTGATACAGGTTACATTTACGCACCGTATGTACCTCTACAATTAACACCAACAATGTATAACCCATTCAACTTCACACCAATCAAAGGTATTATGACAAGATACGCTAAGAAAATGGTGAACAACAGATTCTATGGTAGAATCACAGTTGATGGTGTTAGAACATTCGACTTGAGAGAATTGAGATAATCAAACTCAAATCTAACAGAAAGGGGACCAATGGTCCCCTTTTTTTTTATCCTAACTTATGTGTTTTCCGTAAAGATTTAAGTAGTATTTCGGTTTCGGGTAATGTAAAGATACCTGCATATAACGCCTTTTCACAGGCAAACTTCATCATAATATATGCCTGTTCTTCATCCAAATTATCAATTAAATCATTTAATTGTTCATTAGTCTTGTATAGGACATTACCAAACAATTCCCCAATAGGTTCTGTATTTTCGAGATTATCTTCCATAGTGATATTTATAATAATAAGATATTTTTTATGAAATTACAAGCGGGAAGAGACTCTAATTACGAAAAAATGTTAAACGAAGATTTAGCGGTATGGTTTGGTACAAAGAAAAAACCAAAAGGTTCTAAACAACCTAAAGGTCCTTGGGTTAATATTTGTAGAAAAAAAGAGGGTGGAGGACATCCTCCTTGTGGTAGACCTGATGCGAATCCTAAAGGATACCCAAAATGTCGAGCAGCTGGTGTTGCATCTAAAATGACAGATGCTCAGAAAAAGGCTGCTTGTGCACAAAAAAGACGAGAAGAAAAAAAGGACCCAAAAGTTGGTAAAGGTAATAAACCAACTATGGTGTCCTACAAGACAAAAAAAAATGAAAGTCTTAGAAATACTATTTTAAATGTACTTAAAGAGTCTTTAAAGAATCGATTGGGTTAATTACACTGTCACCTTTTTCTTTGAAGGAGTCTTTAACTTGTGGTGTGACTTGCGGGATTACCTTATTAGTTTGTTTTTGTATTTTAATAGTGTTATTACTATCATTTTTGGATGGTTTTTTAGGTTCATTATCTAAAACATAAGACTTTTCCTCAATAGGTTTAGTTATAGGTTTTCGACCCCCCTTACCAAAATAAAGAAACACATTATATGTAAGTAGGGTAACGATTGATAAAATAAATAGGTATCCGACCAAACCGTATATGAGTAAACTTTTAAACTGTTTCATTTTATATTTTTATAAATTGTTTGGAGTGAATGACGAATATTTGCGGTTATCTCCTTTTCAAATTCTTCTCTACGACTTTCAACTTCATTGTCAAATAATGATGTCAACTGATACCAAGATTTATCTTCTAAAAATACCACGTAAGAATATACGTGATTAATTACTTTGATACTTCTACCTTCTAAAATTACAAAGATACCTGAAGCGTCATTTTTAATGTATCTTTTAGACGATATTGGGGTTAGTAATAGCAAACTTTCAGGTTTTGCTATTAGTCTCTTACAAATATTAATTGCATCTCTCTCATATTCAGATTTCTCTTGTGGTGGTGTAGAAACCCGAATTGCTTTAATAGTGCTTTTCTGAATGAAACGTTTTAGTTTGTGTAGTAATGTATTCATAGTCTCGTTTATTGACTACAAATATAAAGGAAAGTTTTTTAATAAAAAAATTAACAGTAGGTTCCTGAACATCTTTTTTTACCATCAAGTCCAGGTTGTTTTCCTTTACAGACTTGAACTGCATATCCATTAGCGTATGCTGAAGGGTAAACATCAAATTTTGATTTGGCAGCAGCTTTACCACGAGCACATAACTTAGTCCCTGTCTTTTTACGACCTTCGTTAACATATTCATACTCGTCGTATTCCATATCTTCCCCCTCACCATTGATTTCATTCATCATAAAATCAAAAACTTGGTCTAAATTGTTTTTGGATTCTGTTATATGGTCATCAGCCCAGTCGTGTCCATTGTTAAGAATTTCTGTGATAGTGTCTTCGTCTAGCTCCAAAAGAAGCTCACATTGTCTTTTCATTTGTTCTAAATTAGAAAAGAACATATATCTGTTACTTCTCATATCCTTATCTTCACCTAAAACTTTTTTTATTAGGTTAGTTAGTTCTGTTTCTGAAAGTCTTACTGTTTTCATTTTTTGTTTACTATTTGGAATTGTAATGTGTCTTTATAAATATCTTTCTCACCACTTGTGTTTACCCTTATGTCCACAAAATATTCATTTGGTATTTTGTCTCTCATATCAAAGATGAAATAATATTCGTTAGGGGTTCTATTTACAGGAGTCCAATCTTGGACGATAACCTCAGTGGTACCTTCTTTTACGTAAACTCTATAGTAAACATCAATGTCCATCAATAAAGTCTGTGACGACCAAAGTTTTTTGGCGATTACACCAATTTTTCTAATTTCAGTATTAAGTATTTTTTCATTTTGTAAAATACCATAATAACTAAACCCAAATTTTTCAGGTTCTTTGGATAGGGTTCCTATCTGAATTCCTGACGTATAAGGTCTTAAAACAAATTCATTGGTTATGTTTGGAATGGGTTGTCCATTAATTGTTAAGTTAGACCACACATCATAGAACATACAAGGTGTTGTGTATGCTGAAAAGGCGTTAGGAACCGTGACTTCATAAATACCCTTTGTAATCAAACAAGTTGACAATCCTGTAACAACTAAATCTCCTGCAGAGTCCTCAATAGATACTGTTGGTAAATTATCTAAGTTTACAAAATCACCGTTTTGATAAACATATAAGTATAACTTATTTGTCTGATTTTGTAAGAATAAATTTCTATCATCCTTAATCAAATCATTATAGGTTGTTTGAAGATATGGTTGGTAGAATGTTTGTGTATATTTTGAAAAGAACGCAACACTATAACTCTCAGTTAAACCTGTAATATTCTCAATATCAGGGACATAAGCAATTCCCCATCCTGTGACACCTGTCAACGTACCATTTAAAATACTGTTGATTTCATTAGTCATATCAAAACTTGCATCTTCATTACCCAATTCAAAGTGTTGTACGTCAACGATTGTTAACGCAGAGTAGTTACACCCCGTCAAACTTGTTAAAGTGTTTCTATTGTCATATAAACCAGGTACTGACCAATTCTTAAGTGTACTTCTTTGATACCAGTTTGTTGGTCTTGTTGAAAAGGCTGAGTTATTGTTTTGTTGGATGACAGATAATTGACCACTAACACCATTCTTAGTTAATGCGTAATCATTATAATCAAACCCAACACCTTCATCCCATACTTGAGGTTCACCTGTACTTCCTGAGTATTTTGGTATTCTAAAAAGAATCAAATCAAATGATGTTGCTCTTTTTCTACCATTTGTCATATTGGTATTAATCAAGTCATCTTCAAACGATGAAGTATTAACCATATTTAAAACGTGAGTCATACCTGTGGTACAACCTGTTGATATAACACCTGAAGCAATTTGTTCTTCAAGATAAGTTAAATCAAGGTCAAATAAAAAACGTGTAAAACCAAAGTTGGGTACAATTAAATCCGAAGCACCAAAGTTTAATTCAGCAACTGGGTTACGAGCAGTATTGGTATAAAGATTTGATATTATAGTATCGTTCTTTGAGAAATATGACCTTAAGATAGACATTTAAATAAGTATTTTATTATAAATATCAATTCAGTCGAATATTCTGGTTAAGAACTTTGGATGGGGCATCATTATTTGCTGTAAGAACTGCAGAAACAGTAGAACCGTCTTCTGTAACAACACAAGGTGGTTCACCAGGATAAGCGTGAGTATGTGAAATCAAGAACCTAACAATTTGATTCAAAAACTCTAATAACTCTTCACCCCTAACTAAACTTGAGGTATTTGGGTCAATCTCAGTAACAAACTTAGTTTCATCAATACCATAGAGACTATTATCAAAATTGATTTTCTTTTTACCTGGTATTTGAGAGGTTTGAGACAATAGATAAATTTTGTTCCCCCCTAATGCCGCGAATGTTGATGGTAATCCTGTAGTTTTAAAACCTTCAACAACATTTTTGATTAATTTAATAGGAACACCAACTTTAGACTGTTCGTATATTAAACCATAACCACCAACTGAGTTGTTTTGATTCAACTTAATCTTTTGATATATGGTTGATAAAGTTCTTTGAGTCTGAAAATCACCGGCACTCATTTGAGTATAGAAAAATGGTGCGGGTCTAAAGTAGATTGGAAATCTTTGTTCTAAAACACCGAACAATTCAACACCACTTGCGGTTTTTCTTTTAGAGTTACAAGTTTGAATGAATAAGTTAATAAAATCAATCACTTGTTGTGTTCCTTCTAAATTGGTAAACTTTTCTTGGGCAACAAGAACCTTTAAATCCTCAATATTTGAATCAACCTTCAATGCCTTTGCTAACGTTCTTTCTGAAGGGACTAATTTGTAAAGTCGACAAACACCATTATAAATCGGGTTTGGTAATGAGTTTTCGGGGTTATTAATAATATACTCAATAAGATACTTAACTTGGGGGTTAGATTCCTTAATCTCGAAGAATGTTTTTTGAGCCTCTTTAATCTTTGATGTGTCAAATTTTGATAGTTGTAGAAAGGCTCTGTTTTTATTACCGATAGGGTCTTTATCACCAACTAATTCTCCTTTGTATTTCCCGGCTCTAAGTAATAATTCGTTTTCTTTTAAAACTAAATCTGTTGACCCTCTACCCATAACTGCAACATCCCCTGGGTCGGGGAATACTCCATTTGGGTCAGGATTCTTAAAACTACCATCCGTGTTTCTAATAAACTTTGACCCATTTAATCTGATACCTCTAATATCTCCATATCTTTCAGATTGAGCGTAATTTTCTAAAACAATATTTTGAATTCTTGAGAAAGGACCTTGTATGTAGTAGGCATTTAAAAACTGAGCGTCATCAGTATCGTGGTAATAAATTTGTAGTAGTTCATCTACTTTTGGAACGGACCAAATGTATATTGGTAATAGGCTATTGAAAACAAATGGGTCTTTTTCTGACCAAGCGTCCGTTACAACATTAAAGTCTTCTACAGACTGTCTAATTGCTTCAGTATCGTCCGTTAAAACTTGAGCACGTACACGACCAAGATTTAAAGGGTCTTGATTGTCAACAACTTTAGCATAATACCATAATCTTGCCATTATCCGTTTCTTTTCTTGTGTTCTTTTAACATAACATCATAAAGTTGTTCAACTCTATCTAAATAATATGTCATATTAATAATGTTTTTTTTAGTTTCCTCAAACTCTGTTGCAAGCTTGTCCATATTAGACTCTAAAGATTTATTTGATAATTTATCAACATCTTTAGAACTCTCAACCATAATTTTAAATTCTTCTTCTGTCATCGCGATTTTCCAACTGGTAGTCCTGTTATTATACTAACACCAATATCAACAACGCCATTTTTAGCGTCTTCAACACTTAAACCTTTTTGTGTTGCGATTTGGTAAAATATCATTTTATTTGGTTGACCATCCGGAGTTGGTCCTGTTCGTATTCCATATCCCTGCATAAATTCTGCGGCGTTTATTGCCGCTCTCTCAGGTGAAAAACCTGGTAATGAATCTGCAAACGCTAAGAGTGCCTTATTAATTCCTGTACCTGGTAACTTCTTATTAATTAGCTTTAATATTTTTTGAATAGCGCCAACTAATGATTTACATTCTCGATAATTAACGACTGTTTGAACAATAAATTCACCGGCTTCTAGTAAAGATTGGATGATTAATACTCTCTTGTCTTTAGTTGTTCGGTATATGTCCCTGAGAATTAATTTGACAATCCTTAGGAGGTTCTTTTTTAATTCTTCAAATAAAATCTCTAAGAATTTTTCAGCGACTTTAGACACTACTCCAAAAACAAATTTTTTGAACTTTCTCGCAAAATCAACACCACTCGCAACTTGTGAACTTACAATATCATTGATTGTATTTGCAGATGCGATTGTTGAGTTTCCTGAAATTACAATACTATTTCCTGATTGTATAATTTCGTTTGCAAAACCTAAAATTTGATTTTCTAATACAGATTTAAATGTAAAAAGTGGTAGTAAAACTTTTGGCGTAAAAATTGATGCTAATAATGCCACAGGAAGTTTCTGTAAAATATTTTGTAACCAAGCCTCATTTAGACCAACACCAGGAAAAGTATTTTCCCAATTATCAACAATTGAATCTAAAATACCCTCAAGTAAATCAACTTGTTCATTAACTGTTAAATCGTCATTTATTTGAGTTAATTGTTCTAAAATAACCTGATTGTTTACAGGAACATTAATATTATTACATTCAACGAATGTGACGACACCATTTAAGGCATCATTAACAAACTGATTGATATTGTTATTATCTACCTCATTAAATTCAAAAAACTCATCACCAATATTATCGTATTCAGATATTTTTGATGTTCCGGCAACATCAATTTCTTTAGGACCCGACTCGCACAAACCAAAAATCCTATTTAAAATTATTAAAAATTTAGACTGCTCCTCAACCTGAGTTGATGTTAAATCAACTGAAAGAGAACCCGTTAACAAATTTACTAAGTTTGCTGCGAACACCCTACTGTCAAATACCTTAATTGATTGATAATAGTCGCCTAAAGAATCAACTATTGTGTTTGCAGAGTATTTTAGAGTACTACCTGTTGTTGGAGGTGGAACATATTGTCCATTCTTATCAGGCCTTTGTAATAGAAACATCCTAAGATAATCTCCAGTTGCACCAATATCGTTTTGTTTAACGTACTCAAAATCCCAAAGATTTGTGTTTGATTTACCATAATAAGGTAAATCGTATTCATACTTAAAAGTTTGATTTAAATTTTGAGTTCTATTTTGTAACTCAAAATTCATTGGGAACTTTTTGGCCCCACTATAATTTATGTATGGGGATAGTTGTGTGAAACCTGTGGTTTCATAATATATCCTACCAACTAATGAATTTGGTTTTACCTTTAAACTACCAAAAAAATCAATTTCTTCTAAATTAACATAAATTGATTCGTTTGCTGGTAATGTAGATAAGGTTGGTAAGGAATTTAATATTGTCTGCGAAACTGATGGGTAGGTTTGTTGTTGGGAACATCCTAACGCTTTAAATGCCTCTTCAGCAATAACTTTTGCAACATATGGTTCCATCTTAAACACTGCATCTAATAGAAGTTTTCTTAAAACTCTTGTTGTCTCAAGACCACCCTGACCTTGTGAATTTGCGTTTGAAGAACTTTTAATTAACTTTAAAAGTTGGTCGTAACTCGTTGGTATATTTCTTTGAAAAGCTTTTTGACCTTCAGTTACACTATTAAGTTGTTGTGCAATTGTATTAGTTCCTTCAGCATCTGAATTACCTCTAGTTGATGACACTTCTTTTTGTGCTGAGGTTGCTTCTGTATACGCACCAAAAGCACCTATTTGTGATTGGATACTTTTATACCCATCACTTAAATCTGGTGATATATTTGAAACGTCATACGGCATATTATTTCATTTTGTATGTGGGTTCATCATCATCGATTTCAGAATCTCTATCGATAAGTGAACGCATCAATTCATCATCCATATCCGACAAAGAAAATGATTCTTGATTTGACGACGACTTTTCCCAAATTCCTGCCTGTAGTTTTGAAAGTGTTAACTTTTTTTCTACACAGTCGTTTATTATTTTTTGTTGTTTCTCAATTACAGGGCCTAATTTTTGCATATCTGAAGCCTCCTTCATCATTGATAACATTTTATTTTGTATCCTAATTGCTGTGTTACGTTGCTCAACAATTTCGTTATAAATTTCTTGCATAAGAGACAACATTGACTCTTTTGTAAGATTAATCTCTTTTTTTTGTGGTCTTGGCATACCTATAAATATTTTTCTTAAGTTTTTATTCTACCTTGAACCACAACATAAAGTTTTTTAAACTTTTTCATTGAGTTTCTAATCTCTTTTGTTGAAAGATTCGTCATCTCTCTTAAAGAGAGTAAAATGATGTTTTTATTGAATTTATTATTGTCTGTACCTGAAAATATCTCTTCATAGTTTTCAAATAAATCAATAAGGGCGTAACCTAATTTAACCTCACTATGACTTAAAGAATCCTCTTCAATAAATCCTCTAAGTTCGTCCAAATACTTTTTTATGACAAAATCAGTTTCAACGACTTCGGTATCAATATGGTATATCATATCAGCTCTCTCTTCTAATGAGGTTGATATATCTTCATAAGAAACTTTACGATTAGTTTCTTTTTGGTCTTTAATTATTTGACCCATCAAATAATTCTTACAAATAGTTCCAAAATATGAATAAGCCTTCTTATTTTTAGAAGGCTTAAACTTATCAACTTTTGTCATTAAGAATGAGTGAGTATCGTTATGGATTTCCCTGAAATCCATATCTTTTCTATAAAGTTTGTATCTACGTATAATTGAGGATATCATTTTATCCAATGGCATACGTAGAAATTCGTTATAAATTCTATTTTTTTCTTCTTGCGTTTCCGCTAAAAGAAAACTTTTAACAGCCTCTTCTTCTCTTACGTCAAAATAATTCGTAGTTTGACCTGTAGATTTCCTACCGCGTTTTTTCGCAGTGGACTCTTCTGTTGTAGCTGATAGAACTTCTAACATTATCCATTTTGACTCTCATACTTTATGGTTCTATCATTTGAGAAGAAATATTCTTTTTTAGCTGTCTGGACCCAAAATTTAACCTCATCCTCAACCATTTTCTCATCACTAAACTTATAGTTCCAAAACAATGAACCTGTTCTCATATTTGTATGTTTGTATCCTAATCTTGGAATTGTCATAATAGATACCGAATTATAAGTCATTCTAAGTAAAAATTCGTATACGAATGTAAGTTTGATAGAAGATTTAAACCCTCCAAACTCTTCAACAACACTCTTTTTAATCACCATACCTGAACTTTGGAAGTTTTGATAATCTTGTAGAATATCATTTGTCAAATACCCCATTTCTTGTGAGAAGTTTGCTGCAAATACTGCCTCGTTTGTAAAACCTGCAAAAACTTCTTTATCATCAACATCAACAACTACAGGTAGGAAAGCTTGTACTTCAGGATATGATTTTGAATATTTCAAAACATTTTTAAACCAAATTGATGCATATTCGTCATCAAATTCAAAAAATGAAATCCACTCACCTTTGGCTTGTGATATACCATAATTAATTTGTGATGAATAATTTGGTTCACCATCATAATTTAATTTTACGACATTCAAGTCACCAAAGTCGTATGAGTCCAAGAAAGAATTCAACTGTTCTTCATTTGAAGATACGATGATTAATTCTTCAAAACCAACCATTTGGTTTTTTAAGGATGTAATTGCTTTATTAAAATACTCATCAAAATTTAAAGCCAATGATGATTTGATGGGTAGGATTACTGATAAATTTAATTTTTCTTCCATATTATTCTGCGAATTTTGAAATTTGTTCTTCCATAGATTCTGCTCTGGTATTAAGATATCCCGCGAACATTTCTATTACTTTATTTTGAAATGATTCTTTATTTGGTAAAGACTCAATTGTTATATCTAAATTTTTAAGGACTTCTTCTGAAATATCATCCTCTAACCAATGTTGTGACCAATCAGCGATTAATTCAGGTAATAAAGTTTCGTCTTTAATCCACACACCATTAGTTTCATTCATCCACTCAGGTTTTAAGTTTGGTTGGATACCAATTGTTGGAACACCACACTTCATACTTTCTAATGGGAAAGTACCGTAAGCACTGTGTCTATCAATCCAAACTGTTAAGAAACATTCTGAAATTGCCTTAGCAAACTGTTCTTGACTTAATCCACGTAAATCTCTAAATGTGAACCATCTAAACTGAGGGAATCTCAAATAGAAAGTTTTGATTAAGTTAATTGTGTCCTCTTGTTCTCTTGAGTGAACACCAATGATTGGCATCGGAAGTCTTTCAGACTTTTTGAAGTAATCCTCAATAAATGGTTCGATAACATCAAAAGTTTGACCTCTCATAACTTTTTGAATGTAGTCTTTTTGAACTTCACTTGTGGTGATACATTTTAAGAAACCAAACTGATTCCAAGTTTGACCTGGTTGTAATGTTTCCAACATATATGAATAACCCTGAGTTAATACAATTTTACCACAAGGTAAGTTTTTAACTTGGTCCATCATAAACCCAAAGATTTCAGGGATTACCAAAAAGTCTTCAGGTGCAATTTCAATATTCTCACCTTCAATAACTTTATGAGGGATTTCATTCATATACTCCTCATTCAACCATCCTGAAACTCCTGTGTAATCTTTCTTCTCGTGAAGAATGATTGCGTTGTAACCCCCTCTTTTAAGAGTCAACGCCATATCATAAATGTATTTTATTGATGCTTTCGCATTTCCTTTTGTGTCGTGCACAAAGAAATAAATTTTAGACGACTTATCTCTAAGTTTGTCTATAGATTGTTTTACCTTGTCAATTTGTAATTGGTCCATATTAATAATGATTTATTATATTTTTGTTTAATAATGAGTTAAATGCTAATCTAAATGGTATGGATATTTCTGAACTTTTAAGTCCTAATTTATTGTCTCCCATATCCATTTCACTAAAAATAACATCTAACATTAATTTAATTAGCTCGTATTTTACAACATTAATTTTCATTTCCGTCCCACCTGAAAGATTTAAACTTTCGTCACCGATAGTATCAATGTATGATTCGATTTTATCGAAATCCACATAATAGTTTTGTCCAAATACCTCTATCATAATTTTTCTATAATTTCTTTAAGTTCTTTAATAGTACTAATGTTGTGTTTTATATCAATATCTTTATTGTATACGGTATTGAATTTTATCACAATTTTATCAGTAGGGTGATTTAATAATAAGTTAGGATTAGCCGTAAGTAAAACATCTATTTCCTCCCACATAGAATTAGTGGTGATTTCTGAGTAGAATTTTATCTTTTCTACTAAACATCCAAACTTAGATAAGAAGAATAATGTTGCGGGTTTTGATTTACCAATCTCATCAGATATAATAATAATTTCGTTATTATCTCTAAAGTCAGTATAAAACTCGTTGAAGTCGTTAAATGATGTCATTTCTACGGACGGAGCGTGACCAAATATTTCCATTGTATGTTCTCTATACAAGAAGTCATAAACCTCATCCTCATCTTTAAATTTTAGATGTTTGGAAATATCTAAAGTTTCTACAGGTGATAATACCTCATAAGGTTCTTTTTCCTCATCAGTGATAAATGGATTATCAACATAAAACTTAGTATAGACCTGTTCAATTCTTAAAAGAGTGTCTCTAAGAACTCCGTTAACATCAATTGCGATTCTCATTTTAATCTTCGTATCTTTTTAGTATTTTGGTAATCAAAGGATTTCTTACAACATCTGTATCTTTGAACTCGTGAGTTCCGATGTTATCTAAATCTGAGAATCTTTTCATCGCGTCCCACAAACCTGAGTGTGTTTTATCTTTGTATCGGTCAGTTTGTTCTAAGTCACCTGAGATAAAGAATTTGGAGTTAAACCCAATTCTTGTCAAAAGCAATTTCATTTGATTGGGGGTTGCGTTCTGAGCTTCTTCAAAGATTAGAATTGAGTTGTCAATATTCATACCTCTCATATAAGCCAATGCGAATACTTCAATCGCTTCAATATCTTTTAATTTTTCACGTGCGTCTTTACCGATAATTTTGTTTAAAAGGTAATAACTTGGGAAGATATATGGGTCAAGTTTCTCTTCAACATTACCCGGTAGAGAACCCAGTTTTTCTTCAGCTTCAACCGCTGGTCTAACAATGATTATCTTTTCGTAAGGTGTACTAGGGTCAGCTAATAGGTCAATAGCCGCTTTCATTGCTATGTAACTTTTACCCACACCTGCAGGACCCGAACAAATTGTGATTTCAGATGTTTTTAATTTTTCGTAATACAACTTCTGACTTTCACTTAGAAATTTTTCTTTTGTTTGTCTTTTTATGATTGTTGAAATCAGTTCCTTTTTAGTTCTTGGTGAACCACCATACTCAGGAGTTGGTGTTGGGTTGTTTGTTTTTTTCTTCATCCTCATTATTTTATACGTTCTCGTTCAATCGGGTATTCACCTAATTTTCTTTTGTAGATAGTTTTTCCTTTATCAGGACTTTCATAAATGTATGGTTTGTCCTCGGTTTGTTTTTCCGGTTTTTTTGGTTTTTTTTCTGACATTATAGTTGTTTTGAAAAATGGTTATACCAATATTCAACCATTTCATCTAACATTGACTCAAATGTATATTCAGGTTTCCAACCAAGTATTGTTCTAGCCTTTGTAGAATCTCCCTTAAGATATTTTAATTCTTCAGGTCTGATGAAAATTGGATTTTGTGTTACATAGTCTTCATAGTTCATATTCATACTATCAAAAACATATTTTGTCATATCTCTTACAGAGTGGGTTTGCATTGTTGATACAACAAAGTCTTCAGGTGTTTCGTGATTCATAATTAAATGCATTGCTTTAACATAATCTTTTGAGTGACCCCAATCTCTGTATGAGTCTAAATTCCCTAATTCTAATTTTTTCTCAAGACCAAGTTTAATTTGTACTGCGGTTTTAACAACTTTGTTAGTTACAAAATTTGAACCTCGTCTTGGTGACTCGTGATTAAATAATATTCCGTTAGTTGCGTGTAATCCGTATGCCTTTCTATAGTTTCTAACGATAGAATAACCAAACAATTTTGAACATCCATAAGGTGATACTGGATGCATCGGGGTGGTTTCTCTTTGAAACCCATCCTCATCAACACTATTACCAAACATTTCAGAAGATGACGCTTGATAAAATTTAGCGTTTGGTACAACTCTTCTGTATGACTCTAAAACATTCAATACACCAAGAGCATTTGTTTTAACCGTAAATTGTGGCATATCAAAAGATATTCTTACGTGACTTTGTGCACCAATGTTATAAATTTCATCAGGTCTTACTTTTTCTAAAATTCTATCAATAGAACTTTCATCCAATAAGTCTCCATAATGTGTTGTTATTTGGTCTGTTAAGTGATAAACTCTTGAATCTTGGTTCTCGGACATAGAATTTCTTCTAACCATACCGTGAACTTCATAACCCATAGTTAATAAGTGTTCCGCCAAGTAACTACCGTCTTGACCATTAATTCCTGTTATAAAAGCTACTTTACTCATTTTTTAAAAATATCCATTTCTGTTAAATCTGGCCAATCTGTAACCACCCATTTTTTTGGTTCTGTGTTGATTGCGTCCTCTAATTTTGATAAACCCAATTTTGCGGTTTCTGGTGTCATATAATAGTGATAACCAAAAGTGTCGATATTTTGGTCTCTCCAAGGTATCATAGGTAATCTACCGTCGTATGACATTTTCTTAATTTGATTTTTATCGTGTTCGTTATCTAATAATATAACCCCACCTCTACCTAAAGATAAGTGTTTTTGGTATTGAAAACTAATTCCCATAAATGTATCTGGGATATAAGAATCTTTTTTCCATAAAACAGCGGCGTCAATTACTCTGTCTGTAATGTAGTAGTAATCTTGCCAAGCTTCGATTCTCCATTCTAAACCAATGTTTAATTTATTAGCTAAAAATGGGATGGATAAGTATGTTCTTGTTGGCACTGAAATTTCTTTAGTTTCCAAATATCTAAGAACAACTTCAATCCCGTGTGTGCAACTATCAAAAGCAACTGCGAACGGTGCTCCAAAAAACTCCGCAACTTTACTTTCAAATTCCTGAACAATTTCAAATGTTGGTGTCATATTACTTTTTTTTACATTCTACGTTTAAACTAATTAAAGTTCCGTGTTCTTTATCCATATGTGGTAGATACGCTTGAGAATGGTCATCAATGTGTGAATGTTCAGTCTCCCTCCAATCATACACTGATACATCCGTAAAACCATTGTTTTCTAACAAAGTCTTTAATGATTTAAAGTCATAACAAGTTCTATGATATATTTTGGTGTCACCCATATCCATTCTACCGTATAGAGGGCCTAAAAATGATTCTAATTCACCACCAACAATATAGAGATGAACCATTGATTCAAAATCAGGAACCGCTAATCTTAAAACGCCATTTGGTTTTAAAACTCTTAACCATTCTTTTAATACCTCAATAACTTCAGTTCTATCAAAGTATTCCAAAGTGTGTGATGAATAAATTAAATCAACTGTATTATCTTCAAAATCTAATTTTGTAATATCGTGACTTTTAATGTGTGGGAAGTCCGCCCCATCGATGTGAATCCATTCAGGACCAAAATCTCTTTTACCGCAACCAAGATGTAATTTCATATTATTCAATAAATGTTTTATCTAATTTTTGACCTTCATATGGACCTGTTTTATATTCATAAACCAAAGTGTTATCTTCCAAAATATAGTAATTATGTCCACCTTCTAAAGTGAAACTGGCATCACCCACATTTAATATTGGTTCGGCAATTATAGTGTCATCAATATCATAAAAAATACATTTTACAGAGCCTTGGATTACAATCCAACTTTCTTGTGCAATCACATTACGAGTTCTCTCTTTCCAAATGTGTTTATGTGGTTTAAATGTTTTACCTTCTTCCATATTCAAGACGGAACATTGGATAAAATTTTCTTCAGAGATTACATCTTGTCTTCCTGAAGTGATGTCATCTTTTCTAACAATTAAATGAAGAAGTTTAGATGGGTCTACTTTTGAATATATTTTTTCCATTATAATACTTTTTTATTGTCAATCGCCATTTTTATTGTTGGCCAAATATTGTATTTGTTTAGGACTAAGTGTCTTGCTTCTTTTAGATTTTCAATATTTTCTTCTCTATAGTTTGAATTTGCAATTTCAAGTATTTGACTAATTGCATAATCGATACCTTTAGAATCATCAAATTCGATATAACTACCTTTTGGAAAAAACTTACTAATTTGTTTACAACCTGAATAAATTGGCATTGTAAGTAATAAAATTGGGTCAACAAATTTTTCACTGAAATAAAAATCAGTTTTACCATTCTCAATCACCAAATTGTAATTGTAATCAATCAGTCCCTGTTTTTTATCACGAGGAGGTAAAGAGTGACCTGGATTGATGTGTCCGTAAACATCAACATCTTGTGAATAATCGTTCATTAATTTTGTGACCAACTCTTTTCTAAAATGATGGTATGTTGTCATAATCCTACCAGAATCTATCACAGAAATTTTCTTAGTTTTTGTAGGATTTAAATCTGGTAATTCATTAAATGGGTGTTTAACCCACCACGTTGACGGTAGCCAACAATTACCTGCCTCGTGATGATAGTTCCCATATGAATTCCTTTTCCATTCATAATAAGCAACTGTTACGTGTTTAGGTTCTCTACCAAAATAAATTACTTTAGAGTCGTCAACTTCTTCAGGAGTTCCGTCTTGGACAATAATAAAGTCCGATTCTGATTTATTTAAGGTGTATGTGACATCTTCCCAAATACCTAAACTATTTGGAGTTTGGTCAATAATGTTTTTAACTAATGATTCTGAGTTCCCCCAAGAAGTATTTGCAAAATATATTTTTTTCATATCAGAAAATATAAAAGGTTTTATTTTAAAAAAAACAATTACTTGTTCAAGTATGTTACTAAATCCTCAGGTGTCCCAAGACCCCACATTTTATCTATACGGTAATTTATCACTTTTTTACCGTCAGGTATTGCCTCATTAAAGACAGGACACACATAAAATTCATTATTAACTCTTACGTTTTTGTTAATCATTTGTTCGGCATATTTTACATAATCAGAACCCTTCTTCCAGTAATATATTCCTACAGTTGCTATGTCAGAAATTGGGTTCTTTTCGGCAACTTCACTAACAAAACCAAATTCATTTAATTTGGTAAAAGACCATTTTGGATGTGTAGATTCAAATGTCACAATACCACCATCAACATCCGTTTCTTTCATTTTATACATAAACTCGTTAGAGTCCCACTCAATAAATTGGTCTGAGTTTGCAAGGATTAATGAATCATCATTATTGATAAATTCCTTAGCTAAAAGGGTTGTACAAGCGGCTCCTTCCGTAACACCATCAACCTCAACTATTTTACAGTTGGGACTGATTAAATTTAATAATGTGTCTAAGTTGTATTTTTCTCTGTGTGATTTTTGAACTATGTAAATAAAATTGGCGTCAAGGTTTAAGTTTTCACTTACCACCTTAATCATTGGTTCACCCTTAACATCAATTAGTGGTTTTGGGAAACTATATCCGGCCTTTTCAAACCGAGAACCTGCACCCGCCATAGGTATAAGAACATTTAATTTTTTGTCTGACCACTTTGGACTTTTCATTGTAATATGATTAATCTCGCTCAATTTATTGTATACATTTTTTGTATTAACCTCATCAGGTGAAGATACTCTCATAATTTTTGAGTGTGACCTTGATGCTGCTAATAATCCGTATGGAGAGTCCTCAATAATTAATGTTTGCTCCGGTAAACATTTCATTTTCGAAATGCAGGTCCAATACATTTCAGGGTGTGGTTTACTATTAATCACATCTTCATTTGATATGATAATATCGAAAAACTCAATTATTTGAAGTTTCGATAATACAGTTAAAACCGTCTTTCTAATTGAGTTACTGCAACAGGCGATTTTATACCCATCTTTAGATAAATTTTTAAATAACTCGACAATATGTTTTGATGGAACCGTTTCAGTTAACTTCTCGATGGTTAATTTTTGTTTTTCTAACCATATTAAATTATGTAGGTTAGAATCAAGATTTTTTTCCTTAGTTAAAATATCCAACTTTTGATTTGTTTTTAACCCATCAAATTTACCCAAATGTTCTTCCCAAGGAATTACACATTCGGGTTGGTATTTTACGATTGCATCATTTAATGATTCAAAATGAATATTTTTTGTGTCAATTAAAACACCATCCAAATCAAAAATTATTAACTTTATCATTTGTATTGTTGGATATAATCTGAACAAACCCCATAACAATCTCCCATATCAAAAGAATTTAGTTCAGGTAAAACACAGATTGATTTTTTTGTTAATTCTTTATTTGGATAGGTCCAAATAAAACCTTTCGATGTTAAAGTAACATCATCATTTTGATGCCAAAAACAATGTATTTTTTTATTCTTTAACATCTTTTCGAGAGCTTGAATATTTTTAGCGTGACACCATAATAAATTGCTTTCTAAAAATGTCTCCTCAATTTTGTATTGAGCTTTGTCGTGACCTAAAAAATATTTATCATTAACCACCCAAACATCAATCTCACAATTATAACCAAGAGCTAAAGACTCAACAATATAATCAGGTGAGTTTTCTCTCTCAGGAATACGACCATTTAAATTACCTCTATGTGAAATTTTTTTCATAATTAAAATTTAACCATCCAAATGTTATTTGTACCGATGATTACATTAGGAAAAAGTTCATCAACTGCTTGTTTAACACCACAAGTATGATTCCAATAATCGTGACCTGACATAATTCCACCTTCTCTCATTTTTGGTAACCAAGAAAGAATGTCTTTTTTTACTGACTCATAATTATGGTCTGCATCAATAAACACAAAATCCACACTACCATCTTCAAATTGAGCTGCGGCGTCCCAAGTATTACCTTTAATGTCTTTAACAACATCTCTAACACCGGTATCAATTAAATTTTGATTATAAACATCATAAATATATTTCATTTGTGGTGTTAAATATTCGTTTCCTTCTTTGGTGTGAATGTACGAATCATCAAATAAATCAACTCCGTATAGTTCAAATTTGTAAGTTTGTTCTAATAATTTTTTTGCCAAATAAGATAGTGAGTGACCTTTCCAAGTACCTAACTCAACTAAAGTTTCATATTTTTTACTAGCAATTTCATTGTAAAATTCTTGGTAATTAAACCAATTTTCAGAATGTTGTATATCTTTAATTTCCATCTTTTTTTTCTATCAACCCAAATTTTATGTATTTGTACCAAACTCTTTCGTGTAAAAAGTAGATTACTGGTTTAAATAATAATTCACCAACACCCATTAAGGAAGCTAATTTTATATCCGCTCCAAAAGAATATGCTACTAACACTGTTGTAAGTGTCCCAATCAAACGGTAACTTATAGTTTTACCAATATGTCTTTTAACGTTTACCATTACTTAACAATTACAACATCACCCTTCCAAATAACTTCAGATGCCATACAAGAGATATGGTGTTTTGTTACCATTTTTTCTCTTGATGGGTCATACACCGTATCAATAGTTGTGTGCATAGGTGTTTCTATTAAGATATTTGAACAAGTATGTTCAACACCGTTTATTAAAATTCTCCAATACATATGATTATCATCACAAACCGTATTGTATCTAATTTTTACATCAATCATAATTTACCTTCTTTTTTCATTTGTTCACGAATTTTAGTTGCTGAAATATCTGCAATTTGCTGTGGTGGTATACGCTCAATAATATCGTAACCAACTCCTCTTCCAAATTCTATTGAGCAGATATCTGGAATAACCATAACTTTTACCTTTCCTTCCTCACATTCATTTGAGTAATGTTCCATAATATTTTGTCTAACCTCTTCGGCAGCAAATGGATTTTTTTCGTCAGGGGCAATGTCTCTAATACAAATTAAAACATTCTTACCTTCATCCATTGCTTGTTTAAAAAGTTCTTGGTGTCCAGGATGGAGTGGTTGCCATCTACCAACAAACATTGCGTATTGTCCATCTTTAGCGGGTAAGGACGACCCTACGTGAATTTTTTTAGTCCAATTTTCCATTTTATTCAAATCCTTTATCTCTATTTAAGTTTATACCAATTGCTCTTTCACCTTCTTTATCAGGGTCCATATCATTTATTAGATATCTTGGACCTCTTTCGATACCCATAACCAATTGATTGTATTTTATATTATTATCTTTTAATTCAAATTCAGTGTGGCTTCTCAAATTTTCAGGTCTTGCGGTAGTTAAAACAATATGATGACCTTCATAAAACCATTCATTTAATTTTTCAGCAACTGATGTTATTACTTCAGGTTTTGTGACTGGTATATCAGTAAACTTTCTATACTTAAAAATTGTGCCATCTATGTCACAAAAATAGGTGTTAAATTTCTTCATATATCTAATTCATTAATAATGTAAACCAATGAACCTTCTGGTGATTCATCTGTTGTATCAACATCAACATAATTTTCAGTTGGTGCTTCGTAATCTGCGACGTGGTAATTTTCACGTCCTCTTTCCTCAGTTGTGTGTACATATAATTCTACCATATTTTCACTCATTCTTTCCTTAAAAGAATCTCGAACTTCTTTATATGGTGCAACAACACTAACAACAACGTCAAATCCTTTGTGACTACAAAAATGCGCCAAGTTTTGTGCGAATGTTATGTTTTTAATTCTACCTTCCCTTGAATAGTCTTTATTCTGAAAGATTTCTCTAATGTCATCACCATCAATGTGGATGACATTTTTTTTGTAATTTGATTCTAAATAACCTTTTAAATGGTTAGATAAAACCGTTTTTCCGTGGCCTGGCTGGCCTGTAAACCAATAAATCATAATTTAGTATTTGAATTTAAATAAATTTATATCATATTCATAAATCTCTGACACCTTACGTATCAAATCTTCAGTATAATAATCTTTGTAATTGTTGCTTTTTCTATCACTAAAGTTTACCTTTTCTAAATCAGGAATTAACTTATTAAACTCCTCATCAGTTTCTAAAGTTTCGTGATAAAAAACTTTATCAACTAAAATATTTTTTTCATTATCAGATATCCACACATATTGAGGTGCCCAACCTTGGTGTTTTAAAGACGACCTATCTTCATACAACATATTAACACACTCCTCAAATGTTTTATCTTTCAATGTATGGTAATCGAAATGAGTTGCACCAACATTTGTATCACTTACGTGATGCCAATAACTTTTTTCCATACGAGCATATTCATAATTGGAAACAACTCTATCCCAAGGGTTTCTAACGACAGCGAATTTGAAATATTCGTCCCATTTTTTAGGTTCTTTATTTTTAATTTCTTTTGCGGAATCGTGACCACCCATATAAAATCTTGCAATTTTACTATTAGTAATTGCGGTACCAGCGTTTTTTGGTATGTGGACAAAAATTGTTTTTAAGTTATCAGATATTGGCATATTTTACAATATACTATTTAATAGGTTTATATCATTAATATCTTTCGGTTCATTTCTCTTTTCTTTCATATCTTTTATTATTTTTGGGGAAACAAATTTGACCCCTCTCGAATAGAAATGATTAACTGGATTGTGAATTATTTCATCATAATTAAGTTCATATCTACCAATACCATATGAATTATGAGATTGTATATCATCACTTACTTTAATTAACGGTGCTGATTTTGTGTGGATATAATCTAAGTCTTTACCTTCTCTAAGACCATAGATTGATAGTATTGAACTTGCGGTTACCGCATATTCATCAATATCTAAATTATTATCCTCAATATATTTTTTAAAACTATTTAATAAACCATCAAATTTTCTGTAATCTGATGGGGTACTATCACACATAAATTTTATCGAGTTCTGATTAAATACACATTGTGAAAGTCTGATAGTTTGGTCGTGAGTGTCATTTATATGAACAGAATGTTTTCCTATATTAAAACGATTCCTAATTTCTTCTTTAGCTCTTACAGACTGCTCAACACTATCAAATTCAACTAAGAAGATTGTTACAGGTGCGTTTTGTGTAAAACACAAACCTTCTTTCTGTCTATAACCAATGTAATTGTTTTGATGATTACCAGCCCATTGTTCACCGGCATATAACTCTCTCATAAAGTTTAGAGGACCGTTCTTTTCTAATTTTATTTGTTTGTAATAAAATACAGAACCGTATTTTTTTAGAATAGAAAGAGGTACTTCGATATTCCCTCCTGTTGATGGAAAAACGCTAACAATATAAGTGTTATTTTTTAATTTTGCGTATTCAAGAGCAACTCTATCACATAGAGTTTCACTTAAATTTAATTTTTTGAATTCACCCTCCCAAGAACAAATTAGTTGACCGTCTTTAATACTTGTAGATTCTTCAGTAAAAACATTCTTATTTAAAGCTAAACTCGCGGCTAATCTGTGAGCACCATTAACAATATATTTATCATTCACCACAGGGATTTTTGATATTTGTGGGTCAAATCCATTCTCACTTATATTAGTGATAATATCTTTAAAAGTATTGTCAAATACCTCGAATGAATTTTTTGATGGGTTTGAAATTTCAAAACAATTATTCCATTTTATTAAATGTTCTTTGTATAAATTTTTGTACGTATCTGTCTGATAATTTTTAATTATGGATTGTGCGTAAAGATATTTAACAATCACATCAAATCTTTGATTTGTAATTAAATCGTGTGGGTTTGTTGATTCGGAACCTGATAATCTTTTGTATGGTTTCTTATTCCTAATTATTGACGTTGTATTATTCACAACTGACATATTAACTTTATGGTCATTTAACGGGTTTGATTCGTTATAGACGTATAAAATTTCAGGTATGAACTTAAAGTGTTTTTCACCTGACATCTCAACCATTGGAAACATAAATGATAAATCCCCTGCAACCGACCAATATTCACCATTAGAATCCATTAAATCAGACTGCTCAATTTTTTTCCATAACCAAGATTTCCAAGTTCTTAAATGCGTTAGGGTAAAAGTTTGTTTTCTAATGTCTAATAAATTATGTGGTTTTTTTGCAAAACCAAGTCTACCATCGTGATACTTAAATGAACCACTTGTCATCCAAATATCAGGGTTTTTATAAACATCGTCAATAAACCCTAATACATTTGAATTAGGTAACCAATCATCACCATCTACTTCAACACAAACCTCATCATCAGGTATGTTTAAACCTCTGATTACTTGGTCGTAATTTCCTGGTTGATACATCTTTTTTGTATTTTCAATCAATACAAATCTATCGTCACCCTTAATAGTCTCTTTGATTATTGACACTGTATTGTCGGTAGACATATCATCAGTAATATAACAAGTAAAGTTTTTAAAACGTTGACTCATTATACTCAGTAAAGACCTTTCTACAAAATTTTCACAATTATATGTTGTTGTAAGAACTATCATATTAATTTTTATACTAAAATAATAATTTTTTAGTAAAAATAAATAAGGACTTTAAACTACCGAATAAAGATATTCATCAATTACTTGTTTAGTAACATTTTCCGAATAGTATTTATCCACATCAGTTGGGGGTTCGTGATACTCAATATCCATTATATTCCCTTGAGCATCGACTTTATAAATCCAACCTGGTTTACCTGAAATCCAACCTTCAATAGTTGTTCTCCCTAATTGAATACCTGCAGTTTCTTTACACTTTGAAACATATTTCTCAACCGACCAAGTCGCAGGATAATATTCTACGTGAGAGTGACTTTTTAATTCGTTTAAATAAATTGATTTATCTTCACCAACAACCACTAATTTCAAACCCCTTTCTTTAGTTTTCTCAACTAAATCAAAAATTGTATTTTTTCTCAAATAATCTAAAGTACCGACAAACAGAACATAATCCTCACTTGTTGTCGATGATTTAAATTTTGTATTATCAATTGGGTTGTAAATTACTTTAATTTTTTCCTCGTCGATTGAGTGTTCAGTAATCAAATAATCTTTAATTTCAGGTCTGATTGCAATGTATTTTTTAATAGATTCGTGAACATATGGAATTTCCAAATCAATTACTTCAGAATGTATTGTGGATATTTTTGGTATGTTTGGATAAAGTCTACAAATATGTTCTGTGATTGGTTTGTGTTGAGTGTGAATTAAATCTACCATCAATTCTCCAACAGGGTATAGGACATTTGGTTGTGAAATTTCACCATTTTGAAAACTCCACTTTCCATCTCCTAATTTATAACCCAAAGGTTCTCTAATTGAATAAACTTTGATACCATCTTTTTTTGCCATATCAGTTAAAGGACCACCAATTTCTGACATAACAGAAACATCGTGTCCCATTTTCTTAAGTGACTTGGCTAATTGGTATACATAAAGTTCAGAACCCGTCAATGTTTTAAATGATAAACAAGTAAACAAAATCTTTAATTTTGTCTTAGGGTCTAATGCCAATTTTTGTGGTAGATGTTGATTGTATTTTTCCTCGAATTTTTTTCGATTTATCTCCCATTGTTCGTTAGTCATACCAACTGATTTGTGAGTAATTCTTACGTTATACATAACACCAAGTTTTACACCACTTAAAAAGTTCTCAAAACAAAACGGAATGTCGTAAAAGTGGAAACCTTCAAATTCTTCAACAAAGTTATGGTTAATTCTATTTTTATGAACCACTAAAAAAACACCGTCAAGAACTACCACATCATCGATACCGTTTCCTAATGATGTAGAGTATTTTGATTCCCATTTTTTACCTCCACTTTCGTGGTTAACAACACCATACATTTTTCTTCTGTCAGACCACCAAGTGCCATTTTCACTCATAAACTTGGTACCGGCAACACCTAAAATTCCGTAGTCTGTTTTTTCAAAATGTTTTAGTATTTTGTGATACCATCCGGTACTATCAAAGTAGATATCATCGTGACAAAAGATTACAATATCACTTTCACTTTCATTTAAGATTTCATTGTAAACTTGTGATAATGATTTTTCGCCATTATTAACTTTTTCAATAACCTTAACATTCTTTGCATAACCCGAAGAAGTTTTTAGGTATTCAATAAATTCAGGTTTACTTTCTCGAGTAGAATATCCAATAGTAATCATATCTTATTTTTTAAATTCCTGTTGAACCAAATCCATTTGAACCACGTTCTTTATCCTCAAATTCATCTTCCACCAAAGAAACTTTTTTACCTGATTCTACAGGACATAAAACGCCTTGAGCAACCTTCTGTCCTTTTTCAACGGTAACCGCCATATTATTCATATTCATTAGAATAACTTTGACCTCACCAGTATATCCTTGGTCAACAGTTCCAGGACTATTCAAAACCATAAGTCCTTGTTTAATTGCCAACCCACTTTTAGTTCTTACCTGAATTTCAAATCCTTCAGGAATATCAAACGATAATCCTGTTGGAACTAATTTACGTTCAAATGGTAAGAAATGGATTTCTTCCACACTGTGTAAATCAAAACCTGAATCGGTTTCATATGCGTACTTTGGGTCTACAGCATCTTCGTGTAGTTTTTTATAGAACAATGGTTTTTTTGTTAAGGCATCCCCTAATAACTTTTCAAATTCGTCAAAAGGTAAACCTAAACGGGATTCAATTTCGGACATCAAATCCTCATCATCATCATTCTCGTCTTTAAAATTTTTAATTTCGTCGAAGAGTTTTTTAATCTCATCGTTTAATTCTGGGTCTGATTCAAAATCCATCATATAAGTGCTTTTAATTTTTGAACAACATCAATTAATACCTGAACATCTCTTTCACAATATTCGGCAATTTCTTTTAACATACCTTTATTCCAATACGCGTCGTGAACCTTGTCTCCTGTAACTTCACCTTCTTTAGGAGATGGAACGTCCATACAGGTACACATAAGGTCCAAAGAACCAATTGCCGTGTAAGCACCGTATTGCCAAATTTCTTTGGTGTCAATCGCTCTAATCTCCCAAGGTTTGGTATCATAAGATGGTAGGATTGATGGTGGCATCAAACCATTAATAATCATTCTTTTTGCCATCATAGGGATATCAAAGTTCTTAAGATTATGTCCACACAACCAAAATTCTAATCTACCACAACGGTCAAGTAACTTTTGACAATCCACCAACAAGTGTTGTTCATTATCGTTGTGGAATGTTTGTTTCTTAATATCACCGTTTTCCATAACAAATGCAACACTGATGCAAACAATCTTTGCAAACTCAGGAACCAATGCTGCTCGTGAAGAAAATACAAGATTTTTTTGTTCGTCTTCGTTTTTACCAATCAATTGGTCTTCAGGAAATCTTTTCAAAAACCAATCAAAATACTTATCAAATTGTTCAGCAATTTTGGGGTATTCTTTTTTGCAATGGTCATAGTCCTTTGTTAACCCGACAGTTTCAATGTCAAGAAAAAGAATTTTAGGTAATGGAATCTTAATCATATTATTTAATCAAACTTTTGTACAATTCAGCTCGGTCTTTAGTAACATTTTTCAAATCATATTTGTCTTTAACAGACTCATACAATCTCTCACCCAAGTCAGTAACAAAATTACGGTTTTTGATTAACTTCTCCAAATATTTTGCCCAATCGTGAGCGTTTGAGTATTCACTAACTAGTAGAGCGTTACCATCTGTAAACTTACCGTGTTTGTCTAATGAGTGTGTCAAATCAAGTGTGTAGGGACCCAAATCAGACGCCACAACAGCTTTTTTATAGAATCCCGCCTCAATAACTTTAAGTTGAGACTTCATTCTGTTAAACATATGGTTTTTGATTGGGGCCAATGAAACGTCCATCTTAGAATAATTTTTAGCATATGATGTAACAGGAAGTGTCCAAACACGACGGTAACCCTCCCCTAAAAACTCAGGTTTTTCACCTTGTTCAAACTTCATCAAATGATTTTTAAAATCTTCTGAAACAACTTTATAGTTTTGTGTAAAGATTTCTTCGTATCTGGCCCACACAGTTTCGTGAGGAAGAATTTGTCTTTTCTTCTGTTCACCTGTTTGACCGTTAATTTCAGTAATTGTACCTCTTGTGTCAAACCCACAAAGAACGTATTGAACTTTATCTTTGAATTGGAGTAATTTATTAAATGAGTTGTCTAACAACTTCAAATCACCCATATGTGATGAACCACCTAACCAACCAATTCTGAGTCTATCAGATTCGGGTGTTACTTCTTTGAATTGGGGTTCTTCGGGATTAACTGCGTTTGGTAATACAAACACATTTTTATTAATCTTTTTAATTTCATCTGCAAATAACGTGGTAGTTGTTGTTACGTATTGTGCCCCTTTAAGACTTTCAACAATTCTTTCATTGATTTTATTATACATAATAACATCGTGAATTGGGTGGTCTTTGCTTGGCATCCAATAGTCATCGATATCACAAATTGTGATAACACCCATTTTATTTAGTTCCTCAACTAACTTTTTAGACGCATCAAAGTCTCCTGTGATACTTCTATGGAAATGTACAATTTGGAATTTTTTATAGAAATTCAAATCATTCATAGGTGGATTGTAATCAATCTCAACAAAAAAATCCTCGGGATATTGATTTTGAAGAAAAATGTGGGGGTCTAGTGACCTGAATTTGCCAACACCTGAACGGTCAGATGGGACACATAAAACATTAATTTTTGACATAATATCGTATACTTTAAACTAAAATATACGAATTCAAATCGTAATAAGAAAGGACTATCTCATTTTTTTAATTTTAGTTAGCTTTCCCTCAAAAAGGTGTTTACCAACTCTAAATGTAAAAACATCATTCGATTTTTCTGTGGATTCAGTAATTAAACCACTTTCAGATAAAATTTCACGTACAGCCTCTTTAACCATTTTTTTAATATCTGAATTACTTGAGACAGCTTGAGGTTGTGAATGTTCATTAACTTGTGGTTTAGTTCCCATAAGTCTTGATGCCTTTTCGATTAAATCGTCCGATAATGTTGGTCCCGACATTGTATTTGGATTGTCGATTGGGTGCTCAATCATTAATCTTTTAATCTCATCCGGCAACTTAGATTTCTTAATTGCGTCTACCGATGGTTTACTAAATCCCATACCATTATTTTGTTTGGTGGGTATATTCATTTGTGGTTGACCAATACCTTCCATCAAGTCATTAGGTAAATTGTATTTGGCTTGTGGAGCATCAAAATTTTCTAGTTGCATTCTTTGTTGTGGTTTGGCAACTTCTCCTGAATCCATTTGTTTTGTTCTATCCATAATGGCTTTAGCCATCATTAATTTTTCTATATCCATAATTAAAACTTTGCATTAATAATAATTGAAATCATACTTTTGTCACCATTTGGATTGTAATTTGGTCTTGCGGTTTCAAAATTTTCTCCCGTTGGCTTAAAAGATACGATTTTATCAACTTTAAATAATCTCCATCCTGGCATAGGTCTGGTACCTAAAAAACCTCTATGAGAAGCTCCTTCATCGTCCCAAGCCCTTAAAACTAAATTATTTCTTTTACTTCTACCTAAACATACAGGTTCAATAACCCTCAAACCCTTACCACCTGGTTCATCACCATCGTAGTAAATTACCACTTTTTGTTTATTGCGAATTGCATTTTGGATTGAATCTAGTGACGCAACCTCATTTAACAATCCTTTAAAAGTGGATAATAATTTCATTAGAAATTAGGGTATGTTTTAAATTTATCGTATTTGTTAATTTTAATCTCGTTTTTTCTTTCAAAAATATCGGTGCTAGTTCCTGCTGTATCATTGTATACATCTAAAAATACACCAGTACCACGACCCATTTCATCACCATCCGCAAGAGCTTGAGAATTGGTTACACCATACTCATCAACACTCTGTGCAAAATCATTACGAGTTATTAATTTTTTTCTTTCAGCATCTGCAATTGCTGTTAATTGATTTGATTCTGTTTGACTTAAATCAATGTTATATGGACTTGAGCTTGACATAAATTATAATTTTGACATTATTTCGTTTATCCTTTTAAGGTTATCGACAACTTTAGATTCAAAAACAGAAGTTGAGTGTTTTTTGGTAGTTGTTTTGTGTTGTTTAGACGGTCTCATATAGTCAGACATACTAGTCTTTAAATCACTGTGTGTAACCTTTGAATCGTCTGGCTTAGTATCTTCTTGATTTTTTTGATGTGAGTTGTTCCTCATTTGATTTAACGAGTTATCAACCCAAGATTTCATAACACCCTCACCATTTAAAATCCAAGATAAATCGGTGTCTTTACCCTTAAAATTATCAAAAAAGTTTTTAATTCTTTTTAATTGTTTGTAAGTGATTTGTGTTTGGTTTTGAAGTTCTTTGTTTCTATTGAAACCTTCAGTGTTTTCATCCGCACCTTTTGCTTTGGCAAAACAAATTCTAAGATGATTTTTGATTTCATCTGGTAAAATGACTACACCTAAACTTGTATTATAAAGATTACTGTTCACGAGATGAATTAATTATATTGTTTTTTAACGCCTTATTAATTTTTTTTGTTAGAACATCCATTTTATTTTTTTTGGATATCTCGGTTTCTTTTGTTTTTTTAGTAAGGTCCTTATCTTTTTTGTTCTTTGAAAGTAAAATTTCTTTTACAATTTTTTTCATTTCATCTTTTCTGAAATTATTAATTACATCTTTTTCTTGTAGTCTAATTCTCATTTTGCTACCACGAGCTTTTTTAGATTGTTTGATTTTTGGGTCTTTACCAAATTCAATCGCTCTCTCAACAGGATTATCAACGCCCATATCTGCTAATTTTTTGATAGTTTGTTTTGGTGGTAAATCTTTTGTTTCTTCATATCCAAATGCTCCCGACATATCTTCTTCAGCTTGAACGGACCTACCCCATCCACCTCTTGATGTCCACCATAGGTTTCCTGAAGGTTGTGTTGCGGAAGCAACTGTTTGGTCCATAGTCTTTTTAGGAAACAATCTTGGGTCAAGGATAGGAACTCTTGATGAATTTAAGTTTCCGTCACCATCAACCAATTCTTCCAATTCACTCTTAACTTCTTTTTGAGTTTTTGACTTTTTGTTTTTTGTTAATTTATCCAAATATTTTTGGACCTTACTTAACATATCTTTTGGGAATTTAATATAATCATCTTGTTCCCTGGCTTCATTAATAGTCTTAGATACAGAGTACCACATATGTATCCCATCCTTCTTTTCTCTCAAAAGAAAGTAGTATCCTGATTCGAAATATTCCTCATTAAGATTAATCATCAGTTTTTTTATCTATAAATACATCTAACCCGGGTATTTATCATATACACTATGGCATATCAAAATATTAATCAATACAATTATCGTAGAATTGGATTACTTCCGGTAAACCAAGTAACCGATTTTTGTTTAGCATCTGACGAAAAAGATTATAACCAAGAGGTTATCTTTTCACAATTTCTAATCGCTGAGGATGATGGTAATAGAATGCCCTTGAAATTTGATTTCAATTCTACAGGAACAACAATTGCTCCTATAAGAAACGAATTTTTATATGACACAATAGTTTCTGAAAACTATTACAACCCAACAAACATTGACCCTAACTTTTGTGTTTGTGCATCAACATTGTGTGACGTAGGACTTACAGGAATTGATAATGGTTTGACATTACAAATGTCGGGAGTTTCAATAGACATTACAACAGGACTGTACACAACAACTGCCGAAACATATAACAGATACAAGTACGATAGGAGATTTAAAATGCACCCGATTACTGGTAGTACAACTCCTTCAAACAGATTATGGAATGACAACTCATACAACTATAATTTAAGTTGGTCTAATGCTGGCGGTCGTATCGGAACCGTGGCAACACTTAACGGAGGATTCTTCCAAGGGTTTTTTAAATTACAAGGATACGATTATGATACATTCCCTGTTAGAACTAATCAAGGTTGGACCGCTGAGTTTTTATTAAAATACAGATGGACAGGTGATACAAGTGTCGGTATTAATAATAGATACCCAAATAACAAAGGTACCTTCTTCTATTTGGGGACAAGAGCCGAAAATAAATTTTATCACTATCCTGACGGAAGTCCTGAAAGTGACACAGGATATACAAGAGTAACATCAGGTTTGACTTGTATGAAAACTTGCCTTTGTCACGAAACAGGTTACACAAATTCAAATCAGTGTATTCACGTTTATCAAATGTCGGGAGGAACATCCAAAAACTGTAGTTGTGGATGTGCCTGTCAGTGTGAGGTTAAAGCCAAATACCCTGAATTAGACCCGTTATATGACGGGGTTTCAAACGGTATGTCAGTTAGACTTAGTGGTGACACTGGTAACCCTAAAGTCTGTGTTAAAGAGTATCTAATAACGGGTTCTTGTATTACAACTGGAACTTGTGAAACAGGAACAACATTTGTAACAGGAACCACGGTAATCGAGTGGTGTTCATCAAAAGGAATTTTTGATGGATGTACAGGAACAACATATCCAAATGTGGAACACTGGGTTCAAATTGATGTTGTGTTTAGAAGAAATGATTGGTTAGATTGTAAGGACCAATATTCTCTTGGTGGATTAGGACAATTGGTCACTGAGATTTATACCGCAACCACAGCAAACAATAGCGTCTCCCTAATTGAACCCCCAATTACACACAACCCTAAAGACGTTCCCGCAACAACGGATGTTGTTGAAATTAACGATTATTGGATTCAACAAAGAAAATACAGGTTAGGTAAACTTTATGTTTATGTTAACGGTAAACAATTTATGATTATCGATGATTTTGAAGAAATTGTTGCTCGACCATTAAACACATATAAAGAAAAACAAATTGGGGTTCCATACAACATTTCATTAGGTGGGGGAACTCAAGGGTTAAAAGATAACTTAACTTTTTCTGGTGGGTGTGCGCCGACACTATCAGCAATTACATATCAACAGGACCCTGAGTGTTTGACCGATTATGATTTGGAACACACAATCTATTCGGGTTTAACAACTGAAATACATTTAGAAGAAATATTTGGTGGTAGTTTCATTGGTGATATCAGTGCGTTTAGAATGTATACCGAACCTTTGGATGCGTCACAAATTAGACACAATTTTAGGTTATTAAAAAATAAGTATGATTTATTAGATACTGATTGTATTGATTGTACTATTGTTATACCGGCAAATGACTTCTATTACATATCAATACCTGATAACGATTTAGGGTTCATTCTATTACCAAATAATGACTTAGTTTACTTGCAAATTCCGGATAACGAATTTACATATGAACCTATTCCACCTTCACCAACACCGACAAACACACCCACACCAACAAACACCCCAACAAACACTGGCACACCATCGGTAACTCCAACCTCAACATCAACGCCACCTGTTACACCAACAGCAACATCAACACAATTACCAACTTCAACACCAACACCAACTGTAACACCATCACCAACATCAATACCATTTGTTCCTGGCGGATTTACATTTGACGCCGATTACATTGTATTAACTTATGCATTTAACGATGGTACTGATTTAGATACGAGAACTAGGGTTAGTGTTCCAAATATTGGTCAAACAGGATTTGAAGAATCTATTGGGTGGTGTTGTCAAGATGTATGGCCAACAACAGGTAACCCAATATTAACTTGGGGTGGTGATAATACAGGAACGGGTTTTGAGTCGGTATTAATTGATTTAATTGAGTTTAAATCTCAATATCCTGGAGAAAACACAATATTAATTGATGCAAATGCCGGATGGTATGGAGATGTTGGGGTAAATCCTGTTTACCTACAAGCAACATTATACAAGGGTGGAACAATGATTGCGGACCCAGATAATTATACATTCATAAATAATACGTTTACCGCAGCTTATGGGGCATTATCTCCTAACGCAACAGTAACATTAGATTTGTTCACAAGTTGTGTAGATGGTGAACCTGTCAAAAGTTTACAATACAATTTGTTAACGTTTAATGGTATGTTTATTTAAATCTTGTTTGTGTAAATTAAGAAAAATAAGTATTTATAGTTATGGCAATAGGAATTAGAATTTTAAGTAATAATTTAAGTGGTCAAACCGCTGAAGTGACGTATTTACCTGCTTCGGGGGGTACAATAGATTTGGGTACGCAAGTAATACCATTTAATTATATTTCATCATACTATTATGGTGTGTTTGAAATGTACATTCCAACATATGACTACACTTACACTTTAGAAGTTACGGTTCCACCTGTAAGTCCAACACCTACACCTACGGTAACTAGTACGAGTACACCAACAATGACTGTTACACCAACAACAACACCTACTAATACAACAACTAATACGCCGACGCCAACAAATACTGCAACACAAACACCTACAAACACACAGACACCAACAAACACACAGACACCAACACCTACTCAAACCCCAACTTCCACTTTAGGTTCAACACCAACTCAAACACCAAGTAATACAAATACTCCGACACAAACACCTACTAATACGGCAACTCAAACTCCAACTAATACCGCAACAAACACACCTACTAATACCGCAACAAACACGCCTACTAATACCGTATCACAAACTCCAACTAATACTGCGACAAACACACCTACTAATACCGTATCACAAACTCCAACTAATACTGCGACAAACACGCCAACATCCACACCAACTCAAACACCAACATCTACATTAGGTTCAACACCAACCCAAACACCAACTAATACCGAGACCCCAACTCAAACACCGACTCAAACTCAAACTCAGACACAAACACAAACTCCGACAAATACAACAACACAAACTCCGACACCAAGTGAACCGCCTAGATTTGCATTTAATGTTATAAAAGGTAACACTTACGATGAGGCTTGTGGTAATTATGGTTCTTCGATAACAATTTATGGTATTGAGAATAATTTTGACCAAAACAATTTCTTTTACAATTCTCCTTCAGGACCAGTGACTGTTGATATGACAGGTTATTACCAACAATCGGCACAAGTTGTTGAGTTAAATTCAAGCGGTGTTGAGACTGGTGGATATTCAATTTGTGTAACTTTAACTCCAACCCCAACACAGACTCCAACACAAACTCAGACTCCAACACAAACTCAGACACCAACTAATACTGCAACTAATACTCCAACACAAACTCAGACACCAACAAACACTGCCACTAATACGCCAACTCCTACTCAAACTCCTACTCAAACACAAACACCGACTAATACATCAACACAAACTCCAACCAATACTGCGACAAATACACCAACCAACACACCAACAAATACTTCAACAAATACACCGACACAAACTCAGACACCAACTAATACTGCGACGAATACCCCAACTAATACTGCGACAAATACTCCAACACAAACACCAACTAACACTGCAACAAATACTCCAACACAAACACCAACTAACACTGCAACAAACACCCCAACTCAAACACCAACTAATACCGCAACTCAAACACAAACACCAACTAACACTGCAACAAATACTCCAACTAATACTGCGACAAATACTCCAACACAAACACCAACTAATACCGCAACTAACACTCAAACGCCAACTAATACCGCAACTAACACCCCAACTAATACTCAAACTCAGACCCCAACTAATACCACAACTAACACGCCTACTCCAACAAATACACCTACCCACACATCAACACCTACAAATACACCGTCAGTAACACCTACTGATACACCACAAGCTCTTAGAAAATATTTAGTACAGGATTGTTCGTCTAGTTTTGTTGGAGAATTTGGTATTTACGAAAATCTACAAATTGGTAAAATTTATAAATTAGATGTTCTTAACGACGGTTCATCTTGTTACACAATAGTATCAACGGTAACTTCGACAGTATCAACGTTTGCAGACGTTATATCGGGTCCTTGGAATAATTGTATAACTTGTTTAAATAGTTAATAAAATATTATGGCTTGTAAAAAATATATTTTAACAAACAACACCTCACAAGGTTTAACTTTTTCTTATCAAGAATGTTCCAACAATATGTGGGAATACGATATCTTATTAACACCTGGTCAAGTTAGAAATATTTGGTTAGTTAACGGAACTTTTCAAGCGGCTTTAGAGGCACAATTCACAATCACTGAAGAAGTGTTTCCACCTATTTCACCAACACCATCTCAGACTCCGACTAATACACCAACGCCATCAGTTACTCCAACGTTAACTCCTACTCCAACACAATCAGTAACACCAACACGTACATCAACCCCGACTCCAACCCCAACACAAGTAGTGTTTGAATATTCTGATTTAGGGATTGATGATACTTTGTCGGTAAATGCTTGTAATAACTATCCACAGGGAAATGCACCAAGATATTCGACAAAACTATTTTCAAATTTGATTAATGGTGATATTGTTTATTTAAATTTTGCAATGACCTCAACAACTGAAGCATCATTCTATTCTGATGGGCATAATTATATCCAAACTAACGGGTCAGGAGTTATTATAGACACTGGCAGTTGTTAATAACATATTGATGATATTTAATAATAAAGAACTACTAAAATGGCTTGTAAAAAATACACACTAACTAATAACACAGCTCAGGGATTAACTTTCTCTTATCAAGAGTGTTCCAACAATATGTGGGAATACGATATCTTATTAACACCTGGTCAAGTAAGAAATATTTGGTTGGTTAATGGTACGTTTCAAGCCGCTTTATCGGCCCAATTTACTATTGTTGAGGAGACATTCCCTCCTATTTCACCAACACCATCTCAAACTGCGACTAATACTCCAACCCCAACTAATACAAGAACCCCAACTCCAACACCGTCTATCACCGCAACTAATACTCAAACCCCAACTAATACTCAAACCAAAACCCCAACACCTACGCCTACAAACACTGTAACTAACACACCTACAAACACTGTAACTAACACACCAAGTAATACCCAAACACAAACACCAACTAATACCGCAACAAATACACCAACTCAGACACCGACTAATACTATAACAAATACATCAACTCAAACACAAACACCAACAAATACTCAAACAGGTACACCAACGCAAACACCTACAAATACACAAACACCAACTAACACTCAGACTAGTACCCAAACTCAAACCCCGACTAATACTCCAACTAATACATCATCTAACACACCAACACCAACTATTACTCAAACACCAACAAACACCGCAACTAATACTCAAACACCAACTCCAACACCATCAACAACTGAACCTGCTAGATTCCAATTTGCCGTGAATTTCGCAAATAATGCCCTTGATGCTTGTGGTAATTACGGTACGTCTATTGAGATATATGGTATAAATCAATTCTTTGACCAAAATATTTTCTTCTATGATTCTCCTTCAGGACCTGTAACAACTGATATGTCAGGTTTCTATCAGAATTCGGGTCAAGTTGTTGAGTTAGATTCTGCAGGTTATGAATTAAATGGATTCTCAATATGTCCAACATTAACACCAACACCAACACAAACAGCAACTAACACACCAACACCAACTAATACTCAAACACCAACTAATACCGCAACTAATACTCCAACTAATACTCAAACACCAACTAACACAGGAACAAGTACACCAACACCAACACCAACAAGAAATAATTATGTTTACTCGTTATCATCAGGCTCAACCGCTAACTTAGCTTGTGCGGCTAGTCCTATTACAGTTTATGGTTCGGTATCAGGTGGTGTAGGACCAAACTTAGGTGAGACATTATATCAAACAATTGACCCATTATCAAACCCTGTAGGAGTTGCATATTGGTCTAACGGTACCGCTTGGTACAGAACAGATTCTTCAGGAGTTATTGTTCAGACAGACCCTAACGGATGTTAATTCAAATTATTTAAAACAACTTTCATATAAACCCTCCACTTTATTGGAGGGTTTTTTATTTTTTAAAAAAAAGTGTAATGAAAATATTTGTTCAAATTGCGTCCTATAGAGACCCACAACTCGTTCCAACAATTAAGAATATGTTGGAAAATGCTAAAAAACCAAAAAATATTAGATTTGGTATTGCAAGACAATTTCACCCCGATGATAAATTTGACAGTTTAGAAGAATTTGAAGGGGATAAAAGATTCAGAGTTTTAGATATTCCACACGAAGAATCTAAAGGCGTTTGTTGGGCTAGAAACTTAACACAACAACTTTATGAGGGTGAAGAATATACCCTACAAATTGACTCACATATGAGGTTCGCACCTAATTGGGATGACGAGATGATTAAGATGATTAAACAACTTCAAAAGAAAGGTCATAAAAAACCTTTATTAACAGGATATGTTTCATCATTTGACCCTGAAAACGACCCTGCAGGTAGAGTTCAAGACCCTTGGAGAATGGTTTTTGATAGATTTATTCCTGAAGGTGCGGTATTTTTCTTACCTGAAACAATTCCTGGTTGGCAAGATTTAAAAGAACCAATCCCCGCAAGATTCTATTCTGCACACTATTGTTTTACATTAGGTGAATTCTCAAACGAGGTACAACACAATCCCGAATATTACTTCCACGGAGAAGAAATTTCAATCGCCGCAAGAGCATATACTTGGGGTTATGATTTGTTTCACCCACATAAAACATTAATTTGGCACGAGTATACTCGTAAAGGAAGAACAAAACAATGGGATGATGACAAAGAATGGGTTAATAAAAATAATCACTCACACTTAACAAATAGAAAGTTGTTTGGTATGGACGGTGAAACTCAAGAAGGTCACGATGGTCCTTATGGCTTTGGTACCGTTAGAAGTTTAAGAGATTATGAAAAATATGCGGGTCTTTTATTTGAAAAAAGAGCTGTTCAGCAATACACAATTGATAAAAAATATCCGCCAAATCCATACAATTATGAGTCTGAAGACGATTGGAAAGCCGATTTCGCACAAGTATTCAAACACTGTATTGATATTGGTTATTCTTCAGTACCTGAAAAAGATTATGATTTTTGGGTGGTTGCGTTCCACAATGAAAATGATGAAACAATCTTTAGAAAAGACGCTGATAAAAATGAAATTACTTCAATGTTAAGAGACCCTGATGGATATTGTAAAGTATGGAGAGAATTCCAAACAGCAGAAAAACCTAAATATTGGGTTGTATGGCCTCACTCAGAATCTAAGGGTTGGTGTGATAGATTAACAGGAAATCTTTAAAAAATGAAGTTCAATACAATACCAAAATTTGTAGTAAATCTTGAAAGAAGACCTGATAGATTAGAATCCATTAAAAAAGAAATGGAATATCTTGAATGGGATTTTGAGTTATTCAAGGCGGTTGATACTAATAGCCACGTGGGTTGTACACTTTCCCACACGGCTATTTTAAAAATTGCGAAAGAAAGAGGATATAAAGAAGTTCTTATTATTGAAGATGATTGTGTTGTTATGCCGTATGCAAAATCTTTATTAAAAGCAATCGAAGATGAGTGTCAAGGTCTTGAATACGCAGTTTTTAACTTGGCACCAACTTTAAATAGATATGTTAATAGGAGCGAAAAACACCCACTATTAAATGATATTACTAATCTACCACCAGCGTCTCCTGAACACAGAGGTATTTTTGCAACAAATATGATATTGTATCACGAATCATCATATGATGATGTTATTTCCATAGAAGAAGATGAACGTAGAAGATTTTACGCAGTGGATGATTACATATATCAAAAAGTATATTTAAAAAAACAAAGTTATTGTCCAATTCTACCCATAGCACCACAAATTACTAATGACTGGTCAGACGTTTCACAACAAATGTGTAATAATTTTTACGGTCAAACATACAATTGGAACCTTTATAGTGAGGTAAAAATACCTAATGAGTTTATGAATAACGTAAACAATAAAACAATGAAAGAAGAAAACATTCATAAAGAATATTATTATGTCAGTTAAATTTATAACCTGTATTTACGGTGACCTATATGGGACTGAGTTAGGCGGTAGACCATCAAGATTTGGTCATTACTTAAATTCACTTCTCTCACTATTAAAAATGACCGATGCTGATTTTGTGTGTTATACCTCAACAAGAGAAATTGATAGATTAAAAAATTTCTTTTATGTTGAAAATGGTATATCTGAAGATAAATTAAAATTTGAGTTGTCTAACTTAAGAACCACAAGATATGAAACACTACTTCAAAAGTATAAAAACTATGAAGACGCTAAAAAAAGTGATAGATGTTTTGAAATACAATATCAAAAGTTTAGTTGGTGGTGGAACGAAGATAAAACATACGATTATTATTATTGGATTGATGCTGGTTTATCACATAGCGGATTAATACCGAACAAATACCTTACGGTAGAAAACGGTCCAAGAAAGTTTTATGAGTCATCGTTATTTAATAATGATTTTTTAAAAAATGTTGTAGAATTTTCAGGAGATAAATTCTTTTTGATTGGTAAAGATAATGATAGAAATTTTTGGTCTCAAACAGTTGACCCAAAATGGTATACCAATTATGATAGAACAATTCATATTATTGGTGGTATGTTCGGTGGTAAACGAGAATTATGGGAGACATTAGTACCTATGTTTGAGAATTACGCTGACAAGATTATTGAAGAGGATAAAAGACCTTTTCCTGAAGAATTGTTTATGACACTAATGTTTTACAACCATCCAGAATATTTTGTTAGAAAACATTTTGATACTTGGTGGTGTAGAGATAACGCTCCAAGAGAAACCCCTGACAGTTACTTTGTTGAAAACAAAAGTTTCTATAAAATTTTAGAAGAATTAAATAAAATCGATGAGTAAAATTACATTTGTAACCGGACTTTGGAATATTAAACGTGACTCTTTGACTGAAGGATGGTCAAGGTCGTTTGACCATTATCTACAAAAGTTCTCGGAACTTTTAAGACAAGACACTAACTTTATTATTTTTGGTGATAAAGAACTTGAAGAATTCGTATTTTCACAACCAAATAGAAATAATGAAAATACCCAATTTATTGTAAGACCTCAAGAATGGTTTAAAAATGATTTTTATGAAATCATTCAGTCTATAAGAACGAACCCTGAATGGTATAGTCAATCGGGATGGCTGCCAGAATCAACTCAAGCAAAACTTGATATGTATAACCCTCTTGTTATGTCAAAAATGTTTGTATTGCACGATGCAAAAATATTTGACAAATTTGACTCCACACATTTGTTTTGGATTGATGCAGGTATTACAAATACGGTTCATCCAGGATATTTTACACACGATAAAATTCAAGAAAAATTCGATAAGGTATTTCCAAGATTTGGGTTTGTGGCGTTCCCATATGACGCTGAAAATGAAATTCACGGATTCAAATACCCAACGATTAATGATTACGCAGGACAAGATGTAAAACTTGTTTGTAGAGGAGGTTTGTTTGGTGGATTAAAAAGTATGATAACAGACGTTAATAGTCTTTATTATAGTGTTTTAAGTGAGACTTTAGGTAGAGGTTTAATGGGCACTGAAGAATCTTTATTCAGTATTATGTTATACAGACACAACGATATGTTTGATTACCACGAAATTGATGGTAACGGACTTATCTCTAAGTTTTGTGAAGATGTTAAAAATGATACCTATAAAGTTAAAAATATTTCAGGTAAACAGTCTTATAGTGATTTAGATTATGAAAACACCTCACTCTATGTAATTACATTCAATAGTCCTAATCAATTTAAAACATTGATTAAGTCTATGGAGTTATATGATGAAAATTTCTTAACAAAACCTAAAAAGAAATATCTTTTAGATAATTCAAGTGACTTGTCAACTACCGAGGAATACTCGGAACTTTGTAAGTTATACGAGTTTGAACACATTAAAAAAGATAACTTAGGTATCTGTGGTGGTAGACAATTTATCGCTGAACACGCACAAGAAAATGGTTTTGATTTTTATTGGTTCTTTGAAGACGATATGTTCTTCTATGATGGTAAAGATACTGTTTGTAGAAATGGGTTCATTAGAAATATTCAGGACCTATACAATAAGTCTATGAAGATTACCCGAGAAAACTCATTAGACTTTTTGAAACTAAATTATTCTGAGTTTTTTGGGGACAATGGAGTTCAATGGTCTTGGTATAATGTTCCTCAAACAGTTAGAGAAAAGTTTTGGCCTGAAAAACCAAACCTACCTGTTCAAGGATTAGACCCTAATGCGCCAAGAACTAAATTTGATGCAGTATATTCATATCAAGGATTACCTTATGGTATTGGTGAAGTTTATTATTGTAACTGGCCACAAGTTGTTACAAGATATGGAAACGAGAAAATGTTCTTAACAACAAAGTGGGACCGTCCTTTTGAACAAACTTGGATGAGTTACATTTTCCAAGAAACTAAAAAGGGTAATATCAAGTCGGCATTGTTATTTGCAACCCCAACTGAGCACGATAGATTTGAACATTATGACAGAAGCTTGAGAAAAGAGTCTTAACAAAGTATTTATCTTTGTATGGAATTCTTTATCAGAAAAAATGCTACTTTACCTGTATTAAAAATGCAGGTCGTTCAAGACGGTAGGTCAGGTTATTTGGAGTTGATGGACCTTTTAGAGGTTTCAACAATATACTTCTCAATGATTAATGAGGCAACGGGTATTCCCAAGATTGTTTCAGCGCCCTGTTCTATTGTTAGTTTAATTTTGGCTGACGGAGCTCCAACAGAATATTATATCTACTATCAATTTACTGCAAGGGACACAAATACTCCTGGTAGATACAAAGGACAATTCTTAATCAAGAACTTTGAGGGTGATTTAATTGTTCCTATTAGAGAAGAGTTGTATATTAATGTTGAAGACAGCTTTATTGCAAAAACTGCTTGTTGCTAATTGACAGATTCACTTTTACAATCTATATTTATAGTTGAATGAGTAAGACAAACTCCACACGGTGTGGAAGAAAATAAGTCACTCGGTAAAACTTAAATTATGATTGAACAACAAGAAATCAAAGAATTCTTGGAAGGGAACGACCCTGAAGAATTTATCGTGGCGGTAGAATTTGATTACGCCTCAGACTCCATTTATAAAATCAAAGAAATTCCTGGTAAGGGTAAAGAAATCCGAAAAGATACATTCATTCCATTTTGTTGGGTTGGTGATTTACGTGGATTAAATTTCTACGGAAACTCCAAAGGAGCCCAAAAAGAAGCAATGTCAAAACACGGGATTGTTATTGACAAATTAGATACTCACGGTGATGAACGAATGGAAAAAGGTTTGACCTATATGGTTAAATCTTTGAAGGGGTATAGAAGTTTGATTCAGTTCTTCCGTGATGGTGGAGCAGACCCTTGGGGTGAAAAATTTAAAGATAAGATTTTGATTCTACCACCTGTAGAACAATATTTCGTTTCAAAACAAAAACGATTATTTAAGGGGTATGAAGACTATGATGACGTGTCTCGATTGGTATTCGACTTAGAGACGACCTCACTCGAACCAAGAGACGGTCGTATCTTTATGATTGGTATTAGAACAAACAAAGGTTATAATAGAATTATCGAATGTATTGATGAGACACAAGAGAAGAGCGGTATTATCGAGTTCTTCAAAGTAATTAATGAACTCAAACCAAGTATTATCGGTGGTTACAACTCAGCAAACTTTGACTGGTATTGGATTTTTGAAAGATGTAAGGCGTTGGGAATTGACATCAAAAAAATATGTCACTCATTACATCCCGAACATTCCATATCACAAAAGAAAAACTTGTTGAAACTCGCAAACGAAGTTGAGGATTTTATGCAGACTTCTATTTGGGGTTACAATGTAATTGATATTATTCACGCGGTCCGTAGAGCTCAAGCAATTAACTCATCAATCAAATCTGCGGGTTTGAAGTATATTGCAGAATATGTAAACGCAAAAGAACCAGACCGAGTTTATATTGGTCACGACTCTATTGGTAAGATGTATCAGGAGAAGAAAGAGTATTGGTTAAACATCAAAAATGGTGAGTATCGTAAAAAGGGTGACTATGTTGATTTGGATAAAAAGTTTCCTGACACTTATCTATTAACTGATGGTGCCGAATTGGTTGAACGATATCTCCAAGATGACTTGGAAGAAACCTTAAAAGTTGATAAAGAATTCAACCAAGCATCGTTTCTACTTGCATCAATGATTCCAACAACATATGAGCGAGTATCTACAATGGGTACGGCAACACTATGGAAGATGTTGATGTTAGCGTGGTCTTACAAACATAATTTGGCAATACCAGCAAAACAATCCAAGACAGACTTCGTAGGTGGATTGTCTCGTCTACTTAAAGTAGGGTATTCTAAAAGCGTATTAAAGCTCGACTTCTCGTCACTTTATCCATCAATTCAGTTGGTTCACGATGTGTTCCCCCAATGTGACGTAACAGGTGCGATGAAAGGTATGTTAAAATACTTCCGTGATACTCGTATCTTGTACAAACAACTTGCTGAGGAGTATTATGAATCTGACCCCAAAAAATCAGCATCATACAACAACAAACAGTTACCGATTAAAATCTTCATCAACTCGATGTTCGGTGCGCTTTCAGCTCCACAGGTATTTGCTTGGGGGGATATGTATATGGGAGAACAGATTACTTGTACGGGTAGACAATATCTTCGTCAAATGATTAAATTCTTTATGTCTCGTGGTTACATTCCACTTGTAATGGATACGGACGGTGTGAACTTCTCGTCACCTGAAGATGTTGATAGTCACAGATACATTGGTCGAGGATTAAATTGGAAAGTAAAAGAGGGTAAAGAGTATACGGGACCTGATGCTGACGTTGCAGAATACAACGATATCTTTATGAGAGGTGAAATGGCACTGGATACCGATGGTGTTTGGCCATCGTGTATAAACCTTGCTCGTAAGAACTATGCTCTACTTACCGATTCAGGTAAAATCAAATTGGTTGGTAACACAATCAAATCAAAGAAACTACCTGGTTACATCGAAGAGTTTTTGGATAAGGGTATTAAACTTTTATTAAAGGGTGATGGTAAATCATTTGTGGAGTATTATTACGAGTATCTACAAAAGATTTGGGACCAACAAATTCCTTTGGCCAAAATCGCTCAAAAAGCTAAAGTTAAACAAACACTACAGGACTACAAGTTTCGTTGTACACAGAAGACAAAAGCAGGGTCTCTGATGTCAAGACAAGCACATATGGAACTTGCAATTCATCACGGATTAAATGTTAACTTGGGGGATATGATTATGTATGTTAACAACGGACAAAGAGCTTCTCACGGAGATGTTGTTAAGAAAGGTGATACTGTGACGTTAAATTGTTATATGTTGAACCCTGAAGACCTTGAGAACAACCCTGAAATGACTGGTGAATACAATGTTGCGAGAGCGATTACAACGTTCAACAAACGTATTGAACCTCTTATGGTTGTATTTAAAGAAGAAGTGAGAAAGAGTCTAATTGTTGCTGACCCATCAAAAAGAGGTTTATTTACCACAGCTCAATGTGAACTTATCAATGGTTTACCTTTGGGTAATGGGGACCAAGATGAACTCGAAGAAGTTATGACAATGTCTGACGGTGAAGTTTCTTATTGGAAGAAACGAGGTCTTGAACCTGATTATATGTATGAATTAGCCGAAGAAGGTTGGGAACAACATATTTAATATTATGAAACTGAAACACATCGTTGACTTTAGTGTTAACAATCCCGAAGCCGATTTTTGGTTAATTCGTAAAGGAGATGAAACAACTGTTGGAACACCTACTCGTGAGTTTTCTCCTGAACATATTGGAGTTACGGTAACTCGTCCTGATTTGGTTATACCTGATTATCTTTACTACGTATTTCAATACCTTGTAAATCAAGGTAAGATTGCGTCGTTATCTCACGGTACAACTAGATTAAAAAATATTACGATTAGTGATTTAGGTAATATTTCTATAAATTAGTTTGATTGACGTGGAATGGGGGTATCATCAAATTCTGTGATACCATTATTCTTTAATATCTCTCTACCAATATCCTGTAATTCACCTCTTCTACAAGTGGACCAATACCAAGCAATGTCGTATTGATAAATTCTATGGTCTGTATCATACCATCTTGGTGTTCCATCTAATTCACTAGTCCACGGATTGTCAGTGTCTAACACATTTGATTTGAAGAAATTTTTATTCCACAGACCCATTTGATGTCCCATTAAATACCGTGAATGTTGGGAGTATCTAAATAGGTTATCCTCAACCGATACGTAATTAATTTCACCCCAAGCACATTTATGAAATCTCAATGAGTGCATATCAAGTTCATAAAACTTGTCCAAATATTCTTGTTTAAATTCAAATGGTGCATACGCCCAATTATCTTCTTGCATATAAAATAGAATATCAGAAGGAACTTGTTCAAAACCTTTTTTGAGTCTATACCCCCACTCACCTTTACCTGATTTAATGTGGTTAACTTCATTAACAAATGAAGGTTCTTTTTCTTCAGTTAAGAAGTAAATTGGTCCGTGATTTGTGGTATATTTTTTAAATAAATGGTACCAAGTGTCCCAATATGTAGAGTATGCATCCATTGTGTGGATTAAAATCGGGACTTCATTAATATTTTCTATTCTCATAGAAAAAAAATATGATTAATCTAAAAAAATTGAATATTAAGATTGTTTTAATCCGTCTGATGATAAGATATACCAATTACCTGCACAAAATCTAAACTCAACACAAGCGCCCCAATCTAACATAATTTCATCATAAACCTCATCAACTCTACCAATATCAGGCATAACTAAAACTTTGGTTAACGCTTTAACAACTACGTGGTCAGTAGTTGTACTGTTTAATCTTAATTTAGAATTATCCACACTTTTGACTACAACACAAGATTCTCCAGCTGTATCATAGTAAGCTTCAGATACTATTGATATTTCGGAAGTTTCTTGAATTTGTCCGTTAATAATTCTTTGAGATGGAATACTTTTAATAACAGCCATAATTAGATAACATAAATTTGACGAGGCATTGCCCTAAATTTCATTTGTTTATTTAGGTTTTCTGCAGTTAGAGCTTCTTTTTCCATTTGTTTTTCAGGACGTAATCTTTCAAGTCTTGCTTTTAATTCTTCGTCTAACTTAGTCTTTTCGTCTTTAGCTTCAGTTAAAAGGGATTGATAATCCATAACAAGTTCACTATCAGGAGTTTTTAAGTTACCTGAGTATTTTCCTCTAACCCTTGCTAAAGTTTCTTTACAGTAAGCGGTAAACCACCTTCTAACCCATTGTTGTGCGGGAGCATTTAAATCCTCCCAACTTAAATCTTCGATTGGAACGTCTGAAGGTAATTTGATGACATCAGGATTGTCTCTTAAACAATCTTTTCTACTATCACCATCAACATCATAATACCAATACCATACGGCTTTACCCGCATATTCAGAGTAGTTACTCCAGTTAAAATTACCACCAGGTGTGTTATACAAATGAACCATTTTTTTACCGTCCGGTAATCCTGTAATTCTATATGTTAATGAACCACCTAAGATTCGGTTAAGAATATTTGCTTCTTGATATCTAATTAGGTAGTCAAAACCACTCATCATAAAGTACGAACCTGCGTTACCATATTGTGCATAACCTGCTTGGTTACCACCAAGACCTACACCTGCAAAACCAAAATCAGCGGTACCCCAAAGAGCCACGTTTTGCCAAGGTTGGTTTGAGAACCATAGTAATTCGTTTACCTCACGACCTGCTGGTATCTCATAAGTTTGTGTGTTGGCACTAAGAATAAAGTAATCTTTTTTAAGAACCCAAGGACCAACTGTTTGTAGACCAACAATCTTTGAATAGGCATAGGTGTATTGGTCCTCAAGATTAAATGTTCTTGTAATTAGTGCGTTTGCAACTGATTTTTCACTCATATTAAGGTTAACCAAGTTAACCCATTGAGATTCTATTAACCAATCTAAAACATATTGTTCATAGTCTTGGATTGATAGTTCCATTAACGAGTCCATCATTTCATCCTCAAGCTCAACACTTCTAAGTGGTGCACCTAACTGATGTTTAATTCTCGTATAAATTTTACTTCTTTCTGGTTCTGGAATTGCTGCCATACCTATAAATAGTTTATTAAAGGTTTAAGTTGTAAATCAAATCTGACTCATCAAAAACATACTCCCCCATAACAATATTTGGTGTGTTTCTGAAGATAACAACTCTTCTCATTTTTATGTTAACAAACACCATCCAATCAACATTATAGTATCTTACTTCACCACTACCGATAATAACTATTTTACCATCGGCAGGTTTTAATTCCATAAAACCCTTTACCTGACAAGTATTTTTTTGACCATTTATAAAAACTTCTAAGTCAATTTTTTGGACGGCATCTTTGACTGAACCAGACCCTGCAGTTGTAACAACTTTTGAATTTGGTATTTTTTCGGTAATTACTTTTTTTGCGAATTCTTCTCGTTTAGACCCTTGTTCATTTGTACGAAGTAATAAAGCCATCATATTTTGGAATGTTGCGCTTTTTGGGTCAAAAATTCTGTCCTGATATTTTTCAATAAAGTTACAGAGTCTTTTCATTTCCGCAACTTGATTTTGTGGTGGTACTGCAAATGATATTGGTTCTTGACCTGAACGAGTAATAACTTTATTAATATCTTTAATTAATGGACAAATTACGGTGTAGTTTGTGTTCAGATAATTTATATCTGAACGACCTTCTTTTTCCAAATTGTATACACCAGCTAATTCACCTTTAGAATAGGGAAACCACTTGTCTGCAAATTTTCTTTTAATTATTTTATTAATTGTGTTCTTGTAAATCTCAACAACATTTTCATTAACACTAAATAAAACTCGGTAAAAATCTTTTTCTTCTTTAGAACAACTTTCAGATTTACCTTCCAAGATTAAACCTTTAACTTCTTTTATTTCGGTTAAACGAGTCTCAGACCTCATCTTGTATAACCCCTCGACAAAATCCCAATTAACTGCGGTCCAAAAGTTTTTAATGTATTCGTCTCTTTTGTTTTTGTATTTTAGATAGTAAGCGTGTTCCCACAAGTCTAAACCTAACAATGGGAATCCTCCATCCTCAATAACATTCATTAGTGGATTGTCTTGGTTTGGAGTGGACATCACCTTTAGAGTATTTTTTTTAGTAATAATCAACCAAACCCAACCTGAACCAAATCTTTCTGTTGCAATTTTTTCAAATTCTTTTTTGAATCTATCAAAACTACCAAAATCTTTTATGATTCTTTGTTTAATATCATTACCAACTTTCATCGGTTTTGGTGATAACATATTCCAAAACAATGCGTGGTTAAACGCCCCACCTGCATTATCTCTAACTGCCTTTGGATACTTTGAAATGTTTCTTATGATTTTTTCTAAATCGTTGTTTTTTGATTTTCTTTTAGAGAGTAAGTCATTTAACTTATTTACATAACCCTTGTAATGTTTGTTGTAATGAACATTCATTGTTTCGGGGTCAATAAATCTTTTCAGGGCTGTGTAGGCATAAGGTAGGTCTTCAATACCTATCTTCTTCATTTCGTTAATTAAAACTTTTACCTCTTCTTTTTTTTGTTCTTGTAGAATTTGTTTTTCAACTCTTTCTACTGATTCTTGTAAGTGTTGCATATTAAGGTATATTTCCTTATAAATAACAGGAAGATACACTTTTATCTCATTCTACTAATCTCTTTCAAAATTTCCTCAACAACATTTGTTTCATCTTGAGTATCACCCATCACGGTTCCAATAATTTTTTTCTTGTTATTGAGTATGTCATAGATGATTCCTTCGATTGTATTTTCAAAAATTGGGTAGTAAACCAAAACATTATTTTTCTGTCCGTATCGGTAAGCTCGGTCCTCAGATTGACTGTGGTCTGACGGTAAGAATGATAAATCATTCATAATAACGGCTTCGGCTGCGGTTAGTGTGATACCAACACCTGCTGCTTTAATATTACCAATAAACACTTTTACTTTCTCATCTTCTTGGAATCTATCAACTGAATCTTGTCTTTGTGTTTTTGACATTGACCCATCAAGACGTACCGCAGATTTACCAAAGTGTTCATATATTTTTTCTAAAGAGTTTGTAAAATTACAAAAAATGATAACTTTTTTTCCTTGTTCTATTATGTTCTCTGCAAGTTCAATTGTGTGGTTAACTTTTTCATCAGCAATAACCTGTCTAACTTGAGTTAACTTTGTAAACTGAAGAGATAAGTTTTTACTCTCATCAGGATTTTTTTCATACCAATTATAATAATCACCCATCACTTCCTCATACAATTTTGACTTGAGTCGTAAATAAACAGGTGTGATAATTTTATCTGGTAAATCTAAAACGTCTTCTTTTAGACGACGAAGGACTGTTGTTGTGGTTCGGTCTCTCAATTCTTCTAAATTAGAAGCCCCCATTACATTCCAAACTTTTCTTGGACCCACTTTGAATTGGTATCCCGCACAATATCTGACAACATACGCCATCCAATTCTTGGCAACAGGTGAATCAACTAATGATAATAAGTTAAAATAATTGATTGGTCTTGATGTCATTGGGGTTCCTGTTAATAACCAAAGTCTGTCAACATCTTTAACAATATCGTTAATTAATTTTGTTCTTTGAGCTTGAACATTTTGAATATAATGAGCCTCATCAATAATAACCAAATCAAACTTATCTTTAAAAATTTGAGATTTTTCTTTGTTTTTTGTGTCGTGAAAATTTTTGATAATATCATAATTCATTATCAAAATATCGTGTTCACTTGAATAGTTTTTACCTTCACATACGTAACTTGTTTTGTCACTATAGAGTTGGTATTCTCGTTGCCAGTTAATTTTTAAAGATGCTGGACAAATAATTAAAATCTTTTTAGCACCTGTCTCCAATGACGCAATAATTGTTGAGGTAGTTTTACCTAACCCCATATCATCGGCCAAAATGTATTTCTTATTTCTTAATAATTGTTCGATTGCAACTTTTTGGTGGTCCAATGGAGGACGGTGAGAATATTTTGAATAATCTATTTCACCAATATTAACCTTATTGTCTTTGATAATAGATGCCTTCGGAACCCAATATTCTTGTAATTCATCGGATTCAAAAAACTTTCCCCAAATATGAAACGCTTTATCTCTTTCACATAAAATCTTTTCCACCCACATTTTTTCGGGGACGGTCATTAAGAATTTATCATCAGCAAGTTTTTGTGAAAAGTATGAATCAAGTACCACCCATTTACGAGCAACTTTAGGTACAACATCTTTATTCTCAAAGATGTAATCACATTGGCTTCTTGTAGGGAAAAATTTAGGGTTTTTTTCTAACTTAATTTTTAAGTTAATAATGTGGTTATTGGCCCCTTGGTATTCCTCTAAAATCTTGATTGCCTTCGATTCTATTGTTCTTGGTTCTGCCATCAAAAAGCATTTTACATAATAATAATCAATATAATTGTATTTATCAATATGGGAGAAAAATTAGTTCCAATTACAAGATTAGGTAAATTCTTTGGTGGTGAGGATTATGCCCTTGATATTGCAATGGGTTCAGAGTGGTTAGAGGGTGATATGAACTTTACCGTAATCCTTTATAGAGTCGACAGATATAAAACAAATACTGATGATGTTTATGGAGAAGCTTTGGAAGGTGGTATCAAATACCTACCCCCTGTTGAACTTAAGGGTCTTGTTCAAATTATGGCACCTACCACACAATTCTTAGGTCAGAGTAGGGTTGAACAAATGGAACCTGGTAATATGAAATTTTCTGTTTACCAATCTTATCTTGATGAACTTGGTGTTGATGTAATGTTTGGTGATTACTTGGGTTATTATTTAACTGAAGATAAGGTTAGATATTTCTCTGTAGCCGATGATGGAAGGGTTACTTCAGACAATAAACATACGTATGGTGGTTATAAACCATTCTACAGAACAATTATCGCAACCCCGGTTACGGTAAATGAATTTGACGGATTTTAATGAAAATCATCATCACAGAGAGACAATACAATATGTTAAGACTCCAACGAAGATTGGGGTATGTCGATGAACACATAAGTGACTTGGACCGTGATTCTGTTTGTGATTATTGGAGTAAAGATGAAATTAGAGAATATGTTGATTCATCAATGGCAAATATTGTCGAACAATTATGTGAACAAATTGGTAATGATGATTTATATGAGTATATCTATCAATATCTTATTGACAATGGGTATCAATCACAATTTAGGGATTTCTTTATTCACACCTACGATAACTATTGTTCAAAATAATTATAATATATGAAAATACTAATTACTGAATCACAATTTGAATCTGCCTTTTTAGGTAAAAGAGTTATGGTGTATTATAACCTACACAAACATACTTTTTCAGTAACGTTTGATGGTAAGGTTATTATGCACGCCGACTTTGTAAAATTAAGTGATGTGGAGTTCAGAGTTAGAAAGGGTGGTAGAGACCGAGTTCGTCGTGAAAAATCAAAAAATGTTCACGCATTTGTTATTGGTTACTTGGAAGATTTTTGTCAATACCCTTGTGAAAATATCCCTAAAGAACCAAACGGTATTGTTGTAACATATAAGCCCGATGTTTATGACTCATTTGTTTACAAAGATACTGAAGAACCAGTATTTCACGCCAATGCGGTTGATATGGTAAATCGTAAAAATAAAATTTTTATTGTTAATAACTAATATGGGGTTCCCAAAGCAAATAAAACCAAACATAGATTTAGTTCCACCAAAAATTTTATCCGAAAGAAGACGAGAACTTCTTGAGTATATTCAAAAAGATGGGACATATCTACCAAAGTCCGTATTACACGCTGATTTGGATAGGGGTATGCTCGATTTTGTTAAGGATTCTTTAAAACTTGTTGTTGAGGGTAAAACAGTTCCTGTTATTGATAAAATTATCACAACACAAAATTGGTCACAGTTTACTGAAACTTGGAACTTTAAAGACCCTGACTTCAATACGAACCCACCATTTATTACAACAGTTAGAAATCCTGAAGTTAAATACGGAACCAATCCATCCACACAGTATACTATTCCAAATAGAAAACAATTTTATTATGCTACAGTTCCTACTTGGAACGGAAACGTAAAAGGGTATGATGTTTATACAATCCCCCAACCTGTTCCTGTGGATATAAAATATAGTGTAAAAATAATCTGTAATAGAATGAGAGAGTTAAACACATTTAATAAAAATGTGATGCAAACTTTTTCATCAAGACAGGCATATACCTTTATTAAAGGTCAGTATGTTCCAATCATTATGGATAACGTTACGGATAATTCTGTTATGGATTTGGACAAAAGAAAATATTATGTCCAAAGTTATGATTTTACAATGTTAGGTTACTTGATTGACGAAGAAGAGTTCCAAGTAAAACCCGCGGTTAGTAGAGTATTAGAATTATTTGAAGTTGATGCAAGTTTGGCAAATGCTAAACGAGCAGAGATTATGCCACCAAACCCAAATGAATTTCCATTCAATTTTATTTACACATCGGGTAATACAAGTTTAAGTGATATTGTTGATTACCGAATTGATTTAAATTTAATGGGTACAACAAATGTTGATTCATTTGATGTTTACATAAATGGTGATTACTATGGTTCTGATTTAGACTTAATCCAACTCAACACAAATGATATTATTTTGATTGAGGTTAATAAAGAAACTGTTGGTCAAGAAGCAAATATAGACTTTGTTGCCAAGTTGGTTTAATCCTCTCCGTAGATATCTTTTTTTTCTTTACACTTTTCGGCAATTAAGTTTTCCAAAAACTTATGAATCTTTAAACCGTGTTTTTCACAGTGTTTTTTTAACATTGTGTGCGCTTCAACAGAAATCTTTAAATTCTTTATTTTATGAGGTGTTTTGTCCATAAGGCAGAATAAAGGCAGAATAAATTCTTACCGTTTACAAATACATATTCAAAAGTCAAGTTTTTTGTGTTTTAATCAAATATTTATGATAAAAATAAATTCATTTTTAGAAAAGAATAACTAAATGGCAACAGCACAAGCAAATCAAAAGGTTTTCGTCTCACCCGGCGTTTATACTTCAGAAACAGACTTATCTTTCGTAGCACAAAGCGTAGGTGTTACAACTTTGGGATTAGTTGGGGAGACTTTAAAGGGTCCAGCCTTCGAACCAATCTTCATTACAAATTACGATGAATTCCAAACATTTTTTGGTGGAACAGAACCAGTAAAATTTATCGGAACTCAAATCCCTAAATATGAGGCGGCTTACATTGCAAAGTCTTACCTACAACAATCTAACCAATTATTCGTAACAAGAATTTTAGGTTTGTCAGGGTATGATGCTGGTCCATCTTGGTCAATTAGATTAATTGCCAATGTTGATGGAACAACTGTTGGAATTGACACAGGATATGCTATCCCTCAAAACTTTACTGCAAACTTTAGTGGATATTCATCAGGTAGTACGATTACATTCACATCGTCATTACCTTCAGTGTTATCTAATGAGTTGAATGTTCAGTATACATTAGCGGATGGTTCAACATCAACTTATAATTCAGACATCACATCGTTTGTTCAAAGTATATCAGGTAATACAAATCTTTCAGCAACAACTGCAGTTGTTTACGGAGCAATCCCAACAACAGGTTATACAAACCTTGATGGAACATTTACAGGTTTAACTAACCAATTTGGTTGTGATAGTATTGATTTGGAAGCTAACGATTTAACTGACGGAAACAACGACACTTGGTTCTACGCGGCATTCAATCCAACAACAGGTAATGGTTACTCAGGTTATTCTTGGGATTATGCAGTTTCAAACTACTTTACAGGTGCTTCGGGAACATTCTACGGAACATTGTCAGGTAGTATCTACACTTATAGTGGTACCGCTTACACAGATTACAACAACTTAGTAATTGCGACTCTACGTTCAAGAGGTATTTCAATCTATGACGCTAACGACCACGGTATGACTTACCAAGTTACAGGTCTTACAGATTTACAAATGGTTACAACAGGTGCATACTCAGGTATATCACAAAGTCCTTTTGCAACATTCCAATTGAGTGGGGCAACTTATCAAGGTTCAGGATTTACATTTGATGTATCATTCCAATCAAACAATTCAAATTATATTACAAAAGTATTAGGTGTAACAAACTTCTTCAAACCAAGAACTCAAGTTCCTGTATTTGTTGAGGAGTCTTACCCTGGTCTTTTAAACTATGGTTATAATAAAGGTTACATTAGAGGTATCCAGCCAGAAATGGTTGCTTTACCTGAAGCAAGAGATACTTCATCTACAACGACAATCGCTTGGTACCTTGATAGATATCAAACACCTAAAACACCTTATGTTGTATCTGAATTAAGAGGTAACAAGGTTTACAAATTATTTAGATTTGTTTCCATATCTGATGGTAACTCGGCTAACACAGAAGTTAAAATTTCAATTGCTAACCTTTCGTTCAGTAATATGACATTTGACATCTTAGTTCGTGATTTCTTTGACACAGATGCAAATCCTGTTGTTTATGAAAAATACACAAACTGTACGATGGACCCGGGTTCAAACAGTTTCGTAGCTAAAAAAGTTGGTTCATCAGATGGTGAATATCCTTTAAACTCGGCATATATTATGATTGAGTTATCTGACGAATATGTAATAGATGCACTTCCTTGTGGATTCTATGGTTTAGAATCAAGAGTTTACGAAACAGCATCAAATCCATCACCTTTCGCAATAATCAAAAACAAATATTATTATCCAGGTGAAACAGTATTTGACCCACCGTTTGGTACAACTGCAGGTGGTTCTAACATTGTAACCTCATCAGGAGATATCGTAAGAAGAACTTACTTAGGTTTTTCAAGTTCTTTAGGTATTGATTCTGACTTGTTACAATACAAAGGTAAACAAAATCCTGTCACTAACTGGTACTTGGCTACAGAATCGGCACCTTGGAATTACTTAACACAAGGTTTCCATATGGATTCAGGGGCAACAATTGTAACTATCGGTGATGCATTCGTAACTAGTGGACAAGCGGCGTTTGTTTGTGGTGTTGCTAATTTCTCTGACGAACCTACAACTCAAGAAAACCCATACTACTTCTTATATTCAAGAAAATACACTATGTGTTTCCAAGGTGGATTTGACGGATGGGATATCTATAGAGAGTTTAGAACAAACCAAGATAGATTCGCATTAGGTGCATCAGGTTTCTTACAAGGTGCTTACCCATCAGTTAGATACCCTAACGCTACAGGAGACGGTACATTTAAAAGAATAGTTGTTGCTAACAACACTCAAGACTTTGCTAACACCGACTACTACGCATACTTACTTGGTATCTTGTCGTTCAACAACCCTGAATCAACAAACATCAATGTATTTGCAACCGCAAGTATCGATTATGTTAACAACTCTAACTTGTGTGAATTGGCAATCGGAATGGTGTCTAACGAAAGAGCAGACTCTGTTTATATCGTAACAACACCTGATTACAATATGTATACACCTGATGGTAACAGTCAGTATGAAATTATCTACCCACAAGAAGCGGTTGATAATCTTGACCAAACTGGTATCGACTCAAGTTACACAGCGACATTCTACCCTTGGATTTTAACAAGAGATACTGTTAACAATACACAAATCTATCTACCACCAACAGGTGAGGTTTGTAGAAACTTAGCATTGACTGATAACATTTCATTCCCTTGGTTCGCATCTGCGGGTTACACAAGAGGTCTTGTAAACTCAATCAAAGCAAGATTAAAACTAACTCAAGAAGATAGAGACACTCTTTACCAAGGTCGTATCAACCCTATCGCAACTTTCGCAGACGTAGGAACAGTAATTTGGGGTAACAAAACTCTACAAGTTTCTGATTCAGCATTGAACAGATTGAACGTAAGAAGATTGTTACTACAAGCTCGTAAGTTGATTTCAGCTGTAGCGGTAAGATTATTGTTTGAACAAAACGATGAAATCGTAAGACAACAATTCTTGGATTCTGTAAACCCAATCTTGGATTCAATCAGAAGAGATAGAGGTCTTTACGACTTCCGTGTAACAGTAAGTTCTTCACCTGAAGATTTAGACAGAAACACATTAACAGGTAAGATTTACTTAAAACCAACGAAGGCACTTGAATTCATCGATATCGAATTCTTCATTACTCCAACAGGAGCTTCGTTTGAAAATATCTAATAAACTACTAATTATAAGTGGGGTTAATCACCCCACTTTTTGCCAATATGAAAAGAGAATTTAAAGAAGGTATATCAAAACACGGGACACCAGACCTTAAGTATTATGCTTTTGACTGGGATGATAACATTGTCCATATGCCAACTAAAATTATTTTACAAAGTGAAGATGGTGATGATGTGGAAATGTCTACAGATGATTTTGCTGAATACAGAAGTAAAATAGGAAAAGAAAAATTCGATTACAAAGGTGAGACTATTGTAGGTTTTTCTGATGACCCATTTAGAAACTTCAGAACACCTGGTGACGGACAGTTTTTAATAGACGCTATGAGAGCTAAACCAGGACCTGCTTGGGATGACTTTGTAGAAGCAATCAACAACGGGTCCATTTTTGCAATAATCACTGCAAGGGGTCATAACCCGAACACAATTAAAGAGGGGGTTTTCAACTATATTATAAACAATTATAAGGGTATTGATAAGGAGAAACTTTTAAAGAACTTAAGAAAATATCGTGAGTTTGCTGGTGAAGAAGAAATGACCGAGACACAACTTATACGTTCATATTTAGAAATGAATCGTTATAACCCTGTAAGTTTTGGTGATGCGTCAGGTGCTCAAAACCCTGAACAGGCGAAAATAAGAGCTTTAGAAGATTTTATTTATTATATTAAATCGATGGCCTCTTTACTTAAAGGTAGGGCGACCCTCAAAAAAGACATTGCAAATAAATTTATTCCTGCTGAACCTAAAATAGGTTTCTCTGATGATGATTTAAAAAATCTAGAAGCAATTAAAGGATATTTTAAAGACAAAGAAGAAGGATTAACTACTTATTCAACAGCTGGAGGAATTAAAAAGCAATATTAAATAAACTGGAAACTAGAACTAGATACAATGCAATTGTAGTAATTTAACTTTAAAAAGTCAATAGGTAAAAAAACTACAAATTGTATATTTATAGATAAATTAACAAAGTAAAAGAAACAAAGAACAATGGCTGATTTATTAATGAAAATGCCGATACCTTACGAACCTAAAAGAATGAACCGATTCATTCTAAGGTTCCCATCATCTTTGGGTATCAACGAATGGTTTGTAGAGAGCGCTGCTCGACCACACATTACAATTAATCCGGTTGAAATACCGTTTTTAAATACATCTACATTCGTTGCGGGTAGATTTAACTGGCAGACAATTCCTGTAACATTCCGTGACCCAATTGGACCTTCAGCAGCACAAGCTATGATGGAATGGGTTCGTTTATGTGCGGAATCTGTAACTGGTCGTATGGGTTATGCCGCGGGTTACAAAAAAGATGTCGACCTTGAGATGTTAGACCCAACAGGTGTTGTAGTAGAAAAATGGATATTATATGGAACATTCTTAAGTGATGTTAACTTTAACCAGTTGAATTACAGTCAGGATGGATTAGCAACCATTGCAACAACACTTAGAATGGACCGTTGTGTGTTAATTTATTAAGAATTGTTTATTTACTTTTTTTTCAATTTATATTTAACCGTAGAGCTAAACTCTACGGTTTTTTATTATGGATGAATCAGCACAATATGGACAGATGGAATTTTCATTACCACACGATGTGGTACCGCTACCATCAAAAGGAATTTTTTACAAAAATAAAAAAGACAGTGTAAAAGTCGGATACTTAACAGCTGCAGATGAAAATATTCTTATGGCTGGTGGTAGAGATATGACATTGAATCTATTAAGAGCCAAAATTTATGAACCAGGTCTTAGACCTGAAGAATTAATGGAAGGTGATGTTGAAGCGATTTTAATTTTCTTACGTAATACATCTTTTGGTTCTGATATGGAAATTACGGTAACTGACCCAAAAACAGGTAACCCATTCAAAACAAATGTTGATTTGAGTGAATTGGATATCAATAAAGGAAAGTCTCCCGATGAAGATGGGACTTGGACCGTTATGTTACCAATGTCAGGAAAAAATGTTAAATTAAGACCACTTACATTCGGACAATCAATCGAATTAACAAATCAGTTAAATACATACCCCCAAGGTAGAATTGCTCCAAGAAGAACTTTAAGACTCCAAAGAGAAATTGTCTCAGTGGATGGTAATACTGATAAAGCTGAAATTGCTAAGTTCTCAGAACAAATGCCTTTAGCTGACTCAAAATTCATAAAGAAATTTATGGATGACAATGAACCCAAATTAGACTTAAGTCGCGTCGTTATAGCCCCGTCAGGAGAAAAGCTCACAGTGAATGTTGGGTTTGGGGTTGAATTTTTTCGCCCTTTCTTCTGAACATAGGCAAACCCAATTAGACGAATTTTATTATTTGGCAAAACTTCTTCATATAGGATGGGGGGAGTTTTTGTCTATGCCCATTTTTTACAGAAAATATCTTTTAAATAAGTGGATTGAAGATAATCAAAAACCATAAAATCAAAGTAGTCCTATTTATAGAAAAAAAGAATCGCTATGGGTCAAATGGATGAATTGTTTGAAAGTCTTGAAAAGTTCCTTAAACCTTTGGAAACATCCAAAGATATGTTTAAGGCTATTGATATTGCGGTTAGAGATGTAAATAATTCTTTTGGGGAGTCAAGAACTAGAGTTACCGAGTTTTCAACAAGTATTGCTGATAGTGTAAGAGAAGTTACAAGACTTGGTGGTTCAGCTTCTAGCGCTGGCGCAACAATTGCCGCAATTGCTGAAGGGTCTCGAAGAAATATGATTGCTACAACCGAAACAATCACAGAACTTTACGCTACCAGTGAATATCTTGGTAAATCAGTTTCGCAAATTACAGACGCATTTGGAAAGGCGGGTATGGAGGCGTCTTTAATTGCAGAAAGAACTGTTGACAGTATAAGTTATGTTCAGAGTTTAGGTTTAAACGCCAAAGAAATTATGGGGGATGTCGTAGAGAATATGGATATGATGAACCAATTTAATTTCCAAGATGGTGTGATGGGTTTAACAAAGATGGCGGCTCAGGCATCTATGTTGAGATTTGATATGAATAAGACAGCTGAATTCGCCGACTCAGTTATGGACCCAGAAGGTGCAATCAAAATGGCGTCAACATTCCAAAGACTTGGTGCAACAATGGGAACTTTAGTTGACCCGTTTGCATTGATGGATGCTTCTATTAATGACCCTGGTAAATTACAAGATAGTATTATCAATATGGCCAAAACATATGCTCAGTTCAATGAAGAAACGCAAAGATTTGAGATTAACCCATATGGTTTAAGAATGTTAAAGGAAATTGGACAAGAAACTGGTTTAGGTGCAGAAAACTTGAAGAAAGCCGCTCTTGCAGCATTAGATTTAGATACTCGTTTAGCGGATATTAATTTTAGTATTGATGCTTCAGATGAGGACAAAACTTTAGTTGCTAACTTGGCAAAAAGAGATGAAGGTGGTGAATACATAGTTAAAGTATCTGATGAAGAAGGGTATAAAAAACTATCAGAACTATCTCAAGGACAATTTGAACAACTTGTGAAACAACAAGAGGACACCCCAAAAACTATGGAAGAAATTGCATCGAGACAATTGAGTGTTAGTCAATTTATAGAAAATAATACTAAAGCTATGGCGGATGGTTTAGCGGCCGCGTTAGTTGGTCAAACCTCAATATACAGAAATGTTGAAGGTGTTAGACGAGTTGGTGAGGATGTTTACGGCGCAGGATTCAGTGCAATGGGTAGTTCTCAGGATATTAGAAAAATGTTTGAGGGAGTTGGGGATGATATTAGGTCGTTAGTCTATAACGCGGCCCAAAATAGAGATTCTAAAAGTATTAATGAGGCATTAAATGCCATTGAAAAGGCTTATGAAGGTACTAAAGATAAATCTTCTGAAATGATGAAAACATTTTTGGCTAATTTAGGTGATAATAAACCTAAGAGTGAATTTGAATCTGGTTACAATAAAGTTGCCGACGCTATAAAAGAGTTTGCAGGGGTTAGTGAAAAAAATGTTAACATTGAACAAAATGTCTCTATGAATGGTACCGTTAAGTTCCAAGTTGACACACCATCCGGTATATCAAGAAAAGAATTGGAAGATATTATGAACTCAACAGAGTTTAAAAACAAAATCTACCAACAAATTATTGAGAGTGGTAACAGAGCGATTGTTAAAGAAAAATAAAAAAATAGTGTAGTTTCTATTTATTAAATAAAATAAGATGCCAAGTCCATTAGATTTTCCTAGCTCAGAAGTTTTTAGAAAAAAATTAGTAGTAAGGAATCTCGTGCCATATAAAAAGTCTTACGCTTTTAGTCCTCCACAGAACTATGAAGTTATACAAAGAGACTTATCCCCTGTAGATAGTAATGACGCTTTAATTGATACACCTGTTTTTGCAAATGATTTATATCCATTAAATCAATATGGTGCTGATGGGGGTTATACACAAGTTGCCAATCCAAATACCTTAAACAATACTAATTCAAATGAGGGTGAATATGGATTCCAAGATGCTGATTTAGTTGATGAAGGACCACAAGCTGCTCAGGTAGGATTTCCCGGTGTTGCACCTGCTTGGAAACCTTTAAATGTTTTTGGTAATAATTCAAACGCAGTTTTAGATTCTGCTCCGTTTTTTGATAGTTTTGATACGGTTAGCCCAAGTTTAGCGGGACAAAAGTATTATAACAATCAACCATACCCAACATTTGTTTCTTCTTTTTACTCACCATCTTCAATCCTTTTAAGAAATGACCCACAAGGTAGTGATGGGTTGCTGAGTCAAGACTCGTTTATTGCACAATTAGGTGCTCGTAGACTTAAAGATGGTTTTGAACAAAGAATTGCCGATGGTATTAGACAAAATACTTTAGACCGTATAAACATATTAAATGCTGCTGGTGGTTCGGGTATATTAAATATAATAATGGGTAGAACACCCATATTAGAACCTGTATACAAAATTACTGTTGGTGGAACTGTTTTAGGTGCTGCTGCCGATTTTATTGCTAGAATTTCAGGGACTTACGCACCATACTCAATTATACCTGGTTCATATTGGGACCCATCAATTAATTCTAAACAAGGGTTTACTACACAACAATTGGCAGGGGCATATTCTCAAGCTAATTTATTTTCAGGTTTAGGTAGATTTTTTGGTAGATTATTAGGGTCACCTAAATCGGGTTCAGTGTTGTTTTTAGAAAATACAGGAACAGGAACAAAAAATTTATTATTTGGTAATTTAGATTACAACAGATATAAGCCAGGATACAACAGAACATTCTTTGATAGGTTAAGAGGTGGTTTAGTTGGTGGAACAGAAGATGATTCGAATTATTATATTGGTTCACCTAAGTCTGAACCTGGTGATATTTTTTCACCATCTGGTGATTTACCTGTTGACCAATTTGGTAGAGAAATATCTGCACCTGTATATGGTCCACAAGAACTCGCTCAGTTATATGAAGGACCGAGTAAGGCTGTTAAGTTGGGAGCTAACGGACCAACGTATAGTAGTGGTGGTGATATATTAGGAGGGTTTACTTGGGTATCTCCTAAGTATAGAGGAAACGCTGGTAAAAAAGTTGGTATAGGTGGTGAAATAATTGCTGATGACCCTGACTTCCCGTCATTGGGTTATCAGAACACAGAATCAACTAATAATGATTTTAAGGCTGGTTCTATTTTAGACCAAACCCAAAGACTGATTGATTCACAACCAAGAGGTGGTAGAAGATTACAACACGTAGGAAATGCTATTGACCAAGTATCTAAAGTGTTTAATGATGGTTATAAAGAACTTACAAAGGGTTCGAGAGTTATTAGATATGTTGGGGCGACTGGACAAGAAAGAGGTGCGGAATATTGTAGAGTTTTCCAAAAAGATACCCCTTATTTACAATACAATGATTTACAAAAACAAGATGGTATTACAACCTCAGGTAGAAAGTTTGCATACTCTGTTTTAGACAATACATACAACTTAAACATTGCTCCAATGAAGGGCAATGATTCTACAAATATCACACCTGAAGGTGCTAAAAAATATATGTTCTCTATTGAAAACTTAGCTTGGAGAACATCAAACAGACCTGGTTTAAGTGTTCAAGATTTACCTGTGTGTGAGAGAGGACCTAATGGTGGTCGAGTTATGTGGTTCCCGCCTTATGGTTTAGAGTTTAGTGAGTCCGTACAAGCCAATTTTAAGGGAACCGATTTTATTGGTAGAGTTGAACCTGTATACACTTATAACAACACATCAAGAAGTGGAACTCTTCAATGGCAAATTGTGGTAGACCACCCTTCAGTATTAAATTTAATTGTTAATAGGGTTTTAGCAAACGAACAATCGAGAGAAAGGGTTCAAGGATTATTAGATTCATTCTTCGCTGGTTGTAAAAAATATGATTTGTATGAACTGGCTGAAAAATACTATCAGTTCAACACACAAGATTTATTTGAAATACAACAAAAAATTCAAAGTAAAAATGTTACAACTGAGGAGATAAGATATCTTGTTAACACAGTACAAACAGGTGACGGGTCAACAGGTGCTAACGGAACACCTGGTGGTGGTAATACTAATATTGGGTCACAAACCGCAAACAATACCGACCAAACTAAAACTTACTTGGAAAGTTTTAACAATTATGGTTTGTATTTTGAAAACGATTACCCACTTAAAGACCAAACTGTTGAAAATTATACTAGTTATTATTCTGTTTATACAAACGCTAATACGAGAGCAATTTATGACAGAGATAGTGCCAACCCATCTGCGGTAAACAACTTCTTCCCAAGTGTTATTGAGTTTAATAAGAATAAACTACAGGAGATGTTGTATAAGTTAGATGAAACTTTAAAAATTAATCCTGACGCAAAAGTTGAGTTAATATTAGAAGGTAGTGCGTCAAAACCACAAACCGTAAATTATAACGACGCTCTATCCCAAAGAAGATTGGATTCTGTTGTTCAATACATCCGTTCTATTGGACAATTGGCAAATGCTATTGACGTAACAAAACAATTAACTTTAGTATTAATACCGAAAGGTGAAAATACAACTGTACAACCTGTTGGTCAAAATAATATGAAATTTGAGACATTTAATTGTGCTAATTTGGATGCTGATAGATTATCAAGACCTGAAGCTATCTATAGTGTAAATGCGATGTCTTGTAGAAGGGTTAAATTCAATCTTAATGTCAATATCCCAAGTGTACCAAAAACACCACCAATTATTGACCAATCATCACCAAAATATCAATCACAGATTTCTACAGAGGTTTCTACTAAAACAACTGTAGAACAAGTTGTAGAAACGACAACAAGTCTTAGAGACAATATTACTAAAAGAGTTTTAAGGAAGTTATTATCTGAATGTGATTATTTTGAATTGATTAGACAAGAAACCCCTATGGTTTATGACAATCTTAGAGATAAGTTAAAATTCTTTCACCCAGCATTCCACTCAATAACACCTGAAGGTTTAAATGGTCGATTAACATTCTTACAACAGTGTATGAGACCTGGTGATACAATACCTACAGTTAAAAACGCAACTGATGGGTCATCAACATTAGAATATAATAATGCTGTAAACACCGCATTTGGTGCACCACCTGTCTTAATATTAAGAGTGGGGGATTTCTATCATTCTAAAATTATACCGAATTCGTTAGGTATTACATATGAGCAATTAGATTTGAATCCGGAAGGTATTGGTGTGCAACCGATGATTGCCAAAATTAATTTTACATTTAACTTTGTTGGTGGACAAGGATTAAAAACCGCTGTTGATAAATTACAAAATGCTTTATCGTTTAACTTTTACGCTAACACTGAAATTTATGATGACAGAGCGGACGCTACTGACGACAGTTATAAAGTTTTAGACCAACAATTTATTAAGAATTTAGGTATTGAGGTTCCACCACCAGTTGTAACGGATACTGAAGATGAGCAGACGGCATCAAACGCTGAAACTATTGGTAAAGTTTTAACAACAGAAATTGGTGAAAATGAAACAACAGGTACGATTGATTACCAACAATTTATGACACAGTTTGTTGGGTCAACACAAAATTATTTTACTACAGTATTAAATAAGAATAAGGATATTTTGAAACAGTATAATAATGCCGTTAGACAAATTATTGCCTACAATCGAAATTATCAATACGGAGATTTTTATTTTAATATCGAACAAAAGTATATCTTTGGTAAACCATCAACAATCCAACAATCAGTTGATTCTGTTTTCTCTAAATTCATAAATGATATTGATGATAATCTTGAAGGGTTTATGCTTTGGATGAGTAACCCAACCAAAAACTTCTCCAACAAATCAATTAGGCAATTGAAAGAGAATTATATTAGTTTTATTAGAAATAAGCAAAGTGGTTTCCAAAATGCTTTAACATCAATAATTAACGAATTAGTTAACACACAAACTTCTTACATCCAACAATTAAATAGGACTAATGTTATTACATACCCTAACTTAAAAGATGGTACTGATGGATTTAAAGAGTCTAATGGTAACATTGTTGTTTATGAGATAGAAGGTACGGATAAAGTATCTGCAAATTATACAGGTGCTACAAAATCTACTTACAATGAATTAACCGATGATTTGACAACGATAACTGATAGTCTTTTCCAATTCACACTTGATATTGAAAATACTGAAGAATTTACGTTTGATAACCAACAATATGAATCATCTTTAATACCATCTGTTGGTGATACTGAAAACTATGATAGTGGTTCAGTTTTTGAACCAATAACGTTGTTAAAATATCCTGAATTTTGGGAGAATGATTCTAACAGAAGACAGTATTTTATTTTGAATAAAGATGTTACTGATTCTAATTTATATCAATCATTTAAAGATGCGTTAATTGCTAACATATTAAACAATCCAACTATTATTGGAAATCAGGCGACTAACTTTGGGGAACAATTTGACGCTTATTGGATAGGACCAAGACCCTCAAGCGAAACACCAATTAAGACAATTTACAATTACGAAAATAATGCGGCAACTACTTTCTTGGATGGATTAGCAACGGGTCCGTTAAAGAAATATGTTATTTACACACCATATAATGATATAAATAAAGGTAGATTATTTACATATACTATAAACACATTACCTGTTCCACCACAAATAGATTTAATTAAGTCTTTAGGTTTGAAAAATAATTCGGATACTAATAAGACAGTATGGTCAACAGAAATAACAACAGATGTTGTAATCGGTAAAGTTCAATTATTATAAAATGGCACTTCAGTATTATAATAGATATAACCAATTTTTGATAAACGGACAACAAACAGTTGTTCCCTTTGTCAATATTTCACCAAAACCATCCGATAAAGTATACATTTATAAAGTTGGAAGAAGTAGACTTGATAAGGTCTCTCAGGAATATTATGGAACCCCATTCTTTGGTTGGTTAATATTACAAGCCAATCCTCAATTTGGTGGTTTAGAAAATAACATATTTGATGGGGCAATATTAACTGTCCCATATCCTTTGATAACATCTTTACAAGATTATAAATCCGCAGTAGACACGTATTTCTATTATTATGGCAGGTAATTCTTTTGGGGATAATTCAGGTAGTATTTTTGCGGAGTCATTTGATAATATCATTGTCGTTGACCCTAACAAAGTTGTGCGTGGTGGTGTAAACGGTCAAACAGTAATTGAAGAAAGATTAGTTGACCACGAAAATTTGGTAATGTATGCCAACTTAGAGTGTGAACTACTACCAAGAACAAGGTTAAACGTAGGGGCATCCCCAACGACACAAACCGAAACAATATCCATTGCATCTATTAACTTCTTAAAACCAAACAGTGACCAGTTTATGAATACGGGTTACTACGATGATTTAACAGGTTTAAATTCAAATCAAGGTAAAGCAAGACTCCAAAGGTCTGAAGAGGTTGTAGAAGAGTATGGGAGAAAAGTTTACCGAGGTTCAACAGTTACGGACAAGAATGGTAGGACTATAGACCCCGGGTTGTTAGGTATTACAAGTATTTCGGTAATCACCAAAACATCTTTTATACCTGAAGTATCGATTGAATTTGAAGATATTAGAGGTAAAGCATTATTTGAACAAGGAGAACAGTCACCATATGCAGCCTTCTTTCATTTACCATATCCACCATTTTATTTAACACTTAAGGGTTACTATGGACAGGCGGTTAGATACCAATTAAATCTACACACATTTGAGGCGAGATTTAATACAATGAGTGGTAACTACCAAGTTAGTTGTAAATTTTACGGATACAAATATAACATTTTAAATGAAATTCAGATGGGGCATTTGATTGCGTTACCCCATATGTATTCTAAAACATTTACATACACAAACTCTATTGTTGAAACAGAGTCTGCTGATGACAATTCGGCAAACAACGCTGGTCAAAATATTCCGTCAAATGCACAATCTCAAAACAACTTGAGTGTTACTCGAGTTAACGAGAGGGGTAGACAAAAAATGCACGAAGTTTACTCTGAATACAAAGCCAAAGGTTTAATTGATAAGAATTTTCCTGAACTAACAATAATGGAATTAGGTTACAAATTACAACAATTTGAACAGAACATTATTAATTCATATAGGAAAGTTGATATGCAGCCGATTACGGATGCGACATCTTATAAAAAAACACTTAACCAATATTATAAAAGTGTCAGAGACGCCAAAAATTCTTGGTTTACAACATTTTTGGACCCAAAACCATTTGTTTTAAAGGATGGTCAGTATGCTTATGTTTTCAAAAAAAATCTAACACAATCACAAAGAGTTACCGCTCAAAGTGAGTTAAGTGCTATTACACAAACATACAATACTAAGTTGGCACAAAACGGTACGTTTGGTGCTGAAGCAAAACAAAACTTTAAGATACCAAACCCAATAACTCCTTCGATTTATATTGAAAATTTTCAATTGGATAACATTGATTGGGAAAAAACATTTATAGACAGAACCTCGATAAAATACCCAACACCTGAAGAAATTAGTGCATTTATTGTAAAAAGTGCTGAACAATATTTTAGTGTAGTGGTAGAGGCGACACCCGAAGGATTAAAAGAAGTTAAGAAAAACTTTTATGTTTTTGTTGGGGCCAATAGATTTGACACCATAATAAAAAGTATGGAATCTCAAATTGACGCTAAAGTTACTGAATTGGAAACCAAATTAAGTGCTGAATTGGCTGATAAAGTAGAAAGAGCTGATACTGGAATTGGATTTAGACCTACAGTTAGAAATATTAGTGCGGTGATTATGGCATCAACAGAGGCGTTTATCAGATTGATGGATGATGTTCATATTCAGGCATATTCTGTTAGACAAGACCCTGTGAGAAAAAATGTTGTTTTAAATAACAATAGCACTTCTATAAAAAGTCCTGATGATGTCAACTACGTTCCGTTAACAGCAAACGCTAGTCAAGAATTTATCGACAACTCCCAACAACCTGTATATCCTTGGCCACAAGTGTTTGTTGAAAATAACGGTACCGATAACCAACCAAGATATACATTAACATATCCTGGAGATATTGCGTTTGTAAACCAATCAAAAGGGTATCTTTATGATAAATGGCCTGAGGTTGAATTTGTTGAAGAATATTTAAAAGGTACTGCACAGAGAATTGACCCACCAATCTCACAACCACCTGCAGATAACGATGCTGCAACGGTTAAAAGACTAAATTTAAATGCCTTAGAATTCCCTAATATTGGTTTGGCATATCTTAATAAAGAAGAATTAAAATATTTTTATGAGATATATGAAAGACAATTAATCTACCAATTTTATACAGGATTTGGTAGGGTTACAAATGACAATACGTCTAAAACTTTTGTTGGTGACATTATTGGTATTACGGAAGGTACTAATATTATAGAATCTTTAGGATTGAGTAATCCATACTTAACTCAAAAGTTAAAAGAATATCCGTTTACCGCTAATAATTTTACCCAAACATTAGAAGCGTTTTCAAACCAAGGAACTGGTTTATTTTGGGGTGAATTTATACAAGACATTTATATTACACCATATCTTAAGAATTATACTCAGAACCCGTTTTCAATTCTTAGTACAAAATACTTGTCAAATACTGTTTCAAACTCTTTTGTTTCATTACCACAAACACCACAATTATTACAATTCTTAAAGAGTACTAGTACAAACCCAATACAGATTGTGGATACATTTCCATTCACAAATCAGGATTGGAACATCAAAAATTTAAGCCAATATATTTTAGGTGGTTCGGTTGATGTTGCGAACAACACATCAAATACATATAAAGTTTACGAACCAAAAAATATAATTTCAAATTTTACAGGTATTGATGATTATAATACAAATAGACCTGTAACGAACTTCAACTATTTAAACACGGCAATACCGGCATTAACAACAAATGTCAACACATTTTACATTACAAGACAACCGGCAACTTTATTACCAACTGAAGGTTATGTTGATTACCCAACAACAGGATTACCTGTAAGAACAACAACCTCTATGTTGAACACACCTTATTTTATTAATGCAATATTGGAGGGTGTCGCTAAAGAAAAGAATAAAGAACAATATCCTTACGTCGCAGCAGCGTTTTTATTCTTGAATTCACTACCACTTGCAACGTTTAAAGACAGATATAAAACAAATCTGGCTGGTGTGACAACACCTTTAGATTATATTTTTGCGAGTTTTAAAAAGTTTGGCGCACTACACAAGGTCCCATATGTTTGGATATTAAAATATGGTGCAATTTGGCATAGATATAAAACACAAGTACAAACCAATCAGGATATTTTAGGTGGGTGTTGGGGTAATTTTGATTACAAACAAAACTACGACCCAATTAATCAAAACACTGCCAAAACTTATACTTTAAATGGTGTTGGTAAAATAACATTACAAACAGAAACGGTTGACAATAATGTTAAATACACCACAATGCAGGTAGGATTCTATCCTAAATTGATTAATGACTTCAATTACTTTTACAACTCTCAAGACTTGTATACCGCATATACTGATGGGGAGATTAACGAGTCTATTAAAAACGGTTTAAAAATTCAAAACCTTTCAGAGTCGAATATTAATAAAAATACAACCAAGGATTTACAGACAAGGGTTATTGATATTAAAACATATAGTGTTTTATTACCTGATAGTATTACACCATCAGTTCCAAATACAGTTGTTTGTGATGAACCACCAACAACTCCAACATATCAATATTATGTAATACCATCGTTTGGTTCACAAATGAACCAAGTGAACAACGCTTGTTTTAGTACTACAGGATTATTAACACAAGAGTTGTATAATAATGAGGCGTTATTTAACGGTTCGGTTAGAGCATTTTGGAGTTTACCAAATTACGGTTATTACGATAACCAAACAATATATCGACCTGGTACAGGAAGTTATATGTTTGATGAAAACAATCTATTGGGTAATGTCCCATTTGAGTTGATTCAGACGAATGAATATTCAAAAATTGATGATGTGTTCTCAGTATTTGACAAACAAATATTGGACATATTAGAAAATGAATTTTTAAACTTCAGTAAGGCATTAACCAATTTTAATATCAATGAGGAAAATTCTAATGTGATTGACTCTGGTGCGTCACTTTCAGTTGGTGGTGGATTTGAACAGTTTTCTGATTTGGAAACAACATACAGAAACTTCCAAAAGATGATGCGTTCATTGATGAGCGTTCAAATACCACTAAGTAGCGCCACATCTGAAGATTTATTTGAAACAATAATACAGAGTCAATTCAGTAATTCGATTGCTCAAATCCAAAACATTATGGAATATGACGTTGTATTGAGAATGGGTAACCCAACTCGTTACAACAGAAGAGCGGTGGACTCATATATCGGATATATTACTAATACATCTCAAGTAATCAATCCGTTACAATTTGGACCATATCAGAACAATTTGCCAACCAATGGTGGTACGGTTAGTTTGCAGAACTCTATAGCGTCAAACCCTGACGCGTGGAGAACACTACAACTTGAAGTTGGGTTTTCAACAATACCTGAACTTATTTACGATAATAATGGTTCTTACATAACCGACTTTTTTGTTCAGTCTAACATTAACTTTACGTCAGCAAATATTACAGATTTATCACAAGTTATTAGAATGTATGCCACCCAAAGACTGGAAAATCCAAATTTAACTATCACTGAATTTACAGGTCAACTCCAAGGATATTTGAACACATATAACGCATTTAAAAACGTTGGGTTAGATAACACATTAATAAATGTAAGAAAGGGATTACCCGAAATTAGTGAATTACCTGAAAAAACAATACAGAGTAAGTTTGATTCAAAACAAGCTAAAGTAGATTTGTATGAAGCATTCAAAGCATTGAATGATAAGTGGATTGCGGGTACTGATTACAAACGATACACCTTATTTGAAGATATGTTGTTCCTTGACAGAGCGTCAAGAAATATTGGAGATAAGGTTGTTGTGGATATTTTCAAGTTAAAACAAATTATCAGTGAAGACACAATCAACCTTAATATGGGTGTGTTTGTATTTTTAGCAGGTATTTTGACCGACAATCACTTTACGATAATGCCAATGCCTGCGTATGTTAACTTTTATAATGTACAAGAACCTACTTTAAACGCGGTACCTAATATACCAAGCACGATTGATTTTGCTAATGAAATGTGGGGAACTTACCTAACTGTTGACTACAGAAGGTCAGGACCAAAATTAGTTTGTTTCTATGCCAATAGACCATCATCGTATATTGATACTACAGATAAGAGTGTTAACAATTATTTATTTAGAACCGACACTTTTGACTTAAGAAATCCTGTTGGTAACCCAAATGTTGAAAACCAAACAAATAAAACAGATTGGGCGTTATCTAATAGATGTGTTGGATTTACGGTAGACATTGGGGTTAGAAACCAAAATATATTTTATTCTTTTTCAGTGTCACAAGATAACGGTAAGGCGACCGCTGAATCTGTGTGGACCATAAATAATATGGCCAACGCAGCATCTGGTAGAGATACCGCAACACAAAACAACTCGTTGTATAACATTTATCAGAACAGGTCATATCAATGTGATGTGGTTGGTTTAGGTAATGCGATGATTCAACCAACAATGTATTTCAACCTTAGACACGTACCGATGTTTAATGGTTCTTACTTAATTACTGATGTTACGCACACTATTACACCTGGTCAGTTTGAAACCAAATTTACGGGTGTTAGACAAAGTGTGTTGTCGTATCCATACACAGAAAACTTATTACAAAGTATTAATCAAAATTTGGTTGGTAAATTGATAACCGCTGTTACTCAAAGGAAAGATGATGATAAGGGAACCAATGCGACAACTACCCAAGGTAATAATGCAAACGTGTCAACAAATTCTAATACACAACAATCCGCACAAAATTCTTGTGACTCAAAAGTATTGGAAACACCTTATAAACAAGCTGGATATACATCAGTAAGTGGAACTCAAACTAAGTTAACGGCAAAACAATTCTATGACTTGTTAATTCAAAATGTTAGTACAACGTCTACAGATGCTATTGAGATTGAAAGATATCAAAACTTAAGATTTATAATATTCTTAATATCTTGGGCTGCAAGTGGTAACAAAGACAGTAAAAACTTCATTGGTCTAAACAATAACTTTGGAAGAATTACTTTAGATTATAATTATGGTGAGTTAAGAACTTATTTTGAACCAACATATTCTTGTATGGATATTGAAAATCTAAATGGATTACCACTTTCATATCCTGTTGCTAATTTTGTTGACCCTGTAGAATTTATGTTATTTATGAGAGATAGATTGATAAATAGAGTCGGGGATATTCAAAACAAATCTATTGAAACTTTCTATCTACAAAACTGGCCAGCAAATAGAGGAACTGATTTAACCTCAGATACACAGTTGTCATTCAACTTAATTGAAGGTAATAGGTTAGCGAAGAATCTTGGACTTGTTAGTACAATACCTGTGTTTAAAATCACACCAACACCTACACCAACAGCTAACAATCAAAATATAATAAACAACATTCCACCTACTTGTACTCCAAGCCCAACCCCTAGTACGACCCCACAATAAAATTATTTGAATTTTATAGATATTTATAAGAAAAATTGGTTATGGACCTAAATAATATGTTAAATCAGTATCTTGGTAAAAATGTAAGAATGTCATCAAAGGATAATGGTGACGGAACCAAGCAAGTTTGTGACTTAGACACTGGCGATTGTTATATCGTTAGAGAAAGAGATGGCCTTATTGAAAGAGCAGGACACGATGTCACTGCTAACAGAAGAGTTAGAGTAGAGACTCCACACGGTATAAAACAACTTTTAAACGGTTAAGAAAATGAGTATTGACAAAAAGATTCTAAAAGAAATACAAAGATATCATAGTATAAACAATTATATCACAGAACAGGAACTACCTGTTGCTCCTGAAGCGGCAGGTGAACCAGCTCTTGATGCGGCGGCATTACCACCGGCACCTGCGGATGCTGCAACTCCTGAGGCGGCCCCTGTAACTCCTGAAAAAATAGATGTTGCAACTGATGATGAGGTTACAAAGATTGATGATGAGGGAGAATCTGCTGAGGGTTATTCAAACACTGAGGAGATAGACGTTACTGATATTGTTAAAACTACTGAAAAAATAGATTCTAAGCAAGATAAGTATTTTGAACAACTTTTTGGATACATCCAAAATTTAGAAACAAAATTAAGTGAAATGGACGGTTTAGTAGAAAAACTTAATAGTATTGAAACGAAAATTGAAAAATACAGAGAAAAGACACCGCAAGAAAAATTACAACTAAGAAGTTTAGATTCAGGACCATTTAATCAAAAACTATCAGATTTTTTTGACGATAAGAAAGAAGACTTTGAAAAATCAGGTAAACACGAATATATTCTAACATCGGATGAAGTTGAAGATGTAAATCCGGCTGAAATAAAGAAGACATTTGATGACGACGAAGAAGACGAATTTAGAGGATTTAAGAGTAGATAACTTTTGACTTTTATGATTTCTTGATTACATTTAGGGTTGTGGTAACACGACCCTTTTTATTTTATTTGACTAGTAATTTTTTAAACCCTATATTTGTAACACTAATTTTTTAACATTTAATTTTTATGAGTTCACTTGACGCAGTATTAGCACAGTACGAACAATCCAAATCCGGTGGAGGAGGAATGAGTTCAGAGGAAAGATTGAAAAAGTATTTCACACTTCTCCTAGATGAAAAATCAAATTCAGGACAGCGTAGAGTCCGTATTCTACCCACAGGTGATGGAAGTTCACCATTCAAAGAAGCTTGGTACCACGAAGTTCAAGTTGGTGGTAAATGGCAAAAGTTCTATGACCCAGGAAAGAACGATAATGAACGTTCACCACTTACTGAGGTTTACGAAGAACTAATCTCAACAGGTAAAGAGTCTGATAAGAAATTAGCGGACCAATATCGCTCACGTAAGTTCTACGTAGTTAAAGTTATTGACCGTGACCACCCTGAAGACGGTGTTAAGTTTTGGAGATTCAAACACAACTACAAACAAGACGGTATCCTTGATAAAATTATTCCAATTTGGAGAAACAAAGGTGACATCACCGACCCTGAAAAAGGACGTGACCTTGTCATTGAGTTGACCAAACAAAAAACTCCTAAAGGTGCTTTCTACACCGCAGTTTCAACTATTATGTATGACGACCCTTGTCCGATTCACGAAGACAAAAAAGTTATGAAAGAGTGGTTGGAAGATGAATTGACTTGGAGAGACGCATATTCTAAGAAACCTGTAGAATATTTGGAAGCGATTGCTCGAGGTGAAGTTCCACGTTGGGATTCTGAAAAAGGTGGTTACGTTTATAGTAATGATGAAGAAGCCACTGAATCTTTTGGAGGTAGCTCATCTTCAAGTAACTACGAAGACCCACAAGCAAGTTCACAAGTTGACGAGGACTTGCCGTTCTAATAATAATGTGAAGGACATTCTCAAGGTCAAACTGTCTTTGAGAGTGTCCTTTTTAATTTAAAAAAAAATGAAAATCAGAGAAAAAATGTATGAATCACTCATCAAGAAATATGAGAGTGAAATTGCTGAGGCAGAAGCAACTTTGATGGTGTATATGGAAAATCCTGTTGGGATTGGTGAACACCCACAACACATTGAAGAAATGGACAAGTTTATTGAAAAACTTGCAAATGCTAGTGATAAATTACAAACATTACAAATGTTTTACAAATACAATTATGGCAATCAAGAAAAATGATTTTAGTTCAGTAAAGAAGAAGTTTTCTACTTCAGCCAAATACAAACCCCAAAGGTTTTTTGACTGTGGTCCTGACTTCTTGGATGCTGTTGGTTTACCTGGTCCTGCGATTGGACACATCAATATGTTCTTAGGTCACTCAGACACTGGTAAAACAACCGCTATGATTAAGACTGCAGTTGATGCTCAGAAAAAAGAAATTCTACCTGTGTTCATTATTACTGAACAGAAGTGGAGCTTTGAACACGCAAAAATTATGGGTCTTCAGTGTGATGAGATTGTCGATACAGAGACAGGAGAATTAGATTGGGATGGTTTCTTTATCTTTAACAATAACTTTGATTACATTGAACAAATCACTGATTATATTAATCAATTGTTAGACGCACAAGAAAAGGGTGAATTGGATTACAGTTTATGTTTCTTGTGGGACTCTATTGGTTCTATCCCATCTAAAATGACTTATGAAGGTAAGGGTGGTAAACAACATAACGCAGCTACCTTATCTGATAAGATTGGTATGGGTATTAACCAAAGAATTTCAGGTTCTCGTAAATCCGATTCAAAATATGAAAACACTTTAGTTATTGTAAATCAACCTTGGGTTGAACTTCCCGACAATCCATTTGGACAACCAAAGATTAAAGCTAAAGGTGGAGAATCTGTTTGGTTGAACTCATCTTTGGTATTCTTGTTTGGAAATCAAAAAGGTGCGGGTACAACTAAGATTACCGCAACCAAAGACAAAAGAACTGTAAAGTTTGCTTCTCGTACCAAGATTTCTGTAATGAAAAACCACATCAATGGTTTGGGTTACGAAGATGGTAAAATTATTGTAACACCTCACGGATTCTTGGCAGGAAAAGACACTACCGAAGAAAAAGCATCTATTGAGCGTTACAAAAAAGAATATTCTGATTATTGGAAAGAAGTAATCGGAACAGACGGTGATTTCACTTTGAGTGAGGAAAAAGAGGACTAACCATAAACCCCAAATTTGTGAGAACATTATTAGTAGATGGAGATAACTTATTTAAAATCGGATTCCACGGAGTCAGAGAGTTTTATGTTGACGGAAATCACATTGGAGGGGTATTCCACTTCCTCAACACCTTACGTAAACAGTTGGAACAAAACGAATACGACAAGGTCATCGTTTTTTGGGACGGTAACAACAACTCAGTCAAAAGACGTGAACTATATCCTGACTACAAACTAAATCGGAAGAATAATATGACTGAGGAAAAACTTCAGTCATATTTTTTCCAAAAGAACCGAGTAAAACAATACTTGGAAGAATGTTTCGTTAGACAAATCGATATTGATAATAACGAAGCTGATGACTTGGTCGCTTATTACTGCCTTATTTCTGAGACAGAGACCAAAACAATTTTTTCATCTGATAGAGATTATATGCAACTTTTGAGTGAGAAGGTATCTATCTACTCACCAATACAAAAATATCTTTATCAAAAAGGAGACAAAGTCCGTTTGGAAAAAGAATGGATTCCCCACGAAAATATTTTTGTATCAAAAGTTATGTTAGGTGATAAGTCTGACAACATATTTGGTATCTACAGTTTGGGTGAAAAAACATTTATAAAATTGTTCCCAGAGGTGCTTGAAAAACCCGTTTCTGTTGACGATATTTTAACTAAGGCGAAACTGTTACAAGAACAAAACAAAGACAACAAAGTATTAAATAATATTTTAAATGGTGTTACAAAAAATGGAGAATTTGGTGAACATTTTTATAAGACCAACAAACAAATCGTTGACTTAAATAACCCAATTATTTCTGAAGATGCAATGGAAATGGTTAGGTTATTTTATGAAGAGTCTTTGGACCCTGAAGGTCGTACATCTAAAAACATAATTCAGATGATGAATGACGACGGATTTTTTAAGTATCTTCCAAAAGATGACGATTCATTTGTAAACTTTATCAAACCAATATTGAAACTAACAAGAAAAGAAAAAAGAAAACACAAACAAACCCTTAATTAATTTTTTATGAAAGAAGAACAAGTAGTTAAATTGGAGCTCCTCCTGACATTGAACGACAACATTGTCGTCCAAAGATTCTTTAATGTTCGTAATTATAACCCAAGTGCACATCGTTCAGTACAGACACTTGAGATGTTAAAATACGTTCAAGAAACCCTTCAATATGATTTGAAGATGAAAACAGTAACGTATATGATGGACAATCAAGATGCGATTGCTGAAGACCCTGAAATCCTAAATACGTCAAACACCGACGATGCGGAAAACTTTAACATTTTCTTAAAATTGGGTGACAATGTATTACTTCACAGAATTTTTGATGGAAAACTTTTCCCACCAAAAATCCGTTACACTGTCGATGTTAGACCTTTCCTGAAGGAATTTCTTCGTAACTTTACAGAATTATTTTCCGTTGAAAATTTAACATACAATTACGCGGGTTATGACCTAAGTAAGTAATATTTATCAATACTCTAAAGCTCTATATGAATAAGAATTTCGAATATCTAGGAAACACGTTTCAAATACAATTACTCAACCAAATTATCGTAGACAAAGAATTCGCACAGTCCATTGTGGATGTGATAGAGCCCACCTATTTTGATAACAATTACTTTAAACTTATCATTACGATGGTTAGAGAGTATTATGCCAAATACCAGTCTACACCATCTTTTGAAACTCTTGAACAAATCGCTAAGGCGGAAACTTCAGTAGAAATGGTATTAAAAATCCTCTTGGATACTTTGAAAAAAGTCCAAGAGGCACCATTTGAAGGTGCTGTGTTTGTACAAGAAAAGGCGTTAAAATTCTGTAAACAACAAGAGTTACAGAAGGTAATGAATAAAGCCCAAAAGATTATCAACGAGGGGGACTTCGAATCGTATGATAAAGTTGAAGGTTTGGTTAGACAAGCTTTACAAGTGGGTGAAAGAGAGACTGGTGTCATTGAAATTTTCTCTGGTTTAGATGATGTCTTAAATGATGATTTTAGACACCCAATTCCTATTGGAATACCTGGTATTGACAGATTGTTAAAAGGAGGTTTGGCAAAAGGAGAAATTGGTGTTATCTTAGCACCTACAGGTGTTGGTAAGACAACTATTCTTACCAAAATTGCAAACAGTGCATTCAATATGGGATACAACGTACTTCAAATATTCTTCGAGGATAACCCAAAAATTATTCAGAGAAAACATTTTACCATTTGGACTGGTATTGAACCTGATAATCTCGCAACAAGAAAAGATGAGGTTATTGAAAAGGTACAAGAAGTACAGAACTCAATGCCAAACAAACTAATATTGAAGAAGTTACCTTCAGATACTATGACTATGAATCAGATTAAAAATCAAATTCGTAAGATGGTTGCTGATGGTACTAAGATTGATATGGTTACTTTGGATTACATTGACTGTGTTGTTCCTGACAATCTTAGAAATGATGAGTGGAAGGCTGAAGGTTCAGTTATGAGACACTTTGAGGCAATGTGTCACGAAATGAATATTGCTGGTTGGACCGCAACTCAAGGTAACCGTTCATCAATATCTTCTGAAGTTGTAACTACAGACCAAATGGGTGGGTCAATCAAGAAGGCACAAGTAGGTCACGTGATTATATCAGTTGCGAAGACATTACAACAAAAAGAAATGAAATTAGCAACAATTGCAATCACAAAGTCAAGAATTGGTTCTGACGGTATTGTGTTTGAAAATTGTAAGTTCGATAATGAATTGATTATTATTGACACTGAGTCTTCAACAACATTCTTAGGATTTGAAGAACAACAAGAAGAAAAGAGAAAAGACAGAGTTAAAGAACTCTTGGACAAGAGAAAACAAAGAGAACAACAAAAACAAGCTTAATTTAAATTATGGAAAAGATATTAATAGAAAACCCTAACAGATTTGTTATTTTCCCAATTCAGTATAATGATATTTGGGAGTATTACAAACAACACCAAGCAGCTTTTTGGACTGCTGAGGAAGTTGACTTGTCAAACGATATACGAGATTGGGAGAACCTTTCAGAGAATGAACAATACTTTATTAAAAATATTTTATCGTTCTTTGCGGCTTCTGATGGAATCGTAAATGAAAACTTGGCGGAAAACTTTATTAAAGAAGTTCAGTACCCTGAAGCAAAATTCTTTTACGGTTTTCAAATTATGATGGAGAACATTCACTCCTTAATGTATTCATTATTGATTGATACATACGTATCAAGTCCTGATGAAAAAGATGAGTGTTTCAACGCTATTGATAGATTACCTGCAGTTCAGAAAAAGGCTAATTGGGCGTTGAATTGGATTAAAAATGCTTCTTTCCAAGAAAGACTTGTTGCGTTTGCGGCGGTTGAAGGTATTTTCTTTTCAGGTTCATTTTGTTCTATTTTTTGGTTGAAATCAAGAGGTATTATGCAAGGTTTATGTAATGCAAATGCTTTGATTTTTAAAGACGAAAACCTACATTGTGATTTCGCAATTCACTTGTTGAATAATCACGTAGAAAACAAACCAAGTGAAAAAAGAATTAAAGAGATTTTATTGTCGGCTCTTGAGATTGAAAAAGAGTTTATTACTGAATCACTACCTGTTTCATTAATTGGTATGAATTCAAATCTTATGAAACAATATCTTGAGTTTGTTGTTGATGGTTTATTGGTAAAATTAGGATGTAAGAAGGAGTTTAATGTTGAACAACCTTTCAAATTTATGGAACAGATTGCTGTTGAAACAAAAGGTAACTTCTTCGAATCACGAACTGTGGAGTACCAAAAAGCTAAATTAAATGAAACAATTTCGTTTACTGACGATTTTTAATTAAATTTGTAGAATTATGATGTCACTAAAAATCCAAAAAAGAAATGGAGACGATGCTTCGTTTAATCCTCAGAAGATATATCTAAGAATTAAACGTTCTGCTAAAGGTCTCAATGTAAACTCTGATGAAATTTTCATTAAAGTTATAACTTCAGTACCAACTGAAGGTAATATTACAACTAAAGAGCTTGATAAGTTAGTTTATGAGATTGCTGCCTCATACACAGGTAGTCACCACGATTACTCAAGACTTGCATCTTCAGTTGCAATCTCTTCATACCACAAAGAGACTTCTGATAGTTTTTCAGAAACTATGAGAATGTTAAATAACAGTGGTGTTGTTAATGATGCATTAATCAAGATTATTGACAAGTATGGTGATAAGAACATCGATGATGTTATTAAACACGAGAATGATTATAATTTTGACTATTTTGCTTGGAGGTCTCTTCAAGAAATGTATCTATTGAAAACACCTGAAGGTAAAGTTGTTGAAAGACCACAACATATGTATATGAGAGTTGCATTGTGGGTTACAAGAACATTTGAAGAGGCGGTTGAATACTACAACTCACTTTCAAATCAGTTAATCTCACCAGCGACACCTATTATGATTAACTCAGGAACTAAAACACCACAGTTAGCTTCTTGTGTGTTACATTACAATAATAGCGACTCACGAGATGGATTGTTAGGGACGTTAAACGATATCTCAACATACTCTTCAGACGCTGCTGGTATTGGTTTGTGTATGTCAAACATTCGAAGTAAAGAAAGTCGTATTAGTTCTTCAGGTGGATATGCGGGTGGTCTATTAAAGTATCTTAAGATTGTTAACGAATCACTACGATACTTTAACCAACAAGGTCGTAGACCGGGTAGTGCTGCGATTTATATTGAACCTTGGCACAAAGACATTATTGATTTATTAGAAATCAAGAAGAACACAGGGGCTGAAGAATTAAGAGCTCGTGATTTATTTACAGCACTTTGGATTCCTGACAATTTTATGAGAGCGGTTGAATCAAATGGTGATTGGTATTTGTTCTGTCCAAATGATATTCTAAAGGCGGGTATCAAACCATTACAAGAATGTTATGGTCAAGAATATGAAGACAACTACAACAAAGCAGTTGCTTTAGGTTTGGGTAAGAAAGTATCTGCACAAACAATTTGGTCTAAGATTGTTGAGTCACAAATTGAAACTGGTGTTCCATATTTGTCTTCTAAGGACAATGCGAATAACAAAACAAACCATCAAAACATTGGTGTTGTAAAACAATCTAATTTGTGTAATGAGATTTACCAATACACTGATGAGGACACAACGGCAATTTGTACCTTGTCTTCTATGGTTCTTAAGAATTTCATTAAAGATGGTAAGTTTGATTTGAGACTTCTTCACGATGAAACAAGAAAAGTTGTTAGAGCTCTAAACAAAGTTGTTGACATTAATAACTATTCAACTGAACAAGGTAGAAAAGGTGGAATGGAACAGAGAGCAATTGCAATTGGAACTCAAGGTTTGGCAGACGTATTCTACTTGTTAGATTATATTTTCACGTCAGAGGAAGCACGTCAATTAAATAAAGATATTTTTGAAACAATCTATTACGCTGCTATTAGTGAAAGTAATGAATTGTGTAGAACAGGTCAGTACCAGCCATATAAGTTTTTTGAAGGTTCACCAATGTCACAAGGAGTATTTCAGTTTGATATGTGGGGTCTTAAAGAAGAAGAACTTTCAGGATTTTGGGATTGGAACGGATTAAAGGATGATGTTGCAAAATGGGGTGTTTGTAATTCATTGTTTACTGCTCAGATGCCTGTAGCATCTTCGGCTAAGATTACAGGTTCATATGAAATGACAGAACCAGCTCACTCGGCAATCTTTAATAGAAGAGTTGTTGGCGGTGAGATTATGATTGTAAACAAGTATCTTATTAGTGACTTTGAAAAAATTGGTATTTGGTGTGAAGAGTTGAAGAATGAAATTATCTTGAACGAAGGTTCTATTCAAAACATTAACTTTAACAATTACTTGGACCCTGAGGAGAAAAGTTATAACAAAAAGGTTAAGAGAATCGAACACCTCATTCCAAAATATAAAACCATTTGGGAAATTTCACAAAGAGAGTTGATTGATATGGCGGCTGATAGAGGTCCGTTTATTGACCAATCACAATCAATGAACATTTATATGGGTAACCCAACTCTATCAAAAATCACATCATCACATTTCCACTCTTGGAGGAAAGGTTTGAAAACTTTGTGTTACTATGTAAGAACAAAGGCGATTTCTACGGGGGCTAAACATTTGGCGGTTGACATTTCTAAAATTCAAAAACCAAAGGTTGCGACACCCGAAACACCAAAAGTAGATTATTCAAATATGAATCTACCACCAAAACCTGAAAATAGTGAGTTTGAATGTTTTGGTTGTTCATCTTAATCACTACACTAATCCCGACACTATGTCGGGATTTTTTATTTTATAGGTATTTATAAGAAATAATTACAATTTATATTAGTATAGAATGGCTGAAGGTTTAACATATGGATTGAATTTCCCTTTTGAAAACTCAACTCAGGGTGATTACCTTTTGTTGACAGAGACGCAGTATAATCAGATACGTTCAGATTTATTGCATTTGATTCTAACAAGAAAGGGTTCAAGGTATTACTTACCAACTTTTGGGACTAGAATATATGAGTTTATTTTTGAACCTTTTGATGGTTTAACCTTTGATGCTATTGAGGCAGACATAAGGGATGCGGTTAGTCAATTTATGCCGAACCTAATTATAAACAATATTTCAATTGAACCTGCGGACCCTACAGTTGAAGTTGAATATGCCCGAGGAGAAAATTTACCAATGCAATCTAACGAATACGTTTATAAAGTACCTGGTAAAGGAACATCAGAATATACTGCAAAAGTTAAAATAGATTATGCCGTGGATAATACGGCATTTGCACAAAGTGATTTTGTGATTATCAATATTTAAGAATAGATGGCAAATAATAAAATCTCATACACTTCAAGGGATTACGAAAGTATAAGACTGGAGTTACAAAATTATGTTAGAACATATTATCCTGAATTAATACAGGATTTCAACGACGCGTCAGTATTTTCAGTATTCTTAGATTTGAATGCTGCGGTTGCCGATAACCTACATTATCATATTGATAGAAGTATACAAGAAACTGTATTACAATATGCTCAACAACGTTCATCAATTTATAACATTGCCAGAACATATGGTTTAAAAGTTCCTGGTCAAAGACCTTCAGTGTCAGTTGTTGATTTCTCAATTACTGTACCAGCATATGGTGACAAAGAAGATGAAAGATATTTGGGTATTCTAAACAGAGGGTCCCAAGTTTTTGGCGCGGGTATTGTTTTTGAAAACCAATACGAGATTGATTTCGCTTCACCATACAACTCACAAGGATTTCCTAATAGACTCAAGATTCCAAACTTTGACGCTAATGGAAACTTGATTAACTATACGATTACTAAAAGAGAACAAGTTGTTAATGGATTAACAAAAGTTTTCAAAAAAGTTATTGGACCTGCCGATGTAAAACCGTTCTATGAATTATTCTTACCTGATAAGAATGTTTTAGGTATTACAAGTGTATTATTGAAAAATGGTACAAACTATACAAACACACCAACAGCTGCGGAATTTTTAGGTTTAGCGAATAGATGGTATGAGGTGGATGCTTTGGCTGAAGATAGAATCTTCATCGAAGACCCAACTAAAGTTTCAGACGACCCGGGTATTAAAGTAGGTAGGTATCTACAAACTAATAACAAATTCATTTCTGAATTTACACCTGAAGGTTTCTGTAAGATGACCTTTGGTGGTGGAACAACCTCAGCACAAGACCAATTAAATGCCTTTACCAATTTAGGTGTCCCAGTTAACCTACAAACTTTATCAAATAACTTTTCATTAGGTTCAACATTAGTTCCTAATACGACCTTATTTGTTCAGTATAGAGTTGGTGGTGGACTTGCAACTAACTTGGGGGTTAATGTTATTAACCAAGTTGGAACGGTATCATTCTTTGTTAATGGTCCTTCACAACAAACCAACAGTAGTGTGATTAATTCATTAAGATGTACCAACCCGATAGCGGCTATTGGAGGTGCTAATGCGCCAAATGTTGAAGAAGTTAGAAACTATGTTACATATAACTTTGCAGCACAAAAAAGAGCGGTTACTGTAAATGACTACGAAGCAATTTTAAGAACAATGCCAAGTCAGTTTGGTGCACCGGCAAAAGTATCAATCACTGAAAACAATAACAAAATACAAATTAACTTATTGTCTTATGATACTTCAGGAAAATTAACACCACTTGTATCAAATACTTTACGACAAAATGTTGCAACTTATTTATCAAACTATCGAATGATGAATGATTATGTAGTTGTTGGTTCTGCCGAAGTTATAGATTTGGCTGTGGAGGTTTTTGTTGTATTAGACGCGTCTCAAAACTCAGGTCAAATTGTTACCGATGTTGTTAATAAAATTGGAGATTACTTTAACCCTCAAGTAAGACAACTTGGTCAGAATGTATATCTATCAGAATTAAAAAGTATTATTCAAAACCAAAATGGTGTTATTACGGTAACTGAAATGGTAGTTGAAAACAAAGTTGGTACACAGTATTCATCATCACAAACTTCGATGGCATATGCTGACCCTGAGTTAAAAATTATCAGACCTGTAGATGATACCATATTTGCAGAACCTAACCAAGTGTATCAAATTAGATACCCACAAAAAGATATTAAGGTTCGTGTTAAGAATTTCCAAAATGTTTCCTTCTCTTAACTTGTTTATTTAATTTACGTTTAGGTTATTTTTTAAATACGTGTGGAATTCCTTTTCAAAATTCCAAAATAACTATTTATCAATAAAACCTGAATGGGAAAGTCATATAGGATAAAAACAGAAGTTGGGGTCGATAAACATATCACCTTAGAATTAGAACAAGATTTTGATTTTTTAGAAATCTTATCATTACAGATTTCACAAAATGACGTTTATAGTCGAGACTGCTCACAATACGGAGTTATTGTGGGTAGAGTTATTGCCAATGGTGGTTTAGGATTAGCAAACGCTAAAGTATCAATTTTCATTCCTGTCACACAAGAAGATGTTGTGAATGACCAAATTTATGAAATTTATTCATACGCGACACCAAACGATAAAAACGTTGATGGGTATAGGTATAATCTATTACCTTATGAACCTCAATACGTAAAACACGCAGCAACAGGAACATTCCCAACAAGAGAAGATGTTTTAAAAGACCCTGTCGCAGCTCAATTATATGACAAATATTACAAATATACTGTAACCACAAATGAAAGTGGTGACTATATGATTTTTGGTGTTCCTACAGGAGACCAAGTAATATTGATGGATTTAGATTTGAGTGACATCGGAGAGTTCTCACTCACACCTCAAGACCTTATAAGAATGGGTAGGGCAACTGAAGCTCAAGTGGGCGGAGATAGATTCAACTCATCTACAGATATTGATACATTACCACAAATAGTTTCATTACAAAAAGTAATTGACGTTAGTCCATTTTGGGGTGACCCAAATCAATGTCTCGCGGCCGTTAATAGAGTTGATTTTGATTTACGACAAGAGGCTAATATTGAAATAGAACCGACAGCTGTTTTTATTGGTTCTATGATTTCAACTATAGATAAGTTTAGAGTTGCTGCTCCTTTCTTTGGCAACGATGGACCTCCAGGAATGATTCAATCCGCTTGTAAACCAAAAGATAATTTAGGTAATCTTTGTAATTTAACATCAGGACCCGGTCAGATATTATCTGTGAGACAAACTATATTCCAGGATGACCAAGGTAGACCTGTACTTGAAGAATATAGATTACCAAATTCAGGTAATGTGATTGACCAAGATGGTACTTGGGTTACTGAGTTACCAATGAATTTAAATTACGTGATAACCGCTGAAGACGGAAGCAGAATTTTTTCAAATGACCCGTCAGTCGGAATACCAACTAAAGCAAAATATAGATTCAAAGTTAAGTGGGCACAATCTCCTCAAGCAACTGAAAAAGTTAGAAGACCATATTATTTAGTTCCAAATGTGAGGGAGTATGGGTGGAGTAATCCTTTCCAAGACCCGACATATAATACCACTTCAGCCGCAGTTGAAAGTGAATTACAAAGCTCATATTATTTTGGGTTAGAATGGTCGGGATATACAGGTAACAAGGCGGTTCCTGCAAGTATACAAAATCAGAAACTGGCTGCGGCAATAAATTGTGAAGATACTTTTTATGAGTTTGATTTTAATAAAGTCTACACAGTATCATCTTTAATTGACCAATATAAGAGAGGGACTAATCGTGCAAAATTTATTGGTATTAAAGAAATTGATGACGATGAATGTGCGTCAACAGTTAATAAATTTCCCGTAAATGAAGGTTTTAAAAACTTTGATGCAATATATTTCTTATTTGCAATATTGATGCAAATAGTCCAACTATTCGGTTCAATACAAATCGTAGTATGGAATATTTTGGGGTCTCTCTGGAACGCAATTTCAGGGGTATTAGCACCTGTTGTAATCGGATTAATTTTTTATCTATCAGTATCATTCTTTATTCAAGCAGGAGCGGCTTTTCCTGCGATAGGTGTAATGATTCTGTCCGCGGCTGTTGGAGCGGGTCTTTTAATTTTAGGTATAAGATTGATACAAAACTATCAAAATTTTAAATCAAAAAGATTTGGTCCTATAAGATTACCAATGATAACATACCCCGGTTGTACTGCGTGTGATTGTAAACCTGGTGATACTTCAGATGATAATGGTTCAGTTCCTTTTTCATTACTAAGTCAATTTTCTAATAATGGATTGTATTTTGAAAAAATAAATGAGGGTTCATTACCATATCAAACGGGTGATGATACAGAATTGTCTGAAGCAAACAAAGGTGTTGTTGCATTAACTTTTTCGCAAGCTATGGGTACTAGAGTTGAGAAGGTTAATGAAATTTATCAATTTAAATCAACCGAGTCTGAAGTTAGTAGATTACCTGATTCTAAATATGAGGTGTTAAACGTGAAGTTAGTACCAAGAAAATTCTTTGCTTACTCAACAAGTATACCTATGGGAGCGAGAATTAATACATTCAACACAAGAAAAAAATATTTTGATGATATCAATAAAATGAGTGTCAGTTTTAACTACACCGGAAATACGGGTGTAAATCACTATGACAACAGCTTAACAATTGTAACATCAACTAATTTTGAAACTGGTACATTACTTACTTTTGTAAATCCACAAAGCAGTAAAGACGTTAACTATCTATACACAGGAGAAACTTTTGATGGTGCTTACATTACTGGTATCTCAGGAGAAACTTTATTTCCATCTGCAGGACCGATACAGATTGATTACGCAACAGGTCAATTCACAAATAGTAGTGTTACCTACTATTTGAATACAGGTTCAACCGAAACGAATTACAAATATCCTATGGATATTGAGTATTATCAAGTTATCACTGCAATCACAATGAGTGAGGCGTTTAACTTGAGTGCATCTCAAGGTTGTTCTACTTGTCAAACATATACTATAACAACAATAGAACCGTATACAAATGCACCTACTTCTACAACTATAAACTACATAGATTGTAATAACACACCTCAAACAGTATCGTTAGGTCCTACAGTTGATGATGGATTTGGAAGATACGACCCTATTAGTATGGATATTTGTGCGTGTCAACCACCAACTATAGACCAAGGTAGTATAACAGTTGTTGGTAACTGTCCACCACCAATAAGTTATGGGGGGTTTGTTGAAATGTTAGACTCATCAACAATTATAAAATACAACGCTAGAAATCTTTTAGCTTGGCCTGGTAACAGTGATGGTAGTGATTTATCAACTAAAACATTAAAGACACGAGATGTCTTTAGTGATTTTGATAATCAATATGTTCTGATATTACAAAGAGGTGTTGACCCATATTCACCGAAATATACTAACAAGTATGGGGTTGGTAAAATACTTGGGTTTCCGAATGAAAATGATATTATTATTACGGGTGAAACAAGAATAAATGTACCAATTCAAGCGTTAAATAGTTCATCAACAATCTCAGTTCAAAATCATAGTAATCAAACTGAGATTTTCATACCATCTAAATTTTTTAGAGCGGGTAATGACTTTTCAGGTTTTACATCAGAGAATGTTGGATACTATAGTAGTTTGGATAAATCTACTAATTTTGGAACTTATTTTTATGGTCCGAACGCATCGAGTAATTTTTCGTTTGTAACCGGATTCTTTAACAGACCAACACTTAGCGGAGCCCAATCATTAACAACTAATAGTGTAAACAACAGTTATTCTTCGACACCAAATTGGGCTAGATATGATAACTCAGAAGATTTATCGGGTGGTGATTACTACTATACAATATCATCTGAGAAACCTAATAACACGAGTTCATTATACCTGTCTTTTTCACTATTACCTAAATTTACTGGTACAAGTTTTAATAACAATATTCAATCTAAGTTTTATAATGTTATGAGAACTGATAGACTACCTAGTTCGGATTATTTAGATGGGTCAAGTTGGGATTCTATTGTCCCTGTATTACAACAAAACAATGGTTTTGCGATATATGTTTTAAACACCGACAGTGAAGATTTTACAACTGAAAACTTCTCAACGGGATTTGAAACTGTAGAACCTGACATCCAAGATTTACCAGCAAGTACAAACGTTTTAGAAAGTTTTGATTGTGCTAATATGGTTAGTCTAAGTTGTTATGAGAATCAAGGAACAACATTTAGTATAAACCCTAACTGCCCTGCAACTGATGTTGTTGAAAGAGGGTGTTATGTGATTATGCCTGACGGACCAAAAATTAATGGAGCTGCCATTCGCAAAGATTTATTAGCGTTTAAAGAATGGGGTCTTAGATTTAGATTCTTTTATGCTTTATGTAGAGGAGTTTTAGCTCAAACTTTTACAAATAACTGGATAAACGGAACACTGTTTACGGTACCAATTCAAACAAGACCTATTTTTAAAAGTGATAACACTTTGGATGAAATATTATATTGTAAGGAGTTTGTTTATTATGATAAATCAAGTGCGAACTTCTATATGAGAAGTAGCCCATATAGTGCAACAATAAATAGATTTATTGGTAAGATACCAACGCCTCTAAATGATACTGGTTCTTTAAATACTAGAAATTTATTATTCCCGACAACAGTTATAAACTTAGGACCTAAAGATTTTATTTACGCAGAGCTTAGTTTAGAACCAAGTATGAGAGGATACGTGATAAATCAAATCACACCGTCAAGCTATGGGGACACTTCAGACTTAGTTAACCTCTTTGTTGTTAGTAGAATTTCAAATTCTGAATACTTAAGTAAATTATTAACATTGGGTAATCCTAATGGTGTTGTTAACCAATTATTCTCAAGAGAAGAAAGAAGAGTTGATGGGGATTTGGCGCAACTTATGTCAATAAATTCTGAATTTGGTGTTGTTAAATTTTCACCCGACGCATATGAAAGTACTGGTAACACATCAACAAGTGAGATTCAAATTTTAGGTGCTCCGGGCTCTAAATCAGTTATGGCGGTGTTCTTCTCTTCAACAACGGAAGACCTTCAGTATAAAGACTTTATAACACCTGGTAGAATAAATTTTAGACCTAATCCTACTGCAAACGCGTATCAATATGTTTATGGTATTAAATCACAAACGGTTCCATTTTATCAGTGGAGGACAACTACATTTGGCGGTTCTAATACTATATTTGGAGGTGAAAATAATAACTGGGCAACGGATGGTTCAAATATACAACAATACAAGTATCAGTCACTTAGTAGAACCAATCCTGTCAGTCCAACATACTTCTTAGGTTCAAACGCTCTTACTAATGATTTATATGCTCGTGGTTATATCTATAATGTAGATAACAATGGATTATTATCATTAAACGCTGGTAATTACCCAAGAACATTTTTAGTTGGTGCACCAAATCATTTTTATTTTGGATTAATAAATGGTGCCAGTGCTTTAGATAAATTTAAGGAAAAATATTTAGCAGATGAATAATTTTACTATAGTTCCATCACGTTTAAATTTTAAGTCTGCACCAATATTAGACTCTCAAGTTACTATTGATTTAAATCAAACGCAGAAAGAGTTAATACAATTCGTTAGAAACACATCAATTAGTCTTGCACAATTATACGAAGACGAAAGAGAAATTTCTGAAACTTATCGACCAACATTTAAAGTTGATTACATATACGATAATACCTACACGGGGACTACTGATTATCTACCATTTCAATATAATCTTTTTTATGTTGATGCTGTACAGTCAAAACTATCTGGAATATGGAAAGGGTTTCCACAATATTATGAGTTTGATTTTTTTAGACCATATGTTAATGATAATCATTTTGTTTATGTTGCACAGAGCGCGTACACATACAATTGGACTTATTACATTACTCACGCAGCAGAAAATGATTATACGAAAAATATGGAGGCGACTTATAGTGGTAATACTCTAAATTTCCAATCCCAAGATGGTATACCATTTGTGGTATTTAATTCTAAGCAGGGTGGTGCAAATATAATCTCATTCCAATGTTTTATGCCTCACGGATTAACGGTCGCTGATTATGTTGAACTATCATTAACCTATAATGGAAATCAAAAAGTTTTTAACGTATTTTCTTTAGGTGATTCGAAGTCAAATAGTAGTGAATACATTTTTAACTTAATTGACGTTGGATACACTGGTACAACTTTTAGTAATGGTACCTTAGGGACATTTAAAAGAATTGCCAATCCTGACAACTTAGAAACTAAGTCAAAGTATTATGTGAGAAGGAACAAAGTGTTGGCAAATGAATCTGACATATATGTTACTAAAACAGGTTTTGAATTAAACCCATTTAAAAATGTTAGACAATACGAATTTTCATCAATTACGCCTAATAATTTAGATAGGGTATCTAAAAAGACATCATCGTTAAATTATAACTTTACGATGAAAAAAGATTTGGATTTAAATGGTGTTGTTGATAATCAAAAAAGACCATTACCTGAAATATTTTTATCAATAGTTAATAAGGGATATAGTGGCTATTTTAATAAACCATTTAATAATAGTGGTTTAAAACAAGGTTGGTTTTTTAATATAACTAAAGATGTTAATTCGTGGTGGGACGACAACAACTCATATTCAGATACTAATATACCTGTTTCAAGTTACACAAAAACAAATGGTTCAACAGAGACTTTTTATTATAATAATGTTTTAAATATTGGTGATTTAATTGACGGTGATTTTTGTGAGTGGAATGATTATGAACAAATTGAAAGAGTGATATCACCATATATTCAAAAGATAAAATTCAATCAAGATATCTTTAAAACTGTTGATATACCAACAGGAAACACTGGAGGATATTATTACCGAGTTCATTACCCAACAACAATTAAAGTATACTCAAGTTATGTTGAAACTGGCGTTCCTGACATAACTGAAGATGTACCTAATTACGCTTTCTATTCATCATCGGATAATCTTTTCAGGTGGAGAGAACCATATAGTGTTGGTGAGTTTGATGATAATAACAGAGGGGTTATTTACCCATTCTTAAACAATGCTCAATACCCTTTTGAGAGTGTTATATTCAAGTTAATTCCAGAAGGAAGTAATTATCAAGATATAATACAAGGGGTGTCTATTGGAGCACAACCAATTATTGACGACTGTGAATAAAATAACATTAACCGTACCACGTAATAGTGACAGGATTTTAAATATACCTGTTCAATTGGATTGGGAACTTCTCGACACCGAAAATGAAATCAATGCAATTCAAGCTGAAATTGATAGGGATGTTGCTGGTAGACCTATAGACTTTGAAACTGATAGGTTTTCACATTCAGGAGTTACCGATGTCAATAATACTAACTTAGGTGTCTATGACACTAGCCTAAATTACGATTTTTATTTCTTTTCTGGTGGTACAATAAGTGGAACAGGTTCTACACAAAACTGGATTGTTGATTATAGGGCGGACGATTTCTTAACCGATGAGGTATATTATTTTTCGAATGGTTTTAAAAACTCATTTTGGAAACTTGATTTTTATAACTCACCAAGTGATAAGGGTCAAACAATTTATTTGACAATCATTTTACCTGTGACCCAAGGATTAAAAATGCCTGCGGTTATGCAAGGTCAGGATGTTACAATTATGAAACCAAGTTATGTTTTGGATTGGGTTGGTGATAAAGACGGATTTTTTATTTATTGGTTGAAATCAAGAACATATTTGGACATAGATAAGTTTTATGTTTCTTGTAAGTTTTGGAATGCGAAAGACGGTTCATTTACAAGGTTTGTTAATAGACCACAATCAGAACAAGTTACTAATAGTTTTGGGCCTAATTCATTATTTAACTTTTATTATTTAGTGGATTTAGATTATCCGACTCAAACATATACGGTGTATGATACAATAACGTTTGAAAGAGTTGGTACGGTGTCATCACCGATAAAATGGTATGAATATGTTGCACCCTAATGGATTATAGATTTGTTGTATCACCTGAGTTTATAAAGTCAGACCTTTCACAAGTTACCGTAAATGGTGAAACTTATGGGGTTTATTCTGGTATGTCCCAAGTATTAAGTGGTGGACCAAATGGAACATCAATAATGACAGGGCTTACCGTTCCAATTATGTTAACTGACACTACCATTGAAATGGGATATTATAGCCCTTTTGATGGTGCGGCTTTTCAATCAGATGTTACGACAAACTTTGTATTCTCATCAACCACAGCAAATCCATATTTGTTTACTGTTTATAACACCTCATCAGACTTGAAAAAATTTTTAGAATTTTCTCAATACACTATTGATTGGGGGGACAATAGTCCGATTGAAAATTTTAACGGAGGAACACTCCAACATACATATCCTTTATTCTCGTCTGGGTATACCATAACAATGAAACAGACTAATCCATTCGGGATTAATACTGTTAAAAAAGATGTTAAGGTTCCTTTCTCAAATGCGGTTATTTACAACCCATTGGGTAAAGCATTTTTCCAACCATTAGGTGGAAGTTGGTCCGCAACACCTGTTAGTTATGATTACATTTTTAGTGGTGACGCAATTAACACAATTGAGGCTCAAGAGACAAAATCATACGAACAAGTTCCTTTTGTTGTTTCTGGTAACACAACATCACAATTAAAAATGTTGGAACAATACGGAAACGTCCAATATATGGTTGGGGTCCCTGTAATTCAAAAAGGTGCTATTATTGGGGCGATAACTCAAATGAATCCTGTTTATACCGCATATACCGTAAATGGTGTTGATTACTATGATTATGTTGATGGACAAACAATATACTTTGAAAATAGTAGTGGTTTTACGGAGGATAATATCACTGCGGTACCAATTATAAAGAACCCGTTACTTATGAAATCTGTTGACCAACCACAGATTACAACTGACGTGTATGTTGAACGAGGTAAGATTGCTGCCTATGAACCTGTTAGAAGAATTGGTGAGGTAGACAATTTAAGTGATATGATTAACTATGGATATGGATATTTTGTCATAGAAAAAAAGGCATAAACTATTTATTAAAATAAGAACTAAAAAATGGCAATTGGAACATACGGAACGATTAGACCGGCAGATGTCTCACCCGAAGATGTTGAGATAATCTTAAATTACACGCCATCGAGAGATGAGACTGAGGATTTTGTTCTCAAGACCCTTGACGCACCTTCAATATTGAGACCATACTTCAATAATGAACAAACAGGTGGAAATGCTAATGTTGAGATTTTGGGAGGTTTATACAACCTAACATTACCCGCAGATGAATTTACTGACATAGGAATTTACACTTTGATGATTAGACCTGCACAAATTAGAACCACAATTACTGATTGTGGTGTTCTTAGTGCATTACCTAACGTAAAAGGTATTATTGTAGACCTAAATAATGTGCCTTCACAATATAGAAATAAATTTGTACCACAAGGTCTTATAGGTTTTAGAATCGAATATTTGAATGCTGATGGTTCTAAAATACCAAACTTTTTTAGAATTGTTACATCTTGTTTTTATTGTGAACCTGTGGTTACAAATCAAATAAACACAACTCAAAAGGCGGTTAGATATAGATATGTTGATGGGGTAACAAATTTATTATTCCTAACAGTAACACCATCTTCATCACCAACAAATAAACCTAACGCAACACCATTTATTGGACAGCCAGGACAAGGTATCATTATCACAAATACCTACTTCAATCCTGTGACAGTTGAAATTGATATTGTTGAATACGATATCTCATCACTTGCAATTGCCCTTTACGGTAACCAAACCAAATCTATTGATGACGGTGTATACACAATGTATGATAGTCAAAACAACATTTACAAACAATACAACTTGTTTGAAATTCGTGACCAATTTAATGCGTTGTTATATGAAGTTCGTCAAGATAGAGGTAATAACATTGATTTCACTAAAAACTTCACGACGATTACAGGATAATGGCAATTAACAGCAACAAGTTTTTTTACCCACCAAGACCAGGAAATGGAACAGGTGCTTTTGACAACATCGTTGGATTCCAAGTTGTTGATGGGGGAGGTCTTACCTCGGCTGTTTTTGACTTTACAACAAGTGTAACCGAAAAAGTTAACAGAACCTTTTCAATCGGAACTTTTTCCGAACCAATAAATTTGGAAGGGTTAGACATCAACGATTTAAATGAGAGTAGAAGAATACAGGCAACACAATTCAGAGTGTATCCTAATTACGATGTCTCCCAAGTATTAAACTTTTCGTTGTATGGTTCTTTGGCAAAAAGATTTTCAGTATCAATCCAAAAGATAATTAATTTTTTTCCTGCTTCATTGGATGTGTATTATCTAATGACAGATTTTACAACTGGCGCTACGGCGACAAATATTGTTTATGATTCTGTTGAAGACGAAACAATATTTAAAATCCCTGTTGAAAGAATTAATAATCCGTTTATAATAGATTTTTCGGTAAGTGCGACAACAAATTTAGCCGCTCGTGAAATTATTGCGTCGGAATATCGAGATATGACAAAGTCATATTTGAATTACGCTTTAACGTTCTCTGGAATTGATTATCAAGTAATCGGATTTACACCAGCACAAAGTTTAAGTTCAGGTCAGATTCAACTGATTGTTTCAGGTCAACCATTTGGAACCGCAACAACAATATATGACGACTACCTTGTCAAGTTAAACGACTATATTACGGACAAAGTATTTTTAGAGAATTTTGATGAGATTGAGAAATTCTTACTTAATAGACAAATCCAACCACCATACACTGCAAATTTCCAAGTCCCAAGACAGAACGATGCGGGTCAGTTTTATACTGCTTACGACACGGTTACTTGGCCAAAAGATGGTCCTTGGAACTTAGACATTAGGTCGGCATCTTTTGATACTTATCTTGCCAAGTTGGCTGATATGGCTGAGTATTTGGATTCATTCAAAACAAACTTAATATCAAGATTTTTAGTTACGGATTCAATTAAAGAATTTGATACTATGGACCATAAAGTTGAAAAAGTTTTACAACTATATGGTAGAAGTTTTGACCAAATAAAACAATTCATTGATGCACTGGCATTTATGAATAACGTTAATTATGTTCCTCAAAACGATATTCCATCACAGTTATTGGTTAACTTATCAAAAACTTTAGGATGGTCTAACAATTTCTCACCAATTACAAATGAAAACTTTTTAGATTCTGTATTTGGTAATACAGGTATAAGTGAATACCCTGGTTATGCCGCGTCATTAACACCTACAGAGTTAAACTATCAGTTCTATAGAAACCTTATTTTAAATTCTGCCTACCTATTCAAATCTAAAGGAACAAGAAGGTCCGTAGAATTCTTATTAAGATTAATTGGGGCACCTGATGCTTTGATTGATTATAATGAGCACGTTTACTTGGCTGACCAAAGAATTGATATGGCGAAATTTAATACGCAATTCGCTCAGTTATCAGGTGGAACATACGTAAATACAGTACCAAGTTTAGATAGTGCAAACACTTATAAATTGAAAGGTGTTTTGTATAGTGCCTACACAACAAATACACAATATGATGATGTGACAATATTGAGGGATGACTATCCTGTAGATATTTTTGGTTGGCCTAAAGCACCAACACCGGGATTGGGAACAAACTCAACATTCTTCCAAGAAGGCGCTGGTTGGTATGAACAAACTCCACAACACAGAAGTCCTAACGAATTACAATTAAATGGTTTAACATTTACGGGGGACAACACCAATATCCAAACACAATTACAACCTTTCACTTATGGTGGGATTTACCTCCAAAGATTTGAACAATTCCCATATATGAAAGAAGGGTTCAAAATTGTTAAGGTAGTTGATAATAAAAAATCTTGGTTGGATGACGATAACAAGTTAAGGGTTTCAGTTGAAGGTGGGTTTAATTCGTATTACTATACTGATAACGATAAGTTAGTTCTTAACGTTAAGAACGTTGATATATTCTTAAACGTTGGACAAGGTTTTACTTACGATGTTTGGGACCAGTCAAACAAATACGATTACCCAATTCCATCATCAGGATTTACTGCCGATTTCATATTCCCATATGGTGTTGATGATACGTTTATTGACCCCCAACCTCAGAGCAAAACATTCTTTGAATTTGCTCAGACTTTTTGGCAGAATATGATTAACACTCGTAATAGGATGTATTCTACCGACGGGAAAACTGGTGGGTATTTAACATTACAATCTATATTTTGGAAATACCTTCAATCGGAACAGACAGTTGGATTACCTAACAACAAATACACGTATCAAAAACTTATTGAATACGTAAACTCGTTAGGTCCATATTGGATGAAGTTGATTGAAAATATGATACCCGCCACAACAATTTGGAATTCAGGAACAAGATTAGAAAACTCTATTTTCCACAGACAGAAATATGTTTATAGAAGACAAAGGGGTTGTCAAATCATTCCTGTTCCGGCAGAACCTTGTTTCATCACAACAAACATTTTCGATTACGATTGTAATACGGAGTATGTGGACTTCTTTATTTACCCTTGGTTGAATGGAGATACTAATGTTTCAAGTTTCACATCGATATTGAACAATAGGGTTAATAATTTCTTGACTCAGTCAGGTTTAAGTCTGACACAGTGTATTCAAAACTCAATTAATTCTCAGTGGTATTTGGAGTTAAAAATTGGCGGACAGGTAATTATTAATCAATACTTCTATCAGGGTTATGGAATCAACGATGCACCAACAAACTTTATGTGGAGAACAACCTTGATAGATAATTTATACAAATTATTCCAATATGGTTTTACTTATACCCTAAACGGTAATAAGTTGACAATAACAAATCTGAGTTGTGCTACTCAGAATTTACAAGACTCGGTAGAATTAAATGTCTGCATAAACTTAAGTATCAATTGTAACTAATGGCTTTAGGTTATTATTTTTTCCAAAACTGTTGTGACTCCTCAGACTATAGAGTTTTTGAGATTGAGTTGACAAACTTTAGTTTGGGGGATTGTGTTGTTTACAATAGTACTTGTTATGCAAGAACTTCGGTACCGACTTCGGGACCTGGTTCTGACACGTTCTTAAACCCTGATTATCCTAGTTGCGCGGTTTGTAAGGCATCGGTTCCGTGTCCGACATCCACACCAACGCCAACACCAACCGTAACACCAACTCCAACAGTTACTGTTACACCAACACAAACACTAACTCCGACTCCATCAATTACCCCAAGTATTACACCGAGTGTTACACCATCAGGACCTTTTGGTAATGGTGGGGCGTTTGATTATTATCTGTCGGTAACTGGAGCTTGTGACAATGGAACGGGTACAGTTCAGATATTTGGAACAGGAGGAGTTCCACCTTATACCTTTGATTGGTATAGTCCTAATTTAGGCCTTGGAGATTACAAGACAGGACTTGCAGCCGGAAACTACTTGGTTAGAGCGAACGACTCTACATTGCCAATAAATAATGAATTTTATATCAACATTCCTGTATCTTCAGGATGTTGTACAACAGTCACAGGCGTACAATCAACAACTTGTGGTTCAGACAATGGAGCGGTGACGGGTACTTGCTCAAGTGTTTATTCCTCGGTTAATTATTATTTGTATACAACTGATGACGATTTTGTTGCTTCTCAAACGGTCAACACAAACACGGTAGTGTTCTCAAGTTTATCTGCGGGAACTTACTACTTGGAGGCAGTTGACTTGGGTGGTTGTACTTGTAGAAGTTCAGACTTCATAATCGAAAGTTCGGTTACTTACGATTATGGACTCTATGTGGTACCAAACGCTGCTTGTGGTCAGAACAATATTGGTAAGATTTATGTTACAGGACAAACGGGTACAGGACCCTATTCTTACCTATGGAGTAATGGACAAACCACAGACAGTATAACAGGATTAACTGAAGGTGTTTATTCGGTTACGGTTACAGACTACAACGGGTGTAGTTTAACCAAACAAGGAATTGTCACCCGAGTTGAACCTGTTGGGTTTGGTTCATTTTCTGCAACAACCCCGAGTTGCTTCAATGCCAATGGTTCATTAACCTTAACAATTACTGGTGGAACTGCGCCATACTATTATTCAGCGTCTACGGGGGCTCAAGAAATTAGTTATAGTCAGACATATACACTTTCAGGGTTAAGTAGTGGTAACTATGGATTTACTGTTACGGACGCTGGTCTTTGTTCATTCACACAAGAAACAACTTTAACAAGTCCTAATGGTATACAATCCGTTAATGTATCAACACAAAACTCTTATTGTAATTCTAATAACGGATTAATCTTGGTTAGTTTATTGGGTGGGACCTCACCCTATACATACACATTAGTTGATGACCAAGGTAATACCACATCACAATCATCTGACTTTACACAGTATACCTACTCTGATTTAACTGGTGGTGATTATACAATTTTTGTTCAAGATAGTTCGGGTTGTTTATTCACACAAGATGTTACCATTTTAACACAAGATAAATTTACAATTGCATTACAAACATCAGGTTCTACTTGTGGAAATCCTTATGGTAGTATTAATATTGTATTATCTTCAGGTGGAACAAGTCCATACGATTATTCTATTGATGGTATTCAGACAATTATTGACACACCTTTAACTGCGGTTACGTTTAATAATGTTGCACCTGGCCAACACGTTTTAAGTGTGACAGATGCTTCAGGATGTACACAGTATAAAGCATTTACGATTACAACCACACCAAGTGTTCAGTTCTCATTATACAGTACGTCTTGTGGAACTGGTAATGAGGGGGTTATTACGGCATTTATTTCTAGCGGAGTTCCACCATTTACGTTTGATTGGTCAGACAACGTTGCAGGTAACCCTCAACAGATAACGGTTTCAGGTTTAACAGGTGGTACCTATAGTTTAATTGTGACGGACTCTAATGGGTGTTCTAATGTTGCACAAACGATTATCGATTGTGATGCGACGTATGTATCACTTCAATGTTATACAATGGGTTCAGAGACCTTTAATATCGTTTCACCAACCAAGAGAGGTATCAACCAAATATTGGTTGAAGGATTTAACGATTTAACATCAGGAAATACGGATTGTTCACTTACAAGTGCAATTTATACTGCTAAAGTTCAGGTTCAACCACTCAATACTGTCTTAACAACAACATTCTATACAGGAACAACATTGGTCGATGTACCAAGTGATAATTTATGGTACAACACAATTACTACAATGTTGGAAAGTATCAATGGTGTTTCAAATGTTACGGTGAACCCATTAACGAATCAAATTACTATTCAAGCAACTCAAGGAGGTCCTTTAACTGACCAAGAAATAACTGTCGAGTTACTTATAGTATATGACATTATTTGCCTACAATGACACAGATAAGAATTGAAGCGGTTACTGGTACAACACCAATAAATGTTTATATTTCCGATGTATATGGAAACAATGAATCATTAATTGGAACAATTACCGATACAGGTTTAATACCACCTGCAGCTCTTTTTTACCCACCAAGTTTATTCAACAACGCACCGGCGGTTATGGTGACAATGATTGACAATTTAGGGTGTAAAAAATTCCAAATTATTGATTGTACTGATGGCTGTGGATTTGATATTTCTGTTGAAATTGCTTCTTGTACTTATACCATTTCTGTTAGTGCTGAGTCTTGTGATTATAGTATTACGGTCGAATAAGATGTATGAATACTTTTAATCTTAAGGATTATTTTTCCCTTTTTCAAAAAAACTTACTAAAAACGATTTTTGAAACAAGGAAACCTATGTATTTATATTAAAAAAAATGTCGTTAGAAACTATAATTTGTGTCAATAAGGCAACGGGGTGTAATACTGAGGTTCAAAAACAGATTACAGTCACCGGGCCATCTTGTTATATTGTTAGAATACCATCTAGTTCTAACGCAATTGGTCCATTTGATATATTCATAAATTCAACTTCTGAGCCGGCATACGCCACTGATATAACCAGACAACAAATGATTGATGGTTATGTGGTGTGCTTTGATTTCACCCCAACACCAACACCTACCCCAACTTATACGCCAACAACTACGCCAACACCAACACCTACTTCTACGACTCCAGGTTCCACAAGTACGCCAACACAAACTGTTAGCCCAACATCTACCGCAACACCATCTGTAACACCGACTATCACGCCTACTAATACGGTAACAAATACCCCTTCGCATACTCCAACAAATACACCTACAAATACCCAAACTCACACGCCAACTAATACTGCGACCCAAACTAAAACACCTACACCAACAAACACATCAACTTCAACGCCAACACAGACTCCAACTAACACTCACACGCCAACTAACACTGCAACAAATACTTCAACACCAACACAGACTCCAACTAACACAAGAACTGCAACACCTACACAGACCCCAACAAGAACCCAAACTCCAACACAAACTGCGACAAGAACACAAACTCCGACACAAACCTCAACTCCAACACAAACTCCAACGGTTACTCAAACACCGACCAATACTTCTACGCCAACTAATACTGCAACACCAACACAAACTGCAACAAATACACCAACTAACACACCAACCAATACTGCAACAAATACACCAACACAAACTGTTACTCAAACACCAACACAAACTGCAACAAACACACCAACCACAACTCAAACTCCAACTAATACTGCAACAAATACACCAACACAAACTGCGACAAATACACCAACACAAACTCCAACTAATACAGCGACACAAACTGCAACAAATACATCTACACCAACTCAGACACCTACTAATACTGCGACTCAGACACCAACAAATACTGCGACTCAGACACCAACTACAACTCAAACGCCGACTAACACACCTACTAATACCGCAACTCCAACTCAAACTGCAACTCAAACTAATACACCTACACCTTCGGTTACTTCAGATATTACACCAACACCAACAGCGTCTGTTACGGCATCACCAACACAAACGCCAACTAATACTGCAACTCAGACACCAACAAACACACCTACACCAACTCAGACCCAAACACCTACTAATACACCAACTCAAACTGCAACTCAGACACCAACTCAAACACCAACTCAAACACCAACTCAAACCGCAACTCAAACACCAACTCAAACCGCAACTCAAACCGCAACTCAGACACCAACCAATACACCTACTAACACCGCAACTCAGACACCAACTCAGACTCAAACACCAACCAATACTGCCACTAATACTCCAACTCAGACGCCAACTAATACGGCAACTAATACTCCAACTAATACTGCGACTAATACTCCAACACAAACAGCAACTAATACGCCAACCCCAACACAAACCGCAACATCGACTAACACTCCAACACCGTCTATTACTGCTAGTCCAACACAAACACCAACACAAACACCAACGAGAACTCAGACCCCAACACAAACACCAACGAGAACTCAGACTCCAACACCGACACAAACACCAACACCATCGCAAACTGCGACTAATACTCCTACGCCTACAAATACCGCAACTAATACTTCAACACCAACACAAACACCAACACAAACAAAGACACCAACTCCAACACAGACATCGACTCCAACACCAACACAAACCGCAACAAATACTCCAACTCAAACACCTACTAATACTGCGTCACCAACGCCAACCACTACAACTACTCCAACACCAACTCCATCGGCACAACCAATACAGGCGTATTTGTTCATCGATAGAAACGACGCAACAATCAGAACTGCGTTAAACAACTATATGCAGGCACAAGGAAGTGCGTTCAGAGGATTTAACATTACTTCACCATCAACAATACAGGCGACATTTAATACACAAATGAACACCTATATTGCCTACAGTGGATGGGGTGTATCTGAACCGGCAATATTCACAGCGCCAATTTCAACAACAAGTGGTGGTAATGACGCTTTTGGTAACCCGATAGTTGCTTATAGATTCCAAACAATCCAAGTTCCTGCTGCGACAGTACCAAATCCTACTGAAGTGGCGTACTATGTTTGGTTTGTATCAACGGGAGCGACTAACGGACAAAAGTATTCTACAATCTTGAATGGTAATGCTAACCCACCGGCAACTGATACGGTTGTGAGTTCAATTTATAATAGTTTAATAATAAACTACACGGGCTCAGCAAATATACCTGCGGGTACTTACAGAGTATATGTTACAAAACCTGCGGGTGGATTGACCATAACTAACAACGGAAACGCTTGGTATTTCCGAGGAGGCACGCTAGTATAATGAAATTAAAAATATTTATTAAATAAAAAAAAAGAAATGAGTTTTCAATATAAAAACCCCGTATCAACAACCATTCTTCAGACTCCTGATTCAGTCATTAGAGAAAATAATACCGGTACAAATTTTAGTGTACTTGGAATTGGTGGATATATGGAAGTTTACTCCTTATCTGACCTAGATTTCATAATTCCAAATGACATTTTAATTAATGGGGGTGTTGTTTACTACTCAGGAAACTCAATTCCTATTAACTTAACTTATAACGTACCTTATTCATTACCAAACACGCTAACATTAAATAACGATGGTATTTCTTCAGGTCGTAGAAGATTAGGTATGCAGGTGTATGTCCAAGAGACAGACACTGTGTACCAATACACGATGACAGGATTTACGTCAATGTGGGATGATGCTGAAACTGCTGGTTCTATCATTGATTTAGGTAGTGGTTATGAGGTTTATGATGATACGCCACAAGGAGCGGCCCTTCTTGATGCTTGGACAGGCTCAACAATTGAAGGTGTTGGTGGGGTAACTAAGAATAATGCCAGATGGCAAATATTTTGGGGTAGTGATGTACAAATTACAGGTGGTACTTATTTCTCAGGAACTTCAGATTTAGATTTATACAATAATACAGGTGGTACTATTACAATTTCAGGATTTACTGCGCCAATTACAGGTGGAACTTATAATTCCGGTACACAAACTTTAACATTAACAAATTCACTTGGTGACGACATTCAAATTACAGGATTTACCTCAGGAGGAGGTAGTCCTTTAACAGTTGGAGACGGAGTTACAACCGTAAGTAATGTCACTGGTATAACATTCAATGGTGCTTCTGTTACTAATGATGGTGACGGTGCAATAACAGTTACAATAACAGGGGGAACTTCAGGTTCATCTGGTTCTTCAGGAACAAGTGGGACTTCAGGAACATCTGGTATTAGTGGTATCAATGGTACTAGTGGAACATCAGGTTCAAGTGGAACTTCAGGTTCATCGGGTACAAGCGGTACAAATGGTACATCAGGTTCAAGTGGTTCATCGGGTACAAGCGGTACAAATGGTACATCAGGTTCAAGTGGTTCTTCAGGAACAAGTGGGACTTCAGGTTCTTCAGGAACAAGCGGCACAAATGGTACATCGGGTTCTTCAGGAACAAGCGGTACAAATGGTACATCAGGTTCATCAGGAACAAGCGGTACAAATGGTACATCGGGTTCATCAGGAACAAGCGGTACAAATGGTACATCGGGTTCATCAGGAACGAGCGGTACAAATGGTACATCAGGTTCTTCAGGAACATCAGGAACATCAGGTGTAAGTGGTGCTGACGGAACTTCAGGAACTAGTGGTTCGTCAGGAACTAGTGGTTCGTCAGGAACAGGCGGTTCTTCAGGAACAAGCGGTTCTTCAGGAACTAGTGGTACGAATGGTTCATCAGGTTCTTCAGGAACAAGTGGTACATCTGGCTCTTCAGGTTCATCAGGAACAAGTGGTACAAATGGAACTTCAGGTTCAAGTGGTTCTTCAGGAACAAGCGGTACAAATGGAACTTCAGGTTCAAGTGGTTCATCAGGAACAAGTGGTACAAATGGAACTTCAGGTTCAAGTGGTTCATCAGGAACGAGCGGAACTTCAGGTTCTTCAGGAACAAGCGGTACAAATGGAACTTCAGGTTCAAGTGGTTCTTCAGGAACAAGCGGAACTTCAGGTTCATCAGGAACTAGCGGAACATCAGGTTCTTCAGGAACTAGCGGAACTTCAGGTTCATCGGGAACAAGCGGTACAAATGGTACATCAGGTTCAAGTGGTTCATCGGGAACTAGCGGAACTTCAGGAACAAGCGGCACAAATGGAACTTCAGGTTCAAGTGGTTCTTCAGGAACTAGCGGAACTTCAGGTTCTTCAGGAACAAGCGGAACTTCAGGTTCAAGTGGTTCATCAGGAACAAGTGGTACATCAGGTTCATCAGGTACTAGTGGAACTTCAGGTTCTTCAGGTTCATCAGGAACAAGTGGTACAAATGGTACATCAGGTTCTTCAGGAACGAGCGGAAC